TTGTTTCCCTTGATTTACCTTGTTTTACCTTGTTTGCCTTGTTTGCCTTGTTTACCTTGATTTACCTTGTTTTACCATGTTTGGAGGTGTCCCCTCCCGCAAAACAAATCAACCCCACCAACTCCCAGCACAAAAGCCGAGACCTTCCTCCCGATTGTTCCACGTGGAACGCCCGATTAGTCTAGGATGTCGAGATCCTTGTTCTTGATTGCCTTATATACTTGCCTAATACAATGTATTGATAATAAAGCCAATAAAGAAACTATGATTATAGGCAGAGCGTCGCCCGTAGCTATAACATACCGCCCCAACTCAAACGCCATATACCAACAAAACAAGGTAAGCACCAAATATATAAATACACCCATAAAAATATACAATAAGTAACCACGATTTTAAAATTGAACGCAAATAATACAATTAATTGAGTATCAATAAAATAATATATATCAACCCCTAGAGCTACCTCTAAAGGAAGACAAGCCTAGATATAGATAAAAAATATACAATAAGTACCGCCTATTATATACCTTTTAGGATCGATTCAAGCGCAAAACCATACATAAGAGCACAATATACCCGTCCGCATGGATATATATGTATACAAAATAATGCTAAATAAAGCATTTTACTTACACATTTTCGGTCAAGGCTTAAAATTTACCGCCTCATCACTTTTATGTGTAAGCAAAATATATACATATGCTATCATTTTGTAAAATACAGGCACAAAAAAGCCCTTTCGTCCTATATCACTACAGTATGAAAGGGCACAAACTTTAAAATCAAATAAAAACAAACGACTACTGTCGTAATTTGTTTGCCATGTAACTAACACGTTTCCGCCTACATTTATCAGATTCCCTACTACAATCTAATTCATTAGATTTGTATAGCTCTTTGGTAAGCTCAACGTAGAACTCAATTTGAGACTTTCTTGCAGCGTCTAAAGCCTTTTCCTTTTTAAGTGCTAGCTTTCTATTAAGATTATCAGATTTTCTCCTATACATAATTTATTCGTTTTAAATGGCACCAATAAGAAACGGTAAGCCGGGGGACAATACGGCCGGCGTTATCGATACAGCCAGCCGAACGCCCGCACGCCCGCCAATTAATTTGTATTTGTCCCTTTGCCGACAACGAAGCCGGCCAAATACGCACATACGTTTCCCGTGATACGTACCGACAAGGCGCACTTTGTGCGTCAATTTAACCGCACAAAATACCCTTGTAAGGGTTGTTATTTTAATTAATACATATAACATACAAGTATTTAAGCAGCCCTATATGTTATTGCATTGATATATTAGCACGGTTATAACCCCGTAATGCACTCCATGCGTGCTGCTCTCGCTACACATGGACATACGCCCTATACATGCGTATATACACCAATATACCCCGCGTTTTTACACGGCCTACTAGGTTGACCTAGTGTATTTACCAGATTGATATAAACCAGAAGATAATAGCATTATCCTGGACTAGGATAATACTTAAACCACATTGTTAATCGGCGGCCTATCTACTACAGGCTCTCGATACCCTAACAGCCTATAATATGCTTATACCAAAATATCAAATATCTCACCTATTTAGCGATACCAGTGGCACGACGAGGACGTATAGGTTTTGCCACCATAACGCCCCCTATGTGATTAAATAGGGGGCAAATCGTTTGCTATCTATCATTTTTAGGGTGCGTCAAATAATATGTAACGCACTTAGCAATGAGATTAAACGTATACCGCTTTATTGGTACGGCGCATTTTACAATACGTTTGTCGGTGCCATTAAACGTTTCATAGTATATGCCAAAATCAAACTCTATAGGCTCGTTGTATCCAAAGCGTTTATGAGACGAGCCGAGTATTGCTATATCCTCTATTTCGTCCATTTTAAGCTTCTTGTTTTTATCCTTATCGTTTTTATCGTAGTATTCACGTTCTACTTCTTTGTAGGCGCAGAACGTGTTATCTACACGTGGTAGTATTTCTTTACAAAGTTGTATTACTACTTCTTTGTCTTTAGCTAAAGCAACCAAAGCAGGAACGACTTCCTTTGATACTTTAATATCATTTTCTTTTAGTATGTCGTTTATTTCTTTACCAGATTTAAACAGGTTGCACCAAGCTTTTACTGCACCTGTTAATGTCCTTTCGTTTGACTTTTTAACTTCATTCTGAACTCTATTCAATTCTTTATTTATCATTAGACTTGCCCATACCCTTGGGACTTGTAATGGCCTCTGGTGCGCCTGTTTGTTAATGTTATTTTTACATAGGCAAATATACTACATGTTTTATTTGTCAACAAATATTTTGCAATAAAAATTCGACGATTATATGTAATAAATCTAATCAAATGTAAACATATATTAAAATATTGATTTATATTATTGACAATCAACAAGTTAAATACAAAATAAGCATTCTTTTTTCGGCTTGCAGATCGTTTGCCGTTCCTGTTTCCCGTTCTTCGTGGATTGGGGGGGGCTGGTCCAAAAACGGCAGCCCGGCCGGGCCGATTTCGGGGAGGTGGTCCGTCCCGCATATCCCCCTCTCTCCAATAATGTCCCGCATATCCCCCTCCCATCATACCCCACCTCATCTCTCCAATAATGTCCCGCATATCATCCTCCCCGAATATCCCTCATACTTCCTCACAACCATATCACCCTCCATCTCATTTAATTTGTTATATTTGCGATATAATTAAAACATAATATATTATGAATAAAGAAGTTAAATACATGGGGGGGGGTATATTTTAACCCTCAGATAAGGAGGGGGTATGTTTAGGCGCAGGACTTCTTCTTCCGGTAAGATCCACTACCGTATTAATATAGACAAGATCATGTGTCCTAATCCTGTAGATATATATATTGATGGAGATACCTATCAATCTGATTTTAACGGATCTTATCTTGATATATATCGCAATAAGAAGATAGAAGTTATAAGAATAGGTGGACAGATAGTTTCAAAGGATCAACAATATGAGTACAACGTTTTATTAGGCACAACTGGAGGTGTTTCAAAAGGGACTCTTACGTATCTATATGATTCTGGTGTGCATTGTGATTTAGCTGATACGGAGTTATACGGGCATAGGATAACTAAATTTACTCCTATAACGGAAATAACCGATCCTGAGGAGATCATCAATTTCACTTACATGTCTGAATTTTATAATCAGATTACAAGTAACAATCGTATAACTTGGCGAGGTAATCTTATAGCAAGTGATCATTGTATAACAGCCAATGCCTGTGAGGGATGCCAATCTGTTGCCGTTGGAACTGGCATTTACAATAACACCTATAATGTAAATATAGTAATTGTAGTACCATCATGATATATTGTGAGGAGGATGTAGTACCAAAGGGAGGTAGGCCTCCCTTCATCCCTCCGGGCCTACCCATCGGGTCTTCCGCCGGCTACTTCTATTGGCTAATACCCTCTCCATCCATATCCTTGGTATTTCATGTTAAGGATCTGGGACAAATTTATCCAAGTCAAAGTTCTTGGCATAATTCCAGATCCTTACATACCTGAACATTCCATGGAGTCCCATATCATATACTTCAGGATACCCTCCTATATTAGGTTATATGTTTAAATATCACGCACAAAACGAACTCTAAATTCTGATATTTTATTCATATAATCAACATATCCACTATCCATCCTAATAGTCCATGCTATATCTAGTCCAAATTCAGAGCTAGACCAATAAGATAAATCACTCCCTAAAATAAGACCATCAATAGATGACATTATATTATTTATACTATTCTTGTACATATATATTAACGCTAATTGAGGGATTGATGGAATATACCAATCATCTAATCCTTTAGCATCATCACTATTTAAAAACGTATTAAGCACAAACCCTATAGTAGCGTATGAGTTGTAACCATATCCTCCTGTAGTAACTAACTTTAGTATCTCTGAATTTGATCGACCATTCCAATCAGAAATACAACCTTGTGTCCACTCTGATATATTATAAGATATATGAGGCGTACTAAAATATTCACTTTGTTCAGGTTTTAAGTAACCTCTTATGTTTACTCCATCTACATTCCTATAATTTTCAATACTACCCTGATCAGTATCACTTCCTCCCCAATAGAAAGTTACATTACTATATTTCCCTTGACCAGCTTTTATATAGCTTTGATTATTGTTCTCGTTTTTTTTCGATCATAATCCTATGACCATTATGTATCAAAGCCACGCCAATACATTCGCTATCTACCTTATCAGATGGAAGTAACTTTAGATTTTGGGTAACTCCATATACTCCATCATCGGCGTGAGATGGATATATCCCTGATAAATACGATCTTCTTCTAAGCATACTGATAAATTTTTATGGAGGATGGGAAATACCCCCCTATTATGTTAATTTTAATTAATACCATATTATTATGTATTTTACCTATCCAAAGGTATTGATTGTTACCGTACCAAGCAACTACGCCAAAGGGAAAGTGGCGACCTTTATCCTGCATGGCAGGCTCCATCCCTCAGGGCCATACCCTCCCGCTCTTTTTGGATACCTTACACTCATATGTTTGATTTAATGTCAAAATTTTCTACCTTTGATACAAAAGTTCAATTATGTTTATGACTATATTAGATAAGCTTAAATACTTCTTTTGTGACGATGATACGGAGAAGATATATGTAAGGGATAGTACGGTTATCCGCGACAACGAGATCCATAGGATGTATGACGAGATACTGGACGAGCCATGTGATTTGGCTACTGTCGTGTCAAGGAACTACGTATATGGCAAGATAAAGGACAGGACGGGGTTAAGCATCCGTCATATCAGTAGGATAATAAACCATACTAAAGTCGAGGAGATATGATCAAGGAAGTAATGGAGAGGGATATGATAAATGAGATATCCACGTTGTTCGTAATGATATTCACGTCAGGGTTGATATTTGTCATGCCGATATTAGATATAGGGTATAATGATATCCTTGTCATAATAGGATTCGGGATACTACTATCTTTTATGTTAACCATAATACCGATCTTGCTTTCTTATGATATAAGGGATGAGATCATTGAGTTGATTGAGGATATGGATAGCCATATCGTGGTAGATACTTCGGTATATAAAACGAAGCTGCCCTAAGTAATTCCTAGGGCAGGTTTGGTATAATTATCATCGAACTATCTCCCAGTCTTCGGCAAATACATCACTGATGGATGGAACCCATGAATCGGCACGTCCGGTATTCTCGTTGTAGATAAGGCATTGACTGGTATAGTCAATGAATCCTTTGCTTCCCAGAATAAGGTCTTTTGCCGATTGAGGAAGAGATTGCATCTTAGGGATGATGTCGCTATCGATATGAGCTGGCACTTGTTTGAATACCATCAAACCTTTACCGTTCCAACCACTTCTACTAACAGTCCCACCTTGTTTTAACACTTCGATAGCATCACCGAAGCACATTACGGATGAATCATCGGCTTTATCGTATGTTTTCTCAAAAATGTCCTGCTTGCAAGGATAAAACTCCCCGTTTACTCCCTTGATGATGTAATCACCTACATTGGCTTTCATAACACCTTCAAGGGTTTCTATACTACAATCAACAGAAGGAGGTATCCCATTATCAGCGTCACCTTCCCTAATAACTTCTATTTTAACGCTATCACCAGCGAAATCCTTGATCTCATCATTATTAAATCCTTTCCATTTTACGGCTTCTATCACAATTGGTTTCTTTACATATCTATTCATAATTTTACGATTTAATATATTATTATCTTTTGATATACCTTTCTATAAGATCTATTGATAGTTTAGCTCCCAGCTCATCCTCCAATAGGTTAAGGTAGTTCCGGTGCAGGCATCCGCCCCGCTCCACCTCCCTAAAGCCGGCCCCGTCCCTGATCCTGACCAGCCCTTTCCTTGGATCCATGTCGATAAGATCCCGAAGCTCGTTCATGTTCTTGAACCGGTTCTCTGTTACCTTAAATACATCGATCTTAGGTTTCTTATCCTTATCTTTGGACTTTATCTTAACTCTTCCACTCATATCAATTATCTAGTAGCTTTACATGTAATATGATTCATGTTATTATTGCCGCAATAAGCGCACATAGACGTGAAAGGTGAATACACCCTTCCGCATACTGGACATCTCCATCCATACATAACAGGATTTGTTTGTTTGTCAATTTCTTTCAACCCATCATTAGTAGTGGTTGATGCATTTTTGTTTTCCATATCATTCATTACCGCGGTGGTTTCCTAACCGATATTCGCCGGTCATGGAGCCATCCTTATTTATCTTATCTGTACTACCAAACCCATTATCCCCTCTATCAGATTTTCCAAGATCCTCTAATGACTCTACTTCTTCCCATATGATACGTTCCCGTCTACGAATAAGAAGTTGTGCTACCTTACCACCTACATTACAATAATAAGGACTATTCCTATCCATTTTTCTGTGAACTATCATAATTTCCCCACTATATCCTTCATCAATGGTAGCAGGGGCGTTTTGCATAATTAGCTCGCTATTAGTAAAACCACTACGTGGACGGATTTCCATCTCATAATCCTCTGGCAATTCTACATGTACGCCAGTATGATATATAATCCTGTCTCCGTCAAGTTCTATATCCTTAACGAACAAATCCATGCAAGCGTCTTCTTTATGAGCGTATTCAGGCAGCTTAGCCCCTTTTTCCAGCCATATCTTGACCTTACAAGTATCTATATCTTCAAGTAATGATTCTACCTCATTATAACTCATTGGTTGTTCTGACGCCAATGAAATGGCTCTTGCCAATACATTTTTAATCTTACTCATCGTATCTTGTTTTTAAATTCTTTCCCTTTCGGGCATTGTAATTTACATTCCTCACCACAAGCGGAACAGTTGGGTCTCATTCCGGGCACCCCTCTTCCCCCGTACGGCCAGTAGGCGTAATCGCAGACGCTCCAGAACGCCTCCATCGCCTTGATCTTGGCATCGACTGTTATCTTCTCCTTAACCTTTTTCATGCTTTTCCTGAACTCGTCTTTCATATCCTTCCCTTCTATCTGTCTGGCCTTACGTCTCTCATTCCACCAATTATAGTAGAATTTATCTGCCATCTTATAAGCTTCTGGGTCAAATTTATCACGGTGCAGGATAGGGGCATCCTTGACCTTTCTCAAATTCCTGCCACAAACATAAGCAAGCCCAGCGTACGGAGGTATGTCCTTAGGGTCAACCAACCCATCTGGCACGCAGTAGTAGAAGTAATTTGGGCGACCGTACCTGACCCAGTCCCCGGTCTCGTATAGGGCTTGCTTCCGGGCCTCGAACCATCCTTGCATTACTTGGTGCTTACCCTCTTTCTCGAAATCCTTGTTATAGTCAGCAAGCGAGATCTTAACCTCAACCTCATAGGCGTACATGGATCTAGTTATAGCCAAATAATCAGACTCCCAGTTATAGACATATAAGTTGTTTATAATCCATCTAGGAGATACCAAGAACTGTCTGTTAAGGATATCCAATATCCCTCTCTCAGTATATTCAGCACCTTTATTTGATCGCCGTGTTCCCATCTCCTGTCAGAGGATTATTCCTATATCCTACCGCCATTATAGCATTACCTATCAACATCCTCAACTTATCCATATCTTTATCATGGAACGAGAAACTGGTTAAGGTATATGACTTAGTAGCCTTCTCACAAGACCTTATCATCAACATAGCCACATATTCCCCCATCATCTTTCCGTTCATAATATCAAGATCGATTATACCGTGATCTATTAGATCAACCACATCCCATCCTGCTGGTAGATACTTTTTTATTTGATTAATATCCATCCCAAATAGTTATTATAAATAGGAGGGCCGTGCTACCCTCCTATAGATTACACACGAAAAACAGAACTGAAAGCGATCTTAAGCACGTAAGATTTTATTGATTCCCGTAGGCTGTCTACCGGTTATCGTTAATTACCGACCTACGGGAATATGTTTAAGAAAACACCATGTGGGGAGTGGGGGAATCGAACCCTTATCCATGCTACGATTAGGAATCGTAAATTCTATCCGTTAAATTAACTCCCCTTTATTCAAAGATCTATAAATTGTATATAATTACCAAACAATATTTTAGCGAATCCGGCTGGAATCGAACCAGCATCTCCAATATTATGGTAATCATCCAATGATCCTCGGATCCATATGTCCCGATCCTCCTGGACAAGGACATCAAACAAAATCTAAACTCTAAATCTAATGACAAAACTCTATGCTAGTTTTTCCCCCCAAAAAATAGCGTGGACCCGGCCGGACTTGAACCGACAACCTTCTGGTTATGAGCCAGATGATCCAACCAATTGATCTACGGGTCCTAAATAACCACATCGGCTTTCACAAGAGGATGTGGATCGGAATTTCTCGAAAATTATATAGTAATATTATGAAACTATTGTCCAACATTCTAGCATATAGCACCAATCCTCGAACGGGAACGTCTCTACACCAGACCTACCCCATCCCGTCCCCCAACTGTTCTGTAGGACGAAGCCGGCCTTGTCCCAGCCGGTGAGGATAACGGCATGACCTCCCAAGTTCTGTCCTTGGCCTTGCCAGAATCGATTACCATAATTATAGCAATACAGACCTATAACCAGAGGCCCATTCAGCATCAACGCTACCTTAGCCGATACCGGATCTATGATCCTAGCGTAACTGTTTATTTTCTCCCCATCTACGCCTACGTTTTTGATAGACTTGATAGCGTCACGAAGAACCATCCCGTCCTGATCCTTATCCTCTCTCAGATCATATATATCGTAAGGAGAGATCTTAGCCGGTCTTTTAATAGCCCTTATACTCTTTCTCCAATTAAGTATCTCAGCCAAGCTTATTGCCGCGCAAATAGGGGAAGAACCTTGATCCACTACGCTATCGACATTATTGATCTTATACTCATCAGGAACAGCCTCGTGCTGCATGTTCATGATAGCGTCCCTGTCATCCACTGGTGATGGTATGTAACCTAGTCCGTATTCCATTACTTATCCTTTTTATGATAATCTATTATCTTGATATTAAACGTATCGGATCTTTGCCTTACCTGTATCGAACCCCTAGCCTTTCCCTTGGCGTCGTACAGGGCGGTGAAACCAAATTTATCAACCCGACCATCGTCCAACGTAAACCGCCACTCCTTCCATTGGCCCATCACGGTACCGGAAGACACTATTGAATCCACTACATAAGATATATCAGTAGTATCATATTCCGTATAGTAGGTTCTTGACGTACCGCATCCGACAACCGCTAAGGTAAGGATAGTTATCAATAATAACAAGATCTTATTCATCTTTTTTTTTAGATTTTTTACGTTTCTTAGATTTCTTCTTATCCTCCACCTTATTCTCGACATTTACATCATTACCGGCATCGGCATCAGTAACCTCAGGAGCGTTATTTTCAGGTATATCAATATGACCGGAATTAAGATCCATCTTATCCTCATCAACAACAACCTCATCAGGTACATCGCTATCTAAAAGCTCTGCCTCAAGATATTTGATACGATCGGACATAGCCTTATTCTGATCCTCGAGTTCCTTATATCTTCTTCTAGCCTCATCGAGTAATTTAGATGATAACTTATGTTTCTTCTCAATATCCATATAAGCCCGTTTAAGAGTTTCTTTCTCTTTTACCGACTCATTATATAGCTCTCTTGATTTACTAAGCTCATTTCCCATCTTAACTATATGAGAATCCTTGGAATCTATATCCATATCAAGAGAATCGACAAGCGTATCAAGATACTTTATTTTCTCTTCTAATTCAGTTATCTTATTACGGGCATCCTCATAATTCCTTTTTAATCTGCTTGAATAGCTAATAGCTTCATCAAAATCCTGTTTTAGAGTATTTATATAGCTACTCTTTACTATCTTCAATCCGAACATCTTTATTGCTGTTATAAGTTTCACGAATATCGGCTTTTATCTTTCCGACTATAATTAACTCAGCTATATGTTTGTCTTTCTCGACTATAGCTATATCCTTACGGACATTAGTGACCCTGATCATGATATTCCCGTTATTATACGATACGAACGGTGATCCTACCAAAGTAAGTCCCGTATCGCCGATAAACGACGGCAGCATCATCAACACCCCTATGGTATTATCCGGGAACGATGCCCATACCCCTGTGTCTATATCAAGGACATCACCCTGTCCTAATGGGAAGGCATTACCCTGTTTGATAGGAATATCCTTACCCAATGAGTTCCATGCTTTCGAGAATCTTACGGAGTTAAGGAAGATCTTTCCCTCTTTCTCCACCATCCCTACCATAGGTTCGCAATTCAGTCTAACCTCGTTTTGTTTATCATCCGGCTTTTCCTCAAACTCGTCAAGATCTCTGGCTGATGTAAACGACTTACTCTCCAGAAGTTTTTTAATATCCTCAATGCTGGTCATTATAATTTGATTATTAAATAAACGATCTTCAATCCTAACTTCAAATCAGATGTCTTTTCGAACATCTCCCTAAGAGGTAAGATAGTAGCGTCAAGATCTGACGCTACCCATTCTCCATCCTTATAATACATATCCTTTTCCTCGGAATACGCTACACAAGGTCGATGCCCTAAGTTCTTCATAACCGTATCTACCTTATTTTGGGTAGGCATCGAGACACGGTTCACTTTAGTAGATATATTAAAATTACTCTCCATTAACTTTCTGATTTTTAATTAGTTAATTAAAATGGAAGATCACTGTCGTCTCCAAAAGGAGGATATTGAGGAGGTTGTTGTAGACCTCCAAACAAAGGAGCTTGCGCTTGCTGCGGAGCCTGCTGGTATGATGGAGGAGGCGTTTGCGATGGAGCCTGCGTTGCATATGACGGTGGGGGCGTCTGTGCGGTTGGCGTAGCGCCCATGCTTTGGCTTCTATCCTGTTCCGATTTTTCGTTTTCAGCCTTAAACTTTTCAAGATATTGTTTAAATACTTGAAAAGCGAAAGTGTCTTGAGCCGTATAATCGAATTTCTTGTTACCCATTATATCCGTGCTCTCTACTCTATCAGGCCATCCGTTCTGTCCGTTCTTATAATATTGCTGGATAAGCTCGTCCTTCCCATCTGGAGTTTCCCTAGCGTATGAAATGAAAAAATTACCGGGAGCATATTGATCCCCTTTCCTAGCATGAGCAGGATTTATTACCACCTTACGTTTTAGGTCAATATTAGGCAAGTACCTTACCAGTGACTTCACGTAATTATTAATACCTCCTTTTTGAGTCATCAAAGGAACGTTTATGAAATAATTACCATCCTCATCACTTATCTTTATGAACACGTATTTGGCTTTTATCCCATTGAACTCCACTTCTCGCACATTGATATCAGACAAATAGCCTTCGATACCGTTCCAGAATACCCTCCAATAAGAAACGGCTCCGGTCTTCTCGTTTATATGCTCCTCGAAACCTTCCTTTGGCTCTCTTGATGACTGATATAATAGTCCGCTACCACTTACTTTAAAGTAATGGTTATTACCACCTGATGAATTTTCTCTAACTCCCATTTTATATATTTTTAAATATTAAACAATAACTGATGATGACAAGAAATACTCGTTCTTATTATCCTCCCCATAAATCTTATTGAAATGAGATTTATGGTCATGTTCGATAACCACCCTATTACACGATATGCTTTTTATGATACCAAGATATCTTCCACATAATACGTTACATATAATATCTTCACCATGATAAGACAAAGAAGCAAGTCTCTCCTTACATGATTTACCGGAAGACGGGTTCTCTGACATAATACCGCATCCTTTATCGGTAAATATCAACTTGCAATGATCGAACTCATTTACCTTAAGATTGTTTTGGAGGGCTTGGACGAGTAGATCCTTATCAAAGACATAGGTACTTGTTTTGACAAAATGCTCGTCCACGAACCTCCAATTTGGATAATTACCCTCAAAATGGGTCTCATACATATCCATATCAGGCGTAGAGAAATAAGTCTTAGTATCGTCCACTTTTATAGACAACATATCCGATGACTTATTGATATGCTTATCAAGCAATATCGCGGATTCGTTCGATACCGGGATAAACATCTTCTCTACCTTATCCTGATTAGGGACAAAATACCTGTAAATAGTATTTCTATCCGTACTTACTATATTGATATTAATATCATCAATATCAATTACCACATTCTCGATGCATGGATAAAAGTCATCTACCTCCGTATAATCGCTGGCTTTGTTAAGAACCGAAACATAATCGCTCATCTTAACCTTAATTCCTCCATCAAATATCTTATGTACCTGCGGGAATGTATTGATATCAAAAGCCGGACAACTATACTCACCAGAAGCATAGCAGATCGTTATCTGATCTTTTTTATCTGAAAGCAGTATCGTAATCTCGCAATTCTTCTGTTTTTTCATGAACTTAATAAAAGAGCTTGCCTCTACCAAGAAAGAGAAGTTAGAGTCAGCCTCTACCTCCAATCGCTCTATAACACATACCTTGGCATTTACGGAAGTGATATAAGCCAGATTATTGACAACATCTATCTTAAGATCCTTATAAAGGGAGTTGGAACCGGCGTTCTTAACCACCGTCTCCAGTTTACCCAACTTCTCATTTAATGACTTCGACAAGCACTCCAATACCATATAACATATTTTATTTGTTTATCATCCATAATTCATGTACAAGCTTTATAAAAATCATACTCCGAAACCGGAAATGATTCCGGAGTATGAATCCCGATTATGGGATAAATCAGGATAAAAATCCTGTTAGTACCCATCGCCAATGTTACCAAAGGTTTCATACAAGCAGCACTGTTTTGCCGAATACGCTACTCCTGTTTAACCACTTGCCTTAGAGCCTTGGGCTTGGATAAACACCCTAGGGTAACTATACATTCTAAGGTAACGTAGTGCTCTAAGCACTTAGGCTAATAACCTGACCGTTTCCGGTATATGTAAAATATTTTTCAACATCTTACATATTATCCGAGGTTATAATAAACAACTTTTACATGACATTGCAAATGTAATCATAATTATATTAATACAAACATAATAAATACTTAATAGTATTAAAATAATTTAAACTTACGTCTAATATACTCGGCTATAAGCGTAGCGTCACACATTCCGTCTTGTATCTTAGTAGGTTGTACTCCTTTTCCTGACCATGGTTTCACGAAAGAGACCAAAGGGAAAAGGCGCATGGCGCATCGGATGGAGGTAGCCTTCGTGTCTAACTTCGCCGCCGTATACACCCGATCGGATGTCGTATGAAGCTCCTTCTGCCAGGTCTTTGGTTGCACCTCCTCGAACATGAACCTAACATCCGGGTGAGATCCGTATCGCTCCATCATCTCCACCATCATAGCGAATAGGGCGTTCGGTTCCCGGCGTCTCCCGCCAAAGGTGAAGTTGCTGGCGGCCGAGCTGTTGTGGATGCTGTGGACGTCCTCGACGGCGATCGCCAGCGTCCCCCCACCTCCTTCTTGGATTTTATCTGCGGCATCTAGGAAGAAGCTTGATATAGCCCTAAGATCTATATCCCCCTTAACCGATATCCTTGGTGTCATAATTACCTTAACCTCCCCGTTCTCCGGGATCATAGACAATCCTCCGGTATCTATACCCGGATCTATTCCTATCGCTATATTCATATTTTTAAGGTATATAATGAATGAAAATCCTCAGGTCTAAACACCTGTATCGAGTTATCCGGATACATACCTATATAATAACCGTAAAAAGCCCGTAGAATGCCGTTTTCTAGTCTTATATCCAAAGTCTTTACCTTGCTACCATCAACCATCACATCAAGTTCCTTGGTTCTTTGGGATATCTTGTCGAACCATTCAGGTATAGGATCAATCCCGTACCTGAATGCGTTTACCGTTGATTTTATCGATATATATGTCCCCATGATCAGATAAGATTACAATCGTCACGTTTAACAACCTTAAAATCACCATTTCTAAGTAGTATCGCTACATCAGATCTCGTATATGTGAGAGGCGTATACGATACCAAATGATAAGAAGCCTGTCCTGTCGCTGGTCGAACCGGTCTCAATACGGCTACGGCTATATCACCGCCAAGCTCAACCCCACCGGTTACACCTTGTAAGCACATGAATATATATCCCTCAAACTCATGTTTCTTGCCGATAAACTCGCTCATAGGAATACCTACGAATAGATAGGTCTTTACATCCTCTTTTTTTACCTCTATAGCGTTCTCAACACTAGAAGGTATTACGTCTACAAATTTTGCTCCGATAGCCATAACCTCAAATATTTAATTTAGTTCTTAACTCTTGACACAATTCTTGATTATCTCTCATGATACTTAACGTATTATCCACTCCGTTTCCTACTCGGATCTCTCCGTACCAGTACCATGATCCTTTACGGGTAAAGATACCGGTTTCCTCACATAACTTCAAAAGTTCAAGCTCCTTGTCAAATCCTACACCATAATACAAAGCTGTCTCTGCTATCTGGAAAGGTATAGCTGTCTTGTTCTTCAATACCTTTATCCTGACCTCATGACCGATAGAAGAGCCATCTTCTCCTACAATGACCTTTTTCCTTGACATCTCCATACGGATAGAGGCATAGAATTTAAGGGCATTACCGCCGGTTGTTACCTTAGGATCACCGTATATTACACCAATCTTCTCACGATACTGGTTGATGAATACCAGAACACAATCGCTTTTGTTTACGATCCCGGTAAGAACTCTCATAGCTTTTGACATCAACCGGGCTTGTAATCCCATGTTGCTGTCTTCCATATCACCCTCGATCTCCTTCTTCGGGACCAAGTTCGCCACGGAATCCACGACAATGAAGCCTACCCTGCCGGACTCCACCAGCTTGGCCGTAATATCGATAGCCAACTCCCCGTAGCTTGGCTGGGAAATAAGGAACCGGTTCACGTCCAATCCCATCTTCTTAGCGTATTCGATATCAAAAGCGTTCTCCACGTCTATTATAGCTACCAGCTTATCGGGATGTTTTTTCTGGAACTCGATCATACTTAACGTACACATCATGGTCTTGCCACAAGATTCCATGCCGACCAGCTCATGGATCCGGCCTACCGCCCATCCGCCGCCGAGAGCCTTGTCTACCACCAGCGAACCAGTGCTTTCCCTTGGTATGGATATTATAGGCTTATCATCGCCGAAGTTCATTATCGAGCCTTCTCCAAGCTCTTTATTTAAAGATGATACTAATTCATCTACGTCTGAAAAAAGTTCTTTCTTAGCCATTATAATCCAAATTCCTCAAAGTTAAATAAATCCTGTTGCTTCTTTATCATACCCTTACCGATATCAGATATCTTCTCCGGCAGGAACACCCCATCGTTATCATCCACCTTCTCCATGAAATTTGATACATTCTCACTTAACAATATCGCGTTATCATTAGGTACTGATTTTAGATAAAGACCATCAATTGATCTACACCTTGAAAGAGCGGTATATATCTGACCGATCTCAAAAGCCCTACTCATATCAACGAATATATTATCTAATGTCATCCCCTGAACTTTATGAGAAGTGATAGCGTATCCTAATCTTAACGGATATTGAATGATATAACCACAAGACGTTCCTTCTAAAGATCCATCTACTTGCCTATATTTCATTTTATCCCATTTTTCTTTAGTTATATAAACCTCACTTCCATCGGAAAGCTGAACCGATATAGCGTCATCACATGGGTCTATATCTGTTACTACACCCATAGAACCATTCACATATCCATTACCGTTCCTCGTTATTATAACCTTAGCTCCTACTTTTATTATAAGTTCATCCTCACATGGAGCCGCAGGTTTTTCACCGAATATCTTAGCCTCGAATTTAAATACCTTATTATCTATCTTATCAAGATTAGATTTGTTTATCTCATAAGCCTCCTTATTGGTTGAGCATATTACTATAGTATCATTCATATTCTCAGGGTATATTACCCTTGATTTTAGGATAGATCTAGATTCCTCGGTAATAACCCCACATCTTATATCCTCCAATACAGACAAAAGTTGTGGGTCTTTTTGACGGAATACCTTATCGAAGGTAATTACCGAGAATCCTGAGGCTCTTAATGCCTTTGACGAGAAAAAGAATCGGCTTTCATAATACTTATCAATAAAATCATCAACAGTCACTACAGGAGGTAATTGTGACAGATCGCCGAACATAATCAGCCTAACTCCACCAAAAGGTTCCCTGCTTCGTTTGCATTGTCTAAGTATATCGGCAACCTCATCAAGCAAATCGGGTCTTACCATACTAATCTCATCGATAACGATAGTATCAAGATTCTTGACCTTGCTTTTCATGAACGGACTTACATCAACCTTATTTGATAACATATTCCTCTCTACTGAGGGGATGTAAGGATCGTTTTTTATAGCGAAGAAAGAGTGAATGGTTTGTCCTCCGGCGTTCAGGGCCGCAACACCAGTGGGGGCTACTATAACACATTTACCCAAGAACTTTACGATACGTCTCATGAACGTACTTTTACCACTACCAGCCCTACCGGTAATAAATAGATTCTCCCTAGTGGTGAAAATCTTTTTCAAGGCACGACCTTGCTCCACGTTTTTATCCACCGTCATAATATGACGAAGGAGGTCGTTTTCATTTTTAAAATCTTCTTTTACCATATCTTTTTATGTTTATGGTACAAAGATACGAATAGTTATAATTAACTATTAAAAAATAAATGTGAATAATATATAAATATTAAATTTTATATCTGATACTCAAATCATCCAGCTTTACTCATCTCGGACCCTTTTACCCCTAAAAAGACGTCTTTTATAAAATCTTCGGCGATGATTATATGCATTATCTTTCCTCTGTATGATAGTCTTAGGTGTCCGATAGTTACATTTTTCCTGTCTTTGGTATTAACTATTCCGTTGTTTTTCTTTACCTCATCATATAAATCGGATATAGTCTTACAGCACATACTAAGAACTTCTTTTATCATCCGATATACCGTTCTTTGGGATATTAGCATCATACCTTCTTTTGATAACTTTATATTCAATCTATCCATAAGATATGACACATTGAATTTGACAGTTCTTTTTTTAGTTACCTTATATATCTTATTTATATTTCTGTTTCTAGCTGAGAATATTATTTTTGATAACATCTTGACTCTATTTAATTTACGACTTTTGTTAGCCATCCATCTTCTGGTATTCGAATCAAGTTTTTTATCAAGGCAGGTATATACAGATTCTCCTTTCTTTACAAACATATCCTTTATCCTTGGGGTCTTACTAGCCTTATGCTTGTATTTTATGATATCCGATAAAGCTATCATAATCTCTCCTTCAGCCCAAGCCTTTAAGCTTATAAGCTGGTAGTTCATATCCTCATGAGAATCCCTTAACACATGGCGGTAGCAGAAATAAGCGCATCCATCTGATAGGATATCAATAAAATCATTGGTATTGATCTCTATCTGATCTCTATTCCCGCCATGCATCCTATTTCTTAGAAACACATGTTTGAATACGTTTATGATAATAAGATATATCATTGCCATCTTACATTCATCACTGATCTGAATACCTGATCCATGATACTCCTCATGTTTCAATGAATATTTTATAGCTGTCACTTTTTTCCCTTCCTTATTGGTAACAGGTTTAAAATCGACTGGGCATATAAGTGACCCGGCTGGAAGTTTTACGCATCCTAGCTCATCTTTTTTGACCTGAATATTACGTGGAGTATATCTTTCGGTAATAATCTTATCGAAATTTGATTTCATTATATGTAAAATTCCTATCTTTGTTCCCATGGGATTTTTTTATTTGCCGCGAATATACAAGTTTCATCAATACGAAACAAGTTATTCGGATGGATGGGTAGCCTGTGAAGGTCGCCCATTTGTTGTTTATACGAAATTATCGTAATAAATTAGAGAGGGTAAATCACTGTGTTTGTGGAAGATCATTTTTGACACTACACTTGTTACGCGCGCGTTAATAGGTATATTTATTAAATATAATTAACTCTATAAACATATACTACTTTCTAATATCTCTATCCGTACACAGAACCTCTCCTGACGTCGAGTTCCTGTGTACTCCACTTAAAGTCTCTATTTAATAAAACATTGCTTTTTACCGCCAAGGTATGGTGCCGTCAGGCACGATACCGCAGGCTAAACCTGGTAGAAGCCGTATCCTATACCGGAAGCCGATAACCCGGTAGGGGGATCGGGTGGAGCATAAGCCAAAGAAGAAAAAGCGAGGTCTTGTACGATCGCTCGCGCTCCGGCCGTCCGTATCTTCTACGGCAGGCTCCATCGCCCAAGGCTTCCCATTTCCCCTTGGCTTTATATCCCATAACATAGCAAGAAGGAATCCAAAGGGAAAAGGGGTGGTCATGTCCCTTGAGGCAGGATAGGGCTGTCCACCGCCGCTCGGAGGCATGTATGGTCTGTGTTCCACTGGCCTCATTGCCGTGTCTTACGGTGGACTTATCTGGCTGTCCTCCGCCACTTCCACCGCCTTTTCCCATTTGGATGTTCTTAAATACATGTTAATCAGCATATATTATGTTGATTATGGCATAATTTCTTGACAACGATATTTTTTTTAAGTAGTTTTGCTGAAAACTAATTTTATATGTCGGAACAGAGGAAAGCTTTCGTATTTGCGTTGCCTTACGACACTAGGCTGGATATGATCCAGCAGTTCTTAAGGATATACAATGGCTATCTGGATTCCAAGGGTAGGAGCTTGATTACTGAAAGGACGATAAACTTACTTTCTTTCTACATCAACTACGGATACTCGGATGATACCAGGGCTAAGTACATGGATTGTCATGGACAGAAGGAATCTTACGTCGCTGTCCTGAACAACGAGCTTAAACGTGGGGGTTTTCTGGTGGACAAGAAGAACGGGAACTTCCGTACCCGTGAGCTGTCTATTGAGATGAGAAGCTTACGTAACTATTTTATTCTTGATGGGGAGGGTGATGATACTCGTGTAATGGGATTTGTGTTCAAGAGAAACAAATTGGATATTGATGGGTAGGAATCTTATTTCATTCGATAGGGATATCGTGGATGAGGTGGTAAGAAGATCTGATGGGAAGTTTACCAAACAACAGGTAGAGTGGTGCATGAAAGCATCCGTATCTTACGTCCACCACCTAGCTAGGTATACTGACAATATATCTATCAGAATCCCATTTATCGGATACGTTGTATGCAATCTCCGAGAGATGCGGGTAAGGCGTGATAAAATACGCCGGATATTTGTCAAGGAAGGTAATCGTTATCCGGATGAAAGGATGCCTATTGAGCTTGATTGTCTTGATAAGAAGATTAATGCGATAGAGGATATGGAGGGGTTGAAGAACGGAGATCCTCTTATACGTGATAACCATGAGGCCATGTATCAATGTCGGTATGGAATGACATGGGAACAATTACAGGATTTTCAACAAAAACAGTTTAAAAAATAATTATCGTGCAAACAATTGGTAAAGCCCAAGTAATAGCCCAAGCTTGGGGAGACAGTTTATTGGGCAGGATTCCTAAGGATAAGAAAGATTATCCCGAATGGTATAAGAATCGTCTTGAATTATGCAAGAAATGTCCTGAGAACTCTTCTAATATTAGGTTCTTTAAATTGCCGCCTAAGGTATTATTTCATAGATTGATTGGAAGACCGGGATGCTCGTTGTGTGGTTGTTTTATCAAGGAGAAGGCTTGGATGAAGACCGAGGTATGCCCATTGAAGTTCGTGGAAGGAGAGAAAGCCAAATGGAATGCTATGGAGGTGATAACGGCCGATCATAACGATTTTAATATCGAGTGCCCTAACGATTCCTTTGATATAGGACTTACGGATGACGAGAGCGAGTTTTATCTAAATATTTTTAATCAGAAAATAGGTGATAAGATAGAAATCGTGTTATTTATCACCCATAAAGATGGTTTCCATGTCAAGGATCATCATCTTTCATGTGGATGTATAGGAAACGTGTCATATAACAAACATCCTGACAATGAGAATAGAACTATATTTAGGATGACGTTAGATACCTCAAAATATACGGAAGGTCATTTTGAGAAACACCTATCTCTTGTCGGTTATACGAAGGACGATCCTGAACGTAATTTCAAACATTTCCCGCTACGTATTATAGGGGAAGCTTATAAGTAAATACTATGCGAAGTCCCGTAAGAAGTAAGATAGATGATCGTATCCATGCCCTTATTGTCATGGAAGTCGGATGCCGTGAGTTGCCTGAATATTCGTTGGGTGATATACTTTACTCCGCTTTAAGGAGGATAGCTAGGGCTAATGGTGGTAATGTCCGCTTCTTGCGGGATGTTAGTACCAGGGATTTATTGAGGTCTATAGACCAAAGCATCAGTGATGAGATTGAATTAAATAATAATGATTATAACGTGTGATTATAATGGAAGAGGATAAGGATATCAAAAAAGAGATCAGGGATTATCTTAAAGAAGAGGCGGATACTCATATAAGGCATTGGATAGCCATAAAGCGTGAGAGCAAGCGTCTGTATAGCGATATTGAGGATAGGACTAAGAAGATAGCCCTTAAATCATCTTCGTTGATAAAAGAGGAGGATTTTGTCGTTCTTCATGAGATGACCCATAAGATACAGATGTTGAATATAGAGGCTGTAAAAGTCAATTCTAGGTTGATGTTCATAATCCAGTTGGCTACCAGCTTCGGTATGGATCTGGATTTAGATACGACATATGCGTCCACCGCCAAGAGCATTATAGAAGACAGAACGTCTGGATTCGTGTTTTATGATGACAAGGAACGTCTTAGATATGCTGACAAGGAGCTTGAGGATATGTTCCATGACATGAGCGTGACGGAAGTAAGTAAGATCGGGGTTGTTCAATCTTATGAGCTTCTTATGAAACAGTATAACGAGTTTAAGGATATGAAAGCCAATGCCACAGGGAAGACGAAAGCCGACGAGTAAGGATGTTGCTCGGGTTAATGACAATCTTGAGGTCATATCCAAGGCCGTGGATGATGCCAAGGCTTATATTGATAAGCATCCTTGGGACAAGGAGAAGCCGGAAGATATGGCAAGGGCGTTCGATTTCATATCCAAGTTGATCGATAAGATCAATTCATGGAATGAATCGTATATGGAAAAAAGCGGAATCATGGATGTATATAGGTCTGTAAGCAATGTCCAGAAAAAGGAACGTAAGGGTCAGGTTTCTGGTGGAATCGAGTCTGTTTTAAAGGATATTATAAAATGAGTCTAAGCACGAGTCCAGAATTTTATGTAAACATGAAAAATCCTCCTGTATGGAACGATCTGTTCGGTTGGGAGGATCAGGATGACGATGTTAAGCAGTTCTTTAAAGAAGAGGCTTATAAGGTCAAGTACGGGGTGACTATCAATGGTACGTTCATCCCGCCATGGCTTTATTGGCATGTTAATTTCTTCCCCGTATTCCAGGATCTTCCAAACGGGGAACGTGTGCCAGCGATCAGTCGTTTGCGTGATAACGAATGGTTTTTCGCCGAGATGTACCAACGTGCCCGTCAGGAGAAGAAAGGGTTGGGGATGTTTGGTACTCGTCGTTTTGGCAAGGCTCTTCTGGACTCGGAGCTGATATATACTCCTTATGGGCCTAAGAAGATAGGGTTCGCTGATATCGGGGATATCATATATGGCGATGATGGTAAGCTTACGACTATAGTAGGCGTATATCCTCAAGGATTCGTTGATATGTATAAGGTTACGTTTGAGGACGGGCGCAGTATAGTATGTTGCGGTCAACATCAGTGGAAGGTTAAATATCATGGTGATTATAAAGTCATGAGCACCATGGGTATCATCCACTCTGACTTCCAGAAGATGACCATAGACATAGGGGAGGCCGTGGATTTCCCCGAGCGGCGGTGGCTGATGTCGCCCCATCTCCTTGGGTCTCTGACCGCCTCTCTCCTTTGTGGATCTACCGACAGGATCTTCGAGTTAAGCAATAAGGAGATGGATGATGTCATTTATTCATCCAAAAAACAGAAAGAGTTGTTTATAAGCTCATTCATGAAGATAGCTTGCGGCATAAGTACTGGTGACGATCGTTTTAAGGTCGTTTACAAAAGTGAGTATATTATATCCTTCGTAAGAAGAATATTCTGGTCTATGGGATATTATTGCGTCATGGATGGTGATGATATGTATATATCCAAGACCCATAACAGACTTAGGATATCCGATATAGATTATTACGGGAAGTATAAGGCTACTTGTATTGAGGTAGATAATAAATCTCATCAGTTTCTTACTACCAATTTTGTCGTATCCCATAATACGACCATCATGTCATCACTTCTCCAGATGAACGCTACCATGACGATCGGGCTTAGCCATTCCGTGGTAGGTTTCAGCGATAGCGATTTATCTAATATAGGTGAGTATTGTGAGTATGGTCTTGATCATGTGCATCCTTTTTTCAGGATCAACAGGACCAAGACCGACTGGAGTTCGGGCGTTACATTAGGCAAGAGGATGTCCAATGGCGTACGTGATATCCATGCCATTATCTCTATAGCCAACATCAACATGGGTAGGAAGACCTCCACGCAGAAGACGGCTGGTTTGACGCCGGCTACGGCTATTTTCGACGAGGTTGGTAAGGGACCTATCAAGAAGCCTTACACGGCCGCCATGCCGTCCTACGACACGCCTTACGGCTGGCGTCTTAGCCCTATCTTGGCTGGTACTGGTGGTGAGGTAGAATTATCCAAGGACGCTCAAGAAATGTTTTCTGATCCTGAGACCTACAATCTTCTGGTTATGGACTGGGATATTTTAAATCGTAGAGCCATGAAAGGGAAAACATGGAAAGAACGGAAATGGGCGATGTTCGTTCCCGGTCAGATGGCGAACTCCGGTGTTAAGAGAACTATAGGATTGGGCGATTATCTTGGTAAGCCTGATGACAAGAAGCTTAATAAGATCAAGATCGACGCTACTGATTTCGAGGCTAGTACCAATAAACTTAATGAGGAACGGAAGAAACTATCTACAAAAGATAGGGTTGCGTACACTTCTCATACTATGTTCTATCCATTTACGATCGATGACTGTTTTTTAAGCTCATCCCAGAACCTATTTCCGGTCGAGTACGCTATCAAGCATAAGAATGATCTCCTTGAGTCGGGGCAATATAGCGGTATGCTGTGTGATGTCTTTCTTGAGCCAGGTAATAAACTGGGGACTACTAAATCGAATAAGCAACTGGCTGGATTCCCGTTTAGCGGCGGTGTTATTGACGCTCCTGTCCAGATATTCGAGATGCCTCAATCCAATAGGTTTGATGATTTTATTTATGTGGCGGGCCAAGATCCGTATAAGCAGGCCAAGTCTGATACTCCTTCATTGGGATCCTTTTATATATTCAAAAGGCGTGTTGGTATCCGAGATCCTTATGCCTATAGAATAGTTGCCTCTTACGTATCCCGCCCATCATCTATAGACCAATTCTGCCGTACGTGCGAGGTGCTTCAGAAGGGATATGGTGCTATATGCCTTATGGAGAACGCTGACCAGATGTATGAGCAGTATCTTAATCGGAAGAGCGGTATGCCGGCATCTTTCTTCTTATTCGCTGGTGAGGCTATAGCCAATAAGTATGTGAAGGCCGGCTCCCGGCAGAACAGCAAGCTGGGGCTATACCCGACCCCCGGCAACCAGAACCTGCTATTCTCGTGCGTCGTGGATTATTGCTGGCAGGATTTCGTTATTGGTTATGATGATAGTACCGGTCTTGATATAACGGTTAAAGGTATTGAGTTGATTGATGATATAGCTCTTTTGGATGAGATAATACAGTATAAGCCCGGATTGAACGTCGATAGGATAATATCCTTCGGGCATGCGTTGGTTCTCGCTAGGTATTTTGATGATAATAACTACATGCCTAAATCGAAGATAGATGAGATGAATAACGCCCGTAAGGAAGATGCTTATAAACACCATGAGATATATGCCTCTGCATTTGGATCGGTATCTATAGGAGCTTTTAGGTAAATGAATGTCAATTAAACGCCTATCTTTGTTGTAAATAAAATTGAATAATCATGGAAGTGTTTAATAGAGATCATTCGTTTCCAGCAAAAGGAGCGTTATTAGGATTACCTCCTCAGGCTATTTCCACGAAGAAAAAGAACAGGAAATGGAAGGAGGATTGTATGGACGCTCTTGAGACGATAGGGTTGAAACAGTATGATCGTAACCAGATGTACCGTGACTATTATCTGATGGCGGATGGTAAGTTATCTTTTATGGAGATGGCGGATGTTATCCCTCAGTTAAGGAACGTGCAGAAGCTAAGGAGCGATATAAGGATACCTTCTTTCTTGAAACATTATGATATCATAGGTGGTATCGTAAACGCCTTTGAGGGATGGCTGACAAACCTACAGGATAAGTATACGGTTAATGAGGTAGGTGATATGGCTATAAGTGAGTATGAGGATACGATGTCAAACTTACTTCATCGTCATATACAAGAACAGTGGGATATTATCGTCAATCAGCGTCTTGTAGAGGCTGGTCTTGATCCTACGTACAATGAGTTTAACTCTGAGGAGGAGCGTCAGGCTTATGTTCAGCAAATCCAACAGGCCAAGACGTCTATGACCCCTGATGATATCCAGAGGTTCATGAGTACCAGATGGAAGACGCAGGCGGCGGTATGGGGGGATCATACGATCGAGGCTGACCGTAGCCGGTTTTATATGGATGAGCTTGACAGGGAGAATTACCGGGATCGTCTTCTTAGCGGAAAGATGTTCCGGAACCATTTCGTTGGCTTCGACTATTATCGTCCGGAGGTATGGAGTCCGATGGAGGTTTTCCATCCTGATGTGAAATACCCGCAATATGGATCTTATGTAGGCCGTCTTCATTATTACGAGGGTGTTGAGTTGATATCAAGATACGGCCATAAGATGACGGCCAAAGACAAGCGTCGGATTATGGGAGGTGACGATGATTATGAGGGATGGGTATCTAATGACGGTGCTAGGTATGATTGGAAGAAAAAGAAACCGTCTATTACCGGTATGTATGAGAATGAGGTTGTTCCATGGAAAGGATACCATGACTATGAGTCTATAGTCGCCGCTGAGGACTATTATGGTGTGCCGATGGGAGAGTACCATACCTTCGGACCTGACGGGGAGGAACACACCCAACCCCGCTTCTTGCCCCGCTTCCATCCCTTTGGATATTTCAACTCCGGTATGGCCGATGGTAAGAGATATGAGATAGACTCTCGCCTTTTTAGGGTTATGGAAGGATATTGGGTATCCATGAAACCGGTATTCTTAATAACTTATATGACAGAGACCGGGATGGTTGATCAGGAACTTGTAACCGATGAGTTGCTCCCGGAGTTCTTGGAGAAGAATGGCATAAAGAAAGTAAAGAGGGTTATGGCCGATGCTGTTGGTGATCCTGAGGTGAACACCTATATCTTGGAGTATGTCCCTGAGGTTAGGTTTGGCGTTAAGATCACCGGAGGTAATTTAACGGATAAGCCTATATATATTGGTGGGGATCCAATACCTCATCAGATACATGGTGATAGCAGTCTGTATGATTATGTCATTCCGGTTTCTGGATTTATAGGGTCTAGTCTCGCTGATCGCATACAGCCGTTCCAGATGATGTATAACCTTGCTATGAACCAGCTATACAATAACGCCGAGAAGGAGATCGGTAAGTTCTTCTTAGGCGACTTAGGATTCCTGCCTACGGAATATAAGGATATGATGGACAAGAAGGGAGCTTTGGCTACTTTTATGCAGATCGTTAAGTCCGTCTCATTTATGGGTGTAGGTGGTAATGACACAAACAATCCTTACCAGAATCCGCATATGAGCAGCATATATAATCAGTTCGGTGTATATGATCTTACTAATACGGATCAGATAAGATCCCGTATGGAAATGGCGTCTTACGCCTATATGATGGCTTATAGGATGATAGGTATATCCGAGCAAGCGATGGGTCAGTCAACTAGATACGAGAGTTCTACGGGCGTAAAACAGGGAGTTAACGCTACTATGCTACAGACCCAGACTTACTTTAATGATTTCGATGACTTCAAGAAACGGACATTGGATATTCATCTAGCCGTGGCTCAAGTATGCCAGAAGGAAGGATACGATTGGACCGTGATGTACAGGAACAGCGATCTGTCCTTGGCTTACGTCAGTCTTACGGATAATAGCTTGTCGTTACGTCATCTTAATGTTATGGCTGTCTCTAATTCCAAGAAACGTCTGGAATTGGAGAATTTGAAGCAATATGTATTACAGACGAATACTTTGGGCAATGACTTGCTTGATATCACTAGAATGATGAATGCCAACTCGACGGCTGAGATGAATCAGATAGGAAGGGATGCCAGATCTTACGCAGATCGTGTAAGACAGGAGGAGTACCAGAATCAACAACGACTTGTACAGCAAAAAGCCGAGGCTGATCAACAGGCCCGTAATGACGAGCATGAGAAGGAGAAGGAGTTGGCTTATATCAAGGGTAACTTCGATTTACGGGGTAAGAGCATAATGGCCGCCGGTCAAGCGGCTAGGACACAAGATAACGAAGAGGGTATGGATTATGTGGAAGCTATAGCGGATCGAGCCTTGAAGGAAAGGGATCTGGATATCCGTGAGGAGGATATGAGAACCAGACAGGCTAATGCCGAGGCTGAGCGAAGATCTCGTGAGGAGATAGAGAAAAGGAAGTTGGAATTAAAGGAAAAGGAGATAGATGCTAGGAACAAACGTTCTGATACAGATAGGTTTACGTCAATAATAAACAAGAATTGATTACAAGTTTTGTAAATATTTTTACAAAATCTGTAATCATTTTGGCGTAAAATTCTGTCATATACTATAATGGGTTTGATTTAATTGGTAATTAGATTAATGATAATTTTGTAAAAAGCAAAAAAGGAAATTGTATGAATGACATGGGTGATTTCGCTAAAGGTTTTAAGACCATGAGTGTCGAGGAACTTTTTTACCGTGGTGACGGTGATGGCGATAAGAATAATATCGAGGGTAAATATGATAAGGATGGTAATCCTATAGGTGATTCCAAGGAAGAGCCTTCCGACGGCGGAGCGGCTGACGGCGGCGGGGATAAGGGCGGCGATGCTACCAACCCAGACCCTGATTCCTTTGGCGAAGGCGGTACTGATAATAATGTAGTATCAGGGTTTAATGGGAAATCTTTTTTGGAGAAGATGGCCGCTAGAGGTATTATCGATAGTATTGACAACCTTGATATTATGGTAGATGATAAACCGGTCGATCTTTCTACTATCACTAAAGAGGATGATTTACTCGATATAGTGGAGGGATTGATCAAGGATAAGGCTGATGAGTTGTTGAAGGATAAGGTTGATACCGGTTCTATGTCTGACTTTATGAAGAAGATGATAGAGGTGGATAAGGCCGGTGGTAACGTTGGCCAACTATTAAGCCAATATCAGAACATTCAGGCGCCGTTGGATAACCTTGATATGAGCAACAAGAATGATCAGCTTGCGGTCATCCAGCATTATTATAAGATGTTGGGTATGCCGGAAGACGAGATAAAGGATAATATGGAGATGATGATCGGCAAGGGCGATGAGTTTATTGAGTCCAAGGCCAATAAGTTCCATGATATCCTGAAAAAGGAGATGGATAACCTTATCGAGGAGGAGAAGAAAAAATCCGAGAAAAGGAAACAGGAGTTGATTGAGCAGATGAAGATCTATAAGAAAGGTCTTAAGACATCTATAAGCTCAGGATTCCAGTTGACTGACACTATGATAGGTAAGGCTGTCGATTTCGTTACCAAGCCGATAGACAATCAAGGTCATACGGCTATAGATAAAGCTTATTCGGAGGCTATCAAGAATCCGGACATGGCCGCTGATCTGGCTTTGTTCTTGATGAATAAGGACGAGTTCCTTAAACAGAAAACTAACAAGGTTAAGATGGAGGTCAATAAGAAGACCATCACTCTTCTTTCTGGCAATAAGGGAGGAAAGCAGAATAAAAATAATATCGATAATGATACTATAGAGGCTAACTTCCTTGATCTGAGTGGATCAAAGAGTGTATAACATTAAAAATAAATAGAAATGAATCCATTTTTGACAAAAAGTTTTCCGGCTACCGTGAATGGTGATAACGTTATTGCCTTCACCGATGCCAAGAACTATAAGACATCGCTCGTAGAGCATAACTTAGGCTCATTGGCGAGCTGGTATTATGAGGATCCTGACAAGAATTTTTTGGGTATGTTGAATCTGTTCTCTAATATCGCCAATTACCCCGTTCCGATGTATATGGGTATGATTAATAACGGCGCTACGATCTCCGTTAACGGTATTGGAGCTTCTTTCCGTTATGATTTACCTGTTCCAAAGACATTCGCTGTTGTTACGGCTGAGGATACTTCAGGTCATCATCTAAAACCGGGTATTGACGGTAGTTTGTTTGATATCGTTTTGAATACCTCTGAGTTTACGGCTTATGATGTCATCACCTATGACGCCGCTAACGGCTGTAATATCCTTATCTCAGGTGAGATCCCGTCTAAGACAGAAGGTGATTTGACACGTTATTGGGGTCGTGTTATCGGCGGAAAGGCTAAATACTTCCCTAAAGAGAAATTACGTCCGGGTATCCGTTACTGGAAGATCGGTCATGCTCTTGGAGAGTATAGCACCCAGTTCTCTAAGGTATCTGGAGCTGACAAGGCTGGTTCTATGACTTGTGAATTCCGTTTAGGAAACCACCGTGGTGTTGAGGGTGAGACAACTATGTACGCTGGTATGAAGTCTATGCAGGCCGCCCAGAATAGCACTTCAGAGTTCGTGGAGACCGCCCTTCGTCGTATGAATGCCATGAGAAGCGAGTATGAGGGTAATATTCCTGATTTGGCTATTATCGGCAAGACTGTTAATGGTAGACTTGATTTACGTACGGCTAAGGTAGCGTCCACGCTGGAGGTATTCTGTATGGCTGAGTTGGTTAAGCTGGAAGCTAGACAGTTGATGTGGCAAGAAGGTGGTATTATTATGGATCAAAATGGTCCTATCCATTTAAATGAGGGTATCTACCGTCAGCTTCGCCGTGGTTATACTATCTACTATAGTCGCCCGATGGGTATTACTAAGGATACTCTTATGGCTGCTGCGGCTTATATTTTCCGTGGTCGTCAAGATCTTCCTATTACGGAGCGTAAGATTAAGTTCAAGGTAGGAGCTATGGCTATGGTCAACTTAGAGAAGTTGATTAGAGAAGCTTTCTTCACTACGTTGAATAATTTAAGCTGGGGTATGGGTAGTGACCGTATGTTGCCTTCTAATCCTATATCCGGTACTAATGATGCTATGATCTTAGGCCCAGTTCAGGTTAAGGGCGCTTTCCTTCCTGGCATCGGAAATGTAGAGTTCGAGCACGATCCTTCTTTGGATTACGCTGACATGACAGATCGTAGCGAGTTGGTGAATGGTATGTATCCTAGATCCTCTTATTCTTGTATTATCGAGAATATCACTGACGCTGGATCGACTAACGCGTATTCCGCTATTCCTAATACGGCTAACGCTAAGTTAGGTAATATGAATAACAACGTATTCTATATCAAACCAGAAGGCGTAAGCATGTGGTGGGGTTATGAATACGGTCGTTGGGCGCACAAAGCTAACGGTAATGAGATTGTATCATCCTTGCCGGGCATGAAAGAGCAATTCTGGTGCCACTCAGCTTCAGCGGCTTGGGTTATGGATAACAGCAAGTTCTTGATCATCGAGCTTCAACCGAACTACTTCGGCTAAGTTTTTTTCATATATGTAATTTGGTTTTTTAGAGGGGAGGATATTCCTCTCCTCTTTTTTAAGTAACGCAAAAAGGAAATGAAAGATATTTTAAAATCAAAGAATGTATTGGTCGAGGTAAACGGCTTCAATATCATGTCAGATACCTTGTATGAGGTAGTAGGTAAACACGACGGAAGCGCTCCGCAGGCCTTCCAAGATGCCAATATAGCCAAGGCTCCGTTCCCGGAGAATGCTACTCACGTATGTTGCCCGTGGGATGATTTCTCAGAAGTTTACAATACCGGTTTTTATCCAAGATCAAGATGTTATAATGGCATGGATAAGAATGAGGTTGATAAGTTGGTTGATCAGCGTGTCAATAATATAATGAAGCCTTTTGAGAATATTTCCCAGAAGGATCTTTCCCAGACCAATTTCGAGTTTTGGGATGATGCTAAAGACAAGATCTATATGGGTAAGGTTTATAACACGGCTAATACCGTTGAGTTATTTTATTTATATCTGGCTGTATTTTCTGGCATGTTGACTCCTCAGGAAATGGATGGTGATCCTATTTTCATGAACTCCATGTTCTGTTTCATTGAGAAAGACAACGCCAAGGATTTCGTTCAGCAACGTGAGATCAATAAGATGAATATCAGCTATAAGTTCATCGACGCCCTTAAGAAAGGTGGTAAGGAACGTCAAGCTGTCATCGACCTTCTTCTGTACATCGGCATCGTGACCCGTCCTGATTTCACGGAGGATGATTATTACACCGGATCACTATCAAACTGGATGAACGAGAAGAAGACCAACATCGATTATCTGCTTGATATTTGGGATCGTTCATTGGAGGGTGATTTCAAGGAAGTTCTTGAGTTCTATCGTATCATAAACGTCCTTCAACGTAACGGTCGTATTAACATGACTCCATCCGGCTTGCAATATAATGGTCAGATCATAGGCCCTGACACCCGTACGTCCGCCGAGTTTTTGGCTACCAAGAAAGATCTTATCAGTGTAAAGGCTAATGTCTTGGATGAGTACGAGGAACTTATGTCTATTTCTAATATAGACGATAAGACCAAGACCGAGAAGGTTAAGGATGTCAAGAAGAAGGAAGACGTAGGGGAAGGTGATAAGGAGGAATAACGATGACGATCCAAGAAGCGTATCTAAGGTCTTTGCAGAAGAATGAGCAGAATCTCGCCAATGGCGGGATTAAGCTTGATCCAGGAAGGTTCGTGCTTTTGTTCAATGAGGCTCAGGATAGGTTGATAAGATACTATCTTAATAGGAAGGATGATGAGACCATCCGATCTATACAAACTCTTCTGGTATACTGGAAATCGCTTAATAAGATCAATCATATTGATGACCCCGAATCGACATCATTCGGTCTTCCTGATGATTATTTATGGTTCTCAAATATAAAAGGAGCGTTTTCTTATAATGGATGTGAGGTTGGAGATTTTGTCATATGGGAGGCTAAGAACGAGAATGTCCATGAGCTTCTTGGGGATGATAATAATAAACCTTCTTTTGACTATCGGGAAACGTTCTACACCATAGGTGACGGGAAGGTCGTGGTGTATCAGGACGGCTTCCGCACAGACGAGGTCAGGATGACCTACTACCGGAATCCGGTACGGGTGGATCTGGCCGGGTACATCAACGCCGCCGGCGAGCGGTCCACGGACATCGACCCTGAGCTGCCCGATCCTTTGGTGGAGGAGATTCTGGATATGGTCGCCAAGCAATTCAACCTTAACGAGAATGAACTAAGTAGATATAGGATGGATAAGGATAATGTGGCTTCCTTTAAATAAACACCGTTAGTTTGATCATTAAGCCTACTCGGAAACGGGTAGGCTTTTTATTTTACATAAAATGTAAACATTATATTATGTCGTATACTCACGACTTTATTTTATTGCGGTGATGTTGTTTATGATTATGTTTGCGTTAGGTAAATGATTTTTAAATTAAAATATTGATAATATGTTGCACAGACCGCAAGACCGGGTACTTTTCGTATCCCCGCACGCTAAGATGGTGGATGTCGACTCCATCTTCTTAAAGGAAGGACAGATCGGTATTTACGATACTAAAGATACTTCCGAGAACGGTTGCAAGGCCGTAATTGACTTTACCGGTAAGCCTCGTAATGATAAGCGTTATGAGATCCGTATCGGTCGTAATGAACAAGCGGCTTCCCGCTCTATATATGATAAGGATTTTTCCACGCCTTTGTTCTCGTTGAATGAGATCACCGAGATTTACGCTTCTTGGCCGAAGAAAGATCATGCTTATGTCGATGATGTTATCTTAGGATACAACGGTGTGTCTGATGACACGGCTTTCTCCGTATCCAAGGGCGACCGTATCGCTATCCGCTTGATTCTCGCCGGCAGGGCTTTCGAGCTTCTTGGTTATGAGGGAGGTCGTATTGAGATCAATGACGCTATCCTTTTGGATGATTGTGATAATACTCCAAATCAATGCGAGGAGTGCGATCCTTGCGAGGAGGTTGATTTGTTGCCAGCCGTCCTGAAATGTATCGAGAGGATGAAGAACCAGCCTATCGCTGGTGGTGGTAAGGTATCTGATTATATTGATATCACTCCGGTTACAAGATGTACTAACGAGGCTACGGAGCCTGAGACGGAGGACGTGAACTTCTATTGTATGGAGGTTTGCGATACTGGTGATGACCTTGCCTTGGCTGAGGTTCGTGCCCAGTACCCGGGATTGAAGATCGTTCGTGAGAGCATCAACGGCAGCATGTCACGTTATAAGGTGATGAAGAAAGGGACTAAGCCTAATGACTATACTCAACGTCTGATCTCTATCATGAAAGGATGCGAGGAATGCCCGCCTAGCTATACTGAGGTTAAGGGCGGATACCTGTATTCCATTTCATTGGAGGATGACGGCGTTGATATGTCTACTACGGTAGAGTCTTTACCTAATGTGGTAGCTGATACGGTTAATAAGATGAGCCAGATCAAGGGATCAGGTTTGTATATTGCCGCTACTTCCAAGAAATTGACGGATGAGGAGATCTCTACTTTCGTGGAGGCTAATCCTACGGCTATTATCTACTATGTGGCTAAGACATCCGATATGTGCGAGAATCCTACGGTTCGTACCGCTTCATGGTCAGCTTGTGGTTCTTGCAAGGTATCCACCGAGAAGTATTATATCACGATCCCGGATGATGAGTGCGGAAACAGTGCTTTGGAGGAAATCAAACAGGCTTTCCCGGAACTGGAGATCACTGACTACGGTACTCCTGCGGCTTGCCAGCATAGCTTCCAGACAACGGTATATACTAACATGTTGTGTGATGAGTGCGACAAGGTGTTCGAGGGATTCTTCACCAGCAAGGCTCCGGCGTCCTACCGCAACCGTATGTGGAGGAAACTGGAATCGGCTCAGGAACTTGGCACTAACTGCAAGTGCGGTATCCGTTTCCGTGGCAAGGAAATGTTATTATCTCCGTCAGAGTGCTTGATGGATAAAATGACTTATGTAGAGGATAGCGTTGAGATCGTTGGCGCTAGCGGTGGTTATCCTGATTCTCTTGATGAGGGATCCCCCATTTGGTGGGATCAGCTTCACTTCGAGAGATTGTCCAGCAAAGCCCCGCGTACTCATGTTGGCGGCAATATGATGGATGATGAGTTGAAGGGTTACGCTCATTTCAACGGCTTCCCGAAACATCAGGACTTCATGGGACGGACATTCATGAACGAATACAGCCGTGTTGAACAAACAGCCCAATATGTGGACTTCCAGATCACGATTAATCCTCATAGATACTCTCAAGGATTCGGTAAGTATCTCGCCGATGATCCGGTTAATTTGATATTACGTGTACGCTATGGTGCTCATGAGGGTGTTCAGGAGATGATTAACATGATCGGTGCTGCCGTTGGTCTTGGCCCGGCCATCGTAACCGAGCCGAAATAAAGAACCTTTTTTGCGTTCATATATTTCCTAAAGGGGAGAGATTCAATTCTCTTCCCTTTTTTGTTATCTTTGAGGCAGTAGAATTAAAATATGATATTATGTCGGCTATTAATGAGTATTTAAAGAGACTGGCTTCCATCTTCGGTAGCATGGGTTTCTCCGTTCCGCCAGATGACTTCTCAGGTGTTGTCATAGACGGAAAGACGTATCCGGTCATGATGAGGAATGACGGGTGTTACGTGTACTTCGATGATAAAGGAGTAAAGAGACTTGTAAGCGAGGTCCCTAAAAAGGACTATCAGTTCATTAACATCAAGGACGCCCGTGTGTCGATCGTCAACCAATGTTATCGTACTCCGGGAGGTCAGGTAGAGGCTCGTATCCATACCTATATGAATAATAAGGGTGAGATATTGGCCGAGAAGATATTTATCATCAACTCTTCAGATGTTGATACGCCTATTGGTACGGAATTGGACAAAGTTCCTGCCGAGTGGGTAGCTATAGATTGTAGCATAGCGGAGATGACCGATCGGGAGTTGATATTCGTAAGTAAATGTTACGCCACGGAAGGGGGCAAGGTCCAGATCGAGGGAGTTGAGTCAGTAGACCCCCGCCTGAACCCGGAGGTATCCCATTATGAGGTGGTGAATACGACTGACGATAGCAATCCTATCGGTACGGAGTATGATAAGATACCCGACACATGGAGTCGTATAGTATGTGATTTCCCGGACATGACCCAAAGGGAGATAATACCGGTGCTTAAATGCTTTGATACCGGGACCGGAAGGGTACAGATAGAGGGGTATAAGATATTTGATTACGAGATGGGTACCAGAAAGGAATGGTATCGCGTCAAGCAAAGTACCGATCCTGAGAATCCTGTAGGAGGATTCATCACCAGTATAAGCGATAACTGGGTTGAGGTCGTTTGTGACTTCACGGATATGGAGGACCGGGATATTGAGGTAACTGTAGAATGTTATAAGACACCGGCCGGTAAGGTGAAGCTGGAAGTTCTCACGTCATGGGACGGGAATATAGGAGTTAGGGATAAGAGCTATAAAGTCCTGGAGACTACCGATTCGTCACAACCTGAGGGCGCCAGCTTCAGTTCCTTGCCAGACACTTGGATAAGGGTAGTCTGTGATTTTGACGATATGGAGGAGAGAGATATCAAATCCTATATAGAGTGTTATGACAGCGGTAGCGGAAACGTTAAACTTCGAAGGATGGTGTCGTATGACTCCAAGATAAAGGCCAGATACACACGTTTCGAGGTAGTGGACTCCGATAACGCAGACTTTGTCCCAGGAGCCGCCCTAGCTACCCTCCCCGACGGATTCTCTTTGGTTCCTTGTGATTTCGTTGACTTTGAGGATAGAATGCTTCAGTCAAGAAAAGAATGCTATAATACAGATAAAGGTCGTGTACAGGTATTAAGAATAACGTCTTATGATGGAGATATAGATATAAGGGGCGCTGTTTATGTCGTTACACGATCTGAGAACCCCGATATTCTCGTAGATAGGATATATAATGCCATACCTGGAGGATGGAATCGCATGGTGTGCGAGATGGAGGATATGGAGGATCGTGATATCGAGTCTTTCGTGGAATGTTATGATAGCGGTGAGGGTAATGTCAAGGTAAGGAGAGTCGTGTCTTATGATGCCAAGGCAAACGAGCGCCACGTCCGCTACGAGGTACTGGATTCGGATAACGGCGGTTTCGCCCCGGGACAGCGGATATCCACCCTGCCTACCGGATGGTCTTTGGTGTCTTGTGATTTCACGGATATGGAAGACAGAATGCCTATTGATATCGAGGAATGTTATAGGACATCAAACGGGAGCATACGCATGAGACATGTGGTGTCTTATGATGGTGATCTTGGGAAAAGAAACCAGTTCTGGGAGATTGTGGACTCGTCTGATAACGGATATGGTCTAGGGGATAGGATGAATAGCATCCCATCGGTTTTTATCCGTGAAAGGTGTGCCATAGAAAGGTTGGATGATCGTATTACCAGAAGTGCGATAGAATGTTACTCGACTCCAGGAGGATCGGTAAGAATTAAATCCACTTACGTTATCAACCCTTTAAATCATGTTAGGTCGTATAATCATCATGTATTGAGTTCTACGGATAATGATATCAAGATTGGTACTCAATATATCTCTTTGCCATCTAATTTTACTCGTATCGAATGCGAGGAGCCGGATTACATGGATCGGCTTATAGATACTACCGAGACCTGTTATGATACCGGCAATGGTACGGTAAAGATCCGGAGGCAAGAGTCTCTTAACGGTAATCTTGATCTCAAGACATTTGATTATAAGATCGTAGAGTCTACTGATCCAGCATATAGATTAAATACTACACCTACGCAATCTGTTATAGACGGATGGACCGTTATTAGCTGTGATCTCAATATCATGGATGTAGATGATTGTTATGAGATCGGGGGGCATAAGATCCATCTAAAGGGCTTTAGGACGGTCAATCCTGCATTGCAGGATATTAAGTCCAAGCTTTATGTGGTATATTCAGATCATCCGGATTACGGTGTTGGAGATGAGTTGTCTTCTATTCCTGATGGGGCTAAGGTCACGATATGCGATTACGCTGATAAAAGCCAAAGACATATGGTTCCGGTGCGAGAGTGCTATGAGGTAGCCGATGGCCGGTTCTATGTGGAGGGAAGTCGGTTGGTGGATAACGATATGGTCGTTGAGCGGACGTCGTTAACGGTGATGGAGTCATCCTCTCCTACCTACCCGGTAGGTACGACACTGACCTCCATCCCCGATGGCGCTACTATCGTGGCTTGTTTATGTCAAACCTGTTAATCTGAATGGCTATGGTTAAAGTATGTAATGATTATTTTATGATTGACGCCTTAGCTGGAGGTCAGGTCATAAGAAAAAGGAAATATCGTCGTGAGAATACGATGATAGGATATAAGTGGTATGATTATAATGGGGTCGAGGTTTCCGACCCCACAGAAATATCTCGTCTTGATGGTCTGGCCACTAAACATCAACGTGTAGATGAGGCTTATGATGACCATGCTATTTTCATGTCTTCAACCAACTACGTTAACAGCGTTTCCGGTATACCTATGGACAAGCATATGGTTGTCGTTGAATGGAGATCGGATAGCGATCAAGGTTTTGTCACCATGGCTCATGACGAGGGTCTTGACGGGGATAGCTATTATATAGTTATTATCAACACCGGAGATAAGCAGGCTACGATCTACACCCCCGTAGATCCTGAGGATCCAAAGGATGGGACTTCCCGTGCGGTTGATGGCGATAACGTCTCCGTTGGTGGATCATATGTCTCTATATCCCCCAAGCAAGTAGAGAGGATAAGGGTTACTTTCCGTGACGGTAAATGGTATTATGAGTTAGTCACAAAGACATATCCTAGTAATACTGGAGGTGTTAAGATTGGAGATGTCGATTTTGTGACTTTTAGGTATTTATGGGAATCAAGCTCTGGAAGGGATTTGGATACTATGACGGAAGCCCTTAATTCTAATGTTCCCACCATAGATAATCTTGCTGTAGGTTGGTCTGGCCCCGGAAATGGAGATAGCTCTGTTAGGGAAGTCCTTAAATGGGGTGGTGATAATACAGGATCCGGTAAGGAATGTGTTTGGATGTCGGTGAAGGATTTAAGGGCTAAGCATTATGATGTCCTACCTGAAGAGACGTATTTTATGGCCTACGCTACATGGTTTGGATCTAAAGGCACGGGTAAATGCTCTTTTGAGCTTGTCGGATACAAGGGAGGTACGATGAGCCAAGATGGATATAATTTTATAAATACCGGTGGATCTGTAGTATATCAGAATACATATGATTTTGTATGTAATACCCATAAAGGAGCCGGATCGTATAAGACATCTTACGAGAAAGTAGCTCGTATTACTTACAATAAGCTAATTAATGAGGTGTATATGTCTATTGGAGAGGCTATAGACCAGGAAGATGATTATGATAAACTAGAGAGGGAGGTTGATAATATAAAGAAAAGACTTGATGACATCGAGGATGAGCTGGATGTCGTAAGACGTATAGCTGAGGGTAAGAATACGGCTTATATATTCGATACTGTCAAGGCTATGAACGACTGGTTGGCCATACCGGAGAACACGGCTAAGCTCCGTGTTGGCGATAGTTTTTGGATTCGCGAGTCGGATGTCCCCGATTATTGGTGGGATGGGAATCAAGCTCTAGAGCAGGAAGGCCCTAAGGTTGACTTATCTCCTTATTATACGAAAGACGAGATTAACGATATTGTTGATGATATTAATCAGAAGATAGAGGATAAGAGTACGTCGATTATCTTCGATACCTATATCCAAATGAAATCTTTCGTAGACGATCCTACTAACGCCGATAAGCTTAAGGAAGGTACCATCTTGTTGATACGAGATAAAAACGTACCTGATTATTATTACGATGGTGCTGGGATAGTCAAGATGGAGGCTGACGTAGAGCAATGTCTTTACGTTACTTTGTCTAACAAGCCTACGGAAAGCACTATAAGTTATACCCAAGATCGGGAGGTAACTAATTTCGCTCCGGGAGCTATAGCTAGGTGGATTGACGCTGACGGGAATAATGTGTTTTATAAGCTTGTAGAGATAGTAGGTGGTAAGGCTAAGTGGATTACCCTTATCGATACTAAATACGGTAATGTGACGCTACAGAGCACTTACGACAAGAATTATGAGATCGTAAATATCGTATCTGGGTCTAGGTTACAGGCTATAAATAGCGAGAAGAATGATATCAAGTTTGTTAATAGCGCTACGGGTAACGTGACTGTCGTGTTGAATGGTACTGTATCAGGGGGAGCCAAGAAGCTGGTGAGTATGCTGGCGGTGAACGAGGTAGTCTTGACCCCCGGAGCGGCGGTGTCGTTTACCCGGAACGGCGATGAGTTCGTGCTCACGGAGTTGTTTGGCGTTACTATCTTCCCGGATCTGGCGGATGCCAACCGTGAGGGAGAATGGGTGATGAGCGTAGGAGTAACCGGTAAACCGATCCTTATGGAGGTAAAGGAGATGCGTAAGTGGGATGAGAGTATAACTAAGGAGCTTACTATAGATGAGCTTAACGAGAAGTTCCCTAACGTGGATATCGGATTCGCTGTCGTATGCAAGACCATCAACAAGGTATATGAGATGGTTAACGGATACAAGGAATGGGTGTCTTATGATATAACCTCAATTAGTTGATATGGGATTTTTAGTAGGATATGATACGGCCCTGTCCTCGGTGACGTTTTATGTTAACGAGGATAGGTTCCCTTGTTATAATGGGAAGGATGCTGATTATGTGCCTGATCCGATAGTAGATTATGATGCTTTTAATCGTAATCTCAGGTTCTCGGCAAACAATCCAGGATTCGTGGACGTCGATTGGGGTGACGGGACAAAGGATCAATACCCTTTGGTCAAGATATCTGACGGTAGTTATAGGATAGTATTCAGGTCTTTAGATATTGAGTACAAAAAGAATCCTGACGATACTACATGGTGGTATAGGAAGGAGGATGGATCTCAGTATATACCGGTTCCTCCACATAAGTATAGCGATATCAGGCGTAGGGAGGTTACGATGAGGTTCTCTAACGTAATCGATGGGGAGTTCAATATGGAGGGTATTGTCCTCCATGAGTTTCCTGTAGTTAATCTACCTAATATAACTTATTTGGCTATGGTCAGGTCCGTTTTAAAAAATGGAGATATCCCATATGACAGGATAAGCAAGAGCGTTAATCTTCGTAATATACAGATGGGGTCTTTTTCTCACCCTGGTGTTTGGGATAATTGGCCGGAGGGGTTTTTAAAAATGAAAAGATTGAAGTATTTTGGGTGTAATTCCGTTTTTAATTTCGCTGATAATCCTGATTCTAATTGGAGAAGATTCTCTGAATGGAAGAATCTTACTGAATTTAACTTCAACTGGTGTAACATCCCTTCTTATGATCCGGCTTTTAATTCTATTCCAGCAAAAGGTATAAGCATTATAAGCAATTGGAATAATATACCTGTATTTGATGAGGTGGATAAGGTTGGAGATGATAAGACAGGCGTTACTTTTATGGGTAGTGGTAGCTCATGGAAACAAGATCTAGTAGAAGGTAAGTTGAATAAGATTCAGGGCATGTATTGTAATTCAGGCACGGTACCGGTAGACGATCTCCCAGATTGGTTGTATGAGGTAAGGGAATTTAGGATATGGACTTTGCGTGATGGTGGTACATTTATAAATACGCAGGAGAGGGCTGATACGTTCGTTAACACGTTTTATGATAAGATAATGTCGTGGAGTTATATAACGATGTCACAGACGGCTTCTGACGGTAATAGGAATCAGTTTTATAAACTCACCTTAGATTTATATACTTCCGCAGATCCTACCAACAAGAGACCATCTGGCGTTTATCAAGCCCCTGAGGGATTTGTTAAGGGTGTTAGCAACGGTAATCCTACGACGCCTATGGAGAAGGTGTATGTGCTTACCAATAACTACGGGCAGACATGGGTCTTGGCCCCTGCCCCGGCTTCTAAGGCCGCCCTTACGAGGGCAAGGCGGGCTGGGAAGGCTAGGATCACCCCTTTCGTCCTTGGCGTAAAGGACGGCCATGTATCCGTGTTCGGCGGAGATGTATTGGATGATAATATGAGTAAGTATAATTTCGCTGACAAATACGAGGCTATAGATATCTGTAACGATCTGGGATTGGACAGTTCACCGGTTGTCGAGTATTTCAGGAGAATAGAGGAGGGAGAGGTATGAGGCTGATATGTAAGGATACGAATAAAGGGGCTATAACCTTTTTTACTAAGGGTAAATATGCTTTTAGGGGCGTTAACGGGAATGATACTACTGATGATGTTCCTGATCCTATATTGGATGGTAATAATTATAATGAGACTATAGGATTTTATTCTAATGCTCCCGGCATGTGCGAGGTTGATTGGGGAGATGGGAGTAAAGAGCAATTCCCTTTTGTAAGGGCTAGGAGTGGATCTATATATGGTCAATACAGGTTGATGTTCAGGAGAAGGGATATAAGTTATCATAAGAATCCAGACAGTCATCCATGGTGGTTTTACAAAGAGGATGGGAGTGAGTATGTTCCCGCCCCCAATCATGCTTATGATGATGGCATGGATAAGGAGCGTGTGATATCCATGTCTTTTACCAATGATGTTACGATGATGGAATCCTCTAGGATTATGATGGTAGGTTTCCCTATACTTGATATGCCTAGCCTTATCAATATAATTATAGGTATTCCTGGGAATCGTACCATAACAGATATACCAAAGGATAGGATAATGAGATCGGTAAATATAGAGCGTATAACATTAAGAGAGTTTGGTGTGGATACGTTGACGTCCATCCCGGAGAATTGGAATAGACTAACTAAATTGAAAGGTCTGAATTTGCCCATGTCTATTGACTTTAGTGATACCGAAGCTTCCAATATAAGGAAATTCCCTTCCATGTGGCCTAATTTGGAGATATTGAATTTAGCTGGTGGAAGGGTAAGGTTATATCCTAAGGAATGGTTATCATTCAATAATTTAAAAGAATTGTATTTAAGTCCTGGTCATGCCACATCATCGTTTGATCCTAACACATGCCCGGCTATGGATGAGGTGGATAAGATAAATTCTAGTTTAAAGATTTTCGATCATATAAATAGATGGTATGGAGCTGTCGTGAGTTGGCATCCGTATATGAGCGGTAAGGGATTGGGAAACATTGAGCGTATCGACGCTTCAGTCAGTCATAGTAATATAGATGTAAGTAATCTCCCGGATTATATATATGAGATGAGGTCTATGAATAGCTTTTATATATATCGCAGCTTGTCAACCCAAGGTCGATGTGATACGTTTATATCGACATTATATGAGAGGGTGATGGGGTTTGATTATCTCACTATGTCTTCCTCTGCTTCCGATGGCAAAAGAAATCAGTTTTATGGATTGTATCTAAGTATGTATTTAGCTTCCAATCCTGAAGATAAAAGACCTAGTGGCGTATTACAGGCTCCCTCTGGTTTTATAAAGGGTCAGTCTAATGGCTCTCCGTCGACTCCTATGGAGATGGTTTATGTGCTTATGAATAATTATGGATGGAGGTTTAGTATGGCGCCAGAGGCTTCGGTGTTAAGGTCAATACGATCTTCTGATATTGACACGAGGTCGTATAAGCCATATAAGCTTATCGTATTTGACGATGGGCGTACCTTTGTAGGCAATGGAGATGTTTTAGCTCATGATACGGATAAGGTATTATCGTTTGGGGGTCAACCAGAAGGGGAGTATTTGTGTGATTCTATGGGATTGGACAGGAATGTTATTGTAGAATATTTTAACAAGATAGGTAATGGCTAAGACATTATATAAATATGAGGCTTCATCAAATAAGTTCGTGTGGTTCACCACATGGGATAGGGCACTTAGAAATTATTATACCGATGATTATAATTATGTACCAGATCCTGTCGTTGGTGATCCACATAATACGTTTGTTGAGTTTAGATCCGGAAAGCCCGGTATGGCTAATGTGGATTGGGGGGATGGAATAAAGGAGCAGTTTCCTATGACCAAGGTTCAAGGGGAGGATAATTATCGTATTATATTCCGTTCTTTAGCGATACAACATAAGAAAAATCCCAATACTACGTGGTGGTTCAGGAAGGAGGATGGATCGCAATACGTACCTATAGATAATCATGCTTACGCTGATGGGAGGAGGGACGTACAACGGGTTGTGTCGATAGATTTTACTTGTGATATTTATTATGCCAATATCCAAGTTTGCAAGATGACATCTTTCCCGATTGTGGATATGCCAGGACTTGAGTTTTTGATCGTATCCAATACGCTGTATGTTAATGACGGTATACCTGTAGACAAGTTGTCAAGATCCAAAAAGTTAATTTATATCGATCTTCAAAGTATAGGGCAAAGAATGACCGTAATTCCTGAGGCTATAACCAGTAAGACAGAGGTATATTATTTAAATATGTTTAATATACTTGATCTTAGGGATATAGAATCTAGCGGGATAAGGAATATAAAGAATATGAAAAATCTTCAAACCCTTGAATTGTCTTCATGTTATTTGGATAGGTATATAAAGGAGTTTAATGATCTTCCTAAATTAACTTCGTTGAGAATACATCTTGGCCCTTCTGATATGTGGAATTATTTTGATATAAATACCCTCCCTTTTTTCGAGGTAGATAAGATAAATCCTAACATTAATAATTTTGATTTTTTAAATGACTGGGTAGGTGGAGAAAGGAGGACGGGTTGGAATGATGATAATATGTCGGGTAGAGGATTGGATCATCTTACAAGTTTTTCCGTCTATCATAGTAATAGTATTAGAGTGGATAAGCTGCCAGATTATATTTATGAGATGAGGTCTATTACATGGTTTGCGATGAATTATTCCACTCATAGCCAAAAAAGATCAGATGATTTCGTAAACTCCTTCTACGACCTTGTTGTAGGATGGGATCAGATTACCATGGCATCCGTGGCCAAAGATGGGGAAAGAAATCAGTTTTATGGACTTGCGGTTTCTATGTATGGTAGTCAATATCCTGACGAGAATCAGCGTCCTTCCGGCACGGAGCAGGTCCCAGAGGGATTCGTGAAAGGCTCGTCCAACGGGTCTCCCGCTACACCTATGGAGAAGATATATGTGCTAAAAAATAACTACGCCCAGAGATGGACGATTAAACCAGAATAATATTATGAATATCAATATTTTAAAATTAAATTGGGGGGGGGTAAAATCCTATTTGCCTTATGATGAGAAGAAGAATGTTACCCAAAAGGAAGGTAATAGAGGTATTCGAGGAATTATCTCCTCAGGATAATGGATATTGGGCGGTTCCTGATGGGGTCTATGAGGTTGAGTTCGCGTTGGTCGCCGGAGGTTTTAATGGAGAAGGTTCTGATTTATATAATGCCGGGAGTGGCGGCAACGGAGGTGGTGTACTGACTGGGACTATATCCGTAAATCCAGGTGCTACATATAGGGTGGTTGTTGGAGATATAGGTGGTGATAGTATATTCGGTATATATCAGGCTATTGCCGGTAAAGGTGGAAGAGGCGGATATGGAGTTGAAGGGGATGGTCATGATCCTTCCCCGGGAAATCCAGGGCAAGATGGATCATATGTTTTTAACAACAAATATCCTGACCGATATCCTTATCCTATGGGCGCTGGTGGCGGATCGGGAGCTTATATAAGAGGACTGAATATGGGCTTTTTATCTGGAGGTAAAGGCGGAAATCACGGAGGAGGTGATGGAGCTGGATCTGAGGATGCTGGGGGCTATACTATTGTTGATGGCAAAGATGGAGGTAATGCCACTTATTATGGAGGTGGAGGAGGAGGAGCCTCTAAGGCGTCTAATATTGGAGCTTTGAATGGTAAAGGAGGATCAGGTTATCGTGGTATTATTATTTTACATTATTTTAAAAATGGATGATATGGATAGGAATGATATTATAAAAAAATTAGGTTCGTATTTTGATATAGTGGAATTGGTGTGTCCTCATACATACAATAAGTGGAAGGACAGATCGTGGCAGTTTCTTGATACAGCGTTTCTCCATAATCTTCTTATATTACGGAGGGATATAATTAAACAGCCTATGTATTGTAATAATTGGGACAAGCAGGGGCAGTTTTCCCAACGTGGTCTTAGATGTAACATCTGCCAGATCGTGAAGGATAAGAAAGATGTTTATCTATCCGCTCATGTGTTGGGTAAGGCTGGGGATTTCGATGTCAAGTCAATGACGGCGGAACAGGCCAGAGGCTTGATCTTGGATCATCAAGATATGTTACCATATCCTTTCCGGCTTGAAGGGAAGGTGGGTTGGTTGCATTTTGACAGCCTTGATACGAGGAACGGTATACACGCCGTGGTGTTTTAGGTGCTTAACGGTATAGTGGTTAACTTTGCGTATATGGTATAAAATGAAAGACAAAGACATGATAGAGCGAGTGGGGGCTTTATGGAATATTGCGCTTGCGTATGGTGCCTCTTGTTGGGCTTACTTCCAGCCAGTGCATCATTTATTGACCGTATTACTTATAGTATTAATAGCGAATTTTTTGGCTAGGTTAGCGCAAAGCGTAAGGGGCTGGAAGCTCCGTAGAAGCCGTAGGAGGAGGTTTAGTTTCAAGAGATGGCTTAGGGAGGTCAGGTTTACTGATATTCTTAAGGAGTTCGCTTTGTCTTGTTTTATAGTAATGACATTATGTGTTATATATAAGACGTTATACCCGATCGAGGAGGAGGCTAGCATGATACTTACCGTTACCAAATATGGGGTGTATATAGCCCTTGTTGGATATGTGATGCTTTTCCTGAATACGATAGGGGATGCTTTCGCTGACGCTTATTTGGTGAAGGTGTTCAAGGCCGTATTCAAGAGGATAAACGTATTCAAGATGTTTGGCTTCTCTAAAAACATACCTGATGAGACGTTTGGCGATATAAAGAAAATTGCGGATGATGAGGTTAAGGATAAGTCTTAGGGCTGTTTTTTGTTTAGGTCTGTCGCTGTTCCTGTCCTCTTGCGGAAGTAGGAGGCAGGTTAGCGACACGTCTATTGATAGCCGGCTAATAAGCAGGATAGAGACGATGATAGATGAGGCCATGGATCGGAGGATCGTAGAGATCAAGACATCTGATCTTAATGCTGATATCGTTATAACTGAGAGGAAATTCGATACGGATAAGGATATTGATCCCGCCACGGGAGAGCGGCCGGTATCGTCCGTGACTGACGCCCATATCGTCATTGGCCGGCGGGACAGCACGGTGACAGCCGATTCCCTTGGAGTTAATAAGACAAGGAATGATATAAAGGATCTGGATAATAAGACAAATATCAAATCTAAGGACGTAGATGATAGGAAGGAATCAAGATGGCCTATAGTGTGGATAGTAGCTGGTATCTTGATGATATTGTTGGTATTGGTGTATATATTGAAGAAGACAAAGATTTTGTAATTATATATCATAAAAAAGGGCTATGATCTCTCACCGCCCCTTCTCTAATTAGTTTTTAAAGGATATGCAAATAGCATAGAGGTCAGTCCCGGATTCGAACCGAGGTATATGGTTTTGCAGACCACCGACTAAACCACTCATCCAACCGACCATGGCGCAAATGTATACATTCTTTTTGATAATATATTCATGTGGTACTATTTTTGAATCTATTTTTTAAGATTCGTCTTTATAGTTATCTTTGTGAAAAAGAAATACGAATGAATCAGATCAATATCATACCGAAGATAATTCATGATAAGTTCGCCGCTAGGATTATCATGGATGATTACGATATAGAGAAACCTATCGTTATTACTGTCGTGGCTAGACGTAACGATGGTGAGTATAATACCCAGATATTGACATACCCGACATCGGGCGTTGATTATGAGGGTAATGTAAGGATGGTGTTTTTCGATGTTGCTAGGTCTCATGTTTGCCAGATAACATCGGTGTTTATCAACGGTCATGAGGTCAAGACATATTATACCGATATCCCGGATCTTGATATGCAAGCTCGTTATGACGATAGCTTGTGCCGGTACGATAAGAAGGTTAATATGAATGATATTAGGCTGTCGTTTCAGGTGCTAGAGACACGTGATCCCAAGGTGCTTCAGGTATTGGATGAGTCCGAGTGGGGGCTGCTGGAGGATAGGAAGGCGATTATCGAGATCACTACTCCGGGTATGTCCGACCCCGTTACGTTGTTCCTTGGCAAGAATCAGGTCAATACCTTTACAAGCCTAACACTAGGTCTCAATTGTTTTAATTACGATGATTGTAATGTCAAGTACCTTGACCTACCTGATGGTATATATGATATCAAGATCATAGGTAGCCCTTCTACTTACAACTTCAGTCGCAAGTATCTTAAGACGGATCTTATACGCAGGCGTCTTGATCGGCTATGGATTAAGACTGATATCCTATGCGAGGACAAGGATAAGGATCTTATAAATAAGATACAGGAGATGGAGATACTTATGGTCGTAGCGGAGGCTAACGTTAGGTTGGACAATATAGAGGCGGCTCATGAGATCATTGATCGTGTCGGAGAGCTTCTTGAGATGGCTACCAATTGCGTGGATTGTTAAACATAAAAATATTTAGTCGTGGGTTGTAATACTTGTAGGGAAAAGGCATTAAGGGCCGAGAGAGAAAGAATTGAGAGAAGTATGATGAATCATTCTTCTTCTACCGTTGTTAGCGATAGGGAATATGCTTCTAGAAGCACCGCTGGATGTATGGTTATGCAAGATCCGTTGCAGACCATGGAGCGTGACGTGGTTAGTATATATAAGCAAGTTCGTACCAAGGGTGATGGCGTTGGCGTATCTTATCTTAATATGCAGAAAAAGATCCGTGAGTGGATCAAGAACCTGCCATATGGATGCCCGCCTGACGAGGAGGTACAGGAAATGAGAAAGGAGATTCTCGATGGGCGCGCAGAGCATATCAAACCTTGATAGAATAGATCTATGTAAGGTCGTAGACGAATGGCTGTCTTGTCAATGGAGTGGATACATGAGGTATCATAGGTACAGGATCGGGAATAAGCCTGATGTATCTTGTTGGGGCAAGATAATTCGTCTACAAAGGTCATTATGCGATAATGATTGCGGGTTATGCCCGGATGAGGTGAGATCGTTAAAGGAACGTGTTAATAAGTTACTGGCATGAAAAAATACAGTTGTTTACATATAACTCCGTCCACTTGCGTACCTTATGAGGGTGATCTACCAGAGTGGTCAAAGCATAAGGACTCTGATGAGTGTGTTATGATCTCTGATGTGATAGAGGAGATATATGACGAGCTTACCCGTATCAGGGAGGCTATAGATGTCCGGGATCTTGGTGAGTCTTGCGTGAAGGTAAGTGGCGATAAGACTGTAGCTAAAATCCTTTACGCTATTGAGGATAAGATTTGCAATGGGTAATTAATGTCCTGATTTTAGGATATTAAAAATAGCCAATCGGTTTGTGTTTATCATTTCGATTGGCTATTTTTGTATGTCCACTGACTCTCACGAGGGAGTGGACATAAAGTAATTAATTATTAACTTCAAAATTAGATTAAAAAATGAAGACGGTAAATGTTTTGACAAGAAAAATGGGTGATTTTAACGTTTTTCAAAGAACTAGTGATGGTTATTTTGATGCCAACAGTTTACTTAAGCAATGGAATGATAATCCCGATAGCACGAGAAGACGGCTTGATGATTTTATGAATAGTGGTAGAACTAAGGAATTTATTAGTGCTTTATCTGAAGATGAAAGCCATAGGAGAAAAATCGACATTGGTGATAATCAATTAGTTATAAAAGTAAAAGGTAGACAACTAAGCATGGTAAAACTCCTGATAAGGTGTGGATGCATCCTCTGTTGTTTATAAAATTTGCCATGTGGATAAATCCTAGATTCGAAGTTCAGGTGTTGAGATTTGTACATGATCAACTTATAGATTACAGGGATAAGGCTGGTGATGCTTACAAGAGGATGTCTTCCGCTTTATCTAAAATAATTGAATCTTCAAGACTAAGAGATAAAATACAAGATTTGGTCAGATCCGTAAATATTATTGTCTATGGCCTTCATGAGACTATGATAAGAAACTCTGTTGGCGAGGAGGCCAAGGCTAAAGAATTGATGGAGCTGGAGATTGATATAGCCAAGATGATTGAGTTTGGATATATAACTACCGAGGAGCAATTAAGAGATTATCTATATAAGGTTTTGAGAAGCAAAAAGGCTCTTCCTTTGTAATTTGATTTTAAATTGTATCTTTGTGACAAAGTTAATGACAATGGTATACGGTAACAAAGAAATAGTTCGGACGTTCACCGAAAACAACCCGCCTGCCGGGTACGTGGGCGGCTCTGTTGACTACCGGGTCCCGGCCAACGTCTATTTTGGCGATACGCAGGAGGAGGCTGACAGCAAGGCTGAGGATGATATCAACGCCAATGGTCAGGACTACGCCAACACATATGCCGACATAATACCGTCCGTATGGTATAATGATCAGGTATGCGATGAGTTTATTAAGAACAATTGCGTAAGCGGTAAGGGATCTAAGGAACAGGTATGTGTAGAGAAAGGTAGGTTTGTCTCTTACGTATCCAAGAAAGATGCCAATGATAAGGCTAGGGTGAAGCTTGGGCGGATCGGGCAGGGGGAGGCCAACTCCGTCGGGGCTTGCTGCGAGGACTGGGTCTCACAGCCTCTTCGTGGCTTGTTTTACAAGAACGATTGCGAGGCTGGCACATCAGGCGAGGAAGGTATTGTATATGAATTGCCAGCCGGAGCTATCATATCCGATATATCCCAGATAGATGCCGATACGTTAGCCTATAGGGAGTTCATGAAAGAAGGTCAGGAGAAGGCTAACGCCGAGGGTAGTTGTTCACCTGTATTCTATAATACGAAGATCGGTGATTGGTTCGAGAAGATATGTCCGTTCGGATATAAGTCCGGTAAAGTATATTACTCTATCAAAGCCAACAGGTTTAGGTCATGGATATCGGTTGAGGATGCCAACGCCAAGGCTCGTGAGGTCTTGATGGTAGAGGGGCAGGAACATGCTAATCTTAATCTTAAGTGCGAGAAATGGATTGATAATATCGATCAAGAAGATCAGTGTTATTGGTGATAATGCCTTTTTTTTTGTTTTTCCATAATTTATAGATTAGTGTTTGGAGGTAGCGGCTTATGGTCTCTACCTCCTATTGTTTCATACGTCTCGTTGTCTTATAATCAAACCAAATAAGTATCTTTGCTAAAAACATTAATATTATTAATATGTGTAATACAGGTGGTTGTTGTCATGATCATTCACGGGAACGTCCCGAAGAGTGTTGTCATGGCGTTAAGATAGATAGGTTTCTTAACAAATGCCCTAACGATCCTTGTGATCCTTGCGATCGGGATTGTCAGGAAGAACCTTGTGTTGGTTATGGATGTCCTATAACCTTGTATGATAAATGCGTCTTGTACTCAGGCGATGAGTTGGTAGCGGATGGTATAGATAAAGGTACTGATATGTCTGTCGTTATAGACTCATTGAGGCGTATTATAGCGTCTAGGGATAAGCAGATAGATTTATACCATCGTGAGGTTCTGGATTTGAGGAAGATTATAAACGAGCTTGTCAACGCCGGTGGTAGCGGCGGGGATAGCGGAACTGAAGAGGAGGTTTGGTGATGAACGGTTGCAACAAAAAACAATATAGGCCTACTGTAGACGACACGAAAGTACCGTGCTCTACGTACATGAGTACCGATTGTATTTACCCCGGTGATAAGGTACGTGTGGAATCATTGGGATTATCCCCTAATTGCGATATGTCCGATACCCTTAACGCTATGATAAAGGCTATACGGGATAGGGATGCTGAGATACTTGAATTAAGAAGAATGATCAACAAATTGATTTGATATGAGAAATAATTGTAATCCATGTAAGCCGGAATATAGACCTGGGGACGAGTGTAGTATCTACAGTTCCAATATCATATATGACGGTCGGTCGTTCCCTGAGGCAGATATCAGGAACGGTGATAGCATGAATAGCGTAATCGAGTCTCTGGTAAGGAAGCTGGTTGCCGTATCTGGTGCCACGGCATCCATCCAACGTGACTCGTTCAAGGGTGTTCAGGCTGTCAGGTTAAGATACGAGCCGTTGAATGTGCTCAGCGTTACCTATTGTGGTACTATCGTCCCTAATGACGGATATGTCGTTTCTGGTAGGTCCGTTAAGTTTAAGAAGAAATATTGCATGGGTGATGAGTTCACTGATGTTAATATCGTATATACTACATTGAATAGTAATATTTTAAATACTTCATGTTATGGCTAAGAGAGTGTACGATACGGTCTTGGCTTCCGATTGTGACGGCTGGGTATGTGGTGAGATCCTCAAGAAGGGATCTCTCCCCGTAGACAGGTTAGAGCTTGATTCTTTTTCAGAGGCTGTCAGGGAGCTTATAGAACGGTTTTTTGAGGAGGGATGGTTGCCGGATATGATCTGTGATCTTGGTTGTGGAGGCGCCAGCGTATTTGAGATTAAGCCTACTAACTTCGAGTATCCTCCTGAGGGTGGAGAGAAGATCCTTGAGATTATTGTCGGCAAGAGTGATAAATGGACTATAACGCAAGCGGATTGATATGGCTAGTAATTTAAAAGATATTCTTGCCAAGATCGAGCAAGGCTCCTCATGGGTGTCCTACGACAAGATTTCCGGTACCGGCCCCGACAAGGTGGCTATTAAGGTAGAGCCGGGATGGATGGGTAGGTTGCCTAGGGAGACTTACGTAGCGGTCGAGAAAGGCAAGGTTACGAAGCTCGCTACCATAACCCAGAAGGGCATGGAGCGGGTAAGCGTGGATCCGACCAATATCATGTTCGATATGGAGGGCGGGACGGCGGTCATCAACGCCAAGCTTAACTCCGCCTCGGTCAAGGCCTCCTGTCTTACCCTTGGTGGCTCGGTGAGCAAGTCTTATATAGTCTCCATGAACGTGAATGGCTTATCCATGAAGGTTCCGGAAGAGGATAGCAGATATATAGTGTATGCCGATCCTGAGGATCCCGGAGCCACTGATTTGTATGAGGCTAGCTTTGTCATAGCTATGCCTAAGAATATGGATAACGAACAACATCATGAGATGTTTGTCTTGAACGGTAAGGTTGTTAATATCAATCAACAGCCTAATGATATACCTTATATCATACTTGATCATGACTTTGATAACGTAACTAGTGAGAACGGTCAGGTTGTCATCGATATCAAGTCAAATACCGAGTATGATATCGAGCTGGTATGTTGCACTTGCGGTGATGGTAGTGAGCCGGAACCGGAACCACCCTTCAACGTGGATCCGCAAAGGTTGACGCTTAATAAGGATGGTGATACCCAAATCGTGAGGGTAGAGGCCGGAGATGATGTTTCATGGAGAATAACTGAAGGATAATATGGCAAGGGAAATAGATAAGAATTGTGTCGAGGGTAATTGCTTTGCCATTAACGACAAGAGCCATGGGGTAGGCGATAATAAGCTTAATATCGTATACAAGGCTAATTATACCGGTCAGATCTGTACGGCTAAGTTCCGTATAACGTCAAAGGACGGTAATATTGTCAAGGAGTATATGATAGCTCAGGACGCCAAGCCCGTTTATTATAATATCAAGATGGTTCAGCCGTTCACTAAGGACGACTGTCTGGCCAACCAGCATGGATCGGTGGTGTTGTATACGGTCGAGGAAAGGACTTACAAGTCGTTTATCTCGCAGGAGGACGCAGACGCCAAGGCTATGGAGGATATAGCCCTGAACGGTCAGAAATACGCCAACGAGCATGGTGAGTGTATAACTGATATCTGGTATAACGAGGAGCAGAGAAAGACGTTTATACGTAATAATTGCGATAAGTTCAGTGACGGTCAGGAATATGTTTATATCATTCCTGAGGGAAAGTACGTATCTTCCATCTCTCAGGAGGACGCCGATAGGAAGGCTATTGATGATATTGAGAAGAACGGTCAACAACAAGCCAATTTGGAGGGTGAGTGTAAGCCTAAGGAGAATATCTATTATGGTAAGTTTAGCAAGACCTTTACCCGTAACAATTGTGATTCCACCCAATACGGTACGGATGTGGTTGTTAACGAGACGATGGTTACGGGAGACTTCAGATCCATCGTGTCTCAGGAAGACGCTAATAGCCTAGCAAGGGCTGCTGTCGAGGCTCAAGGTCAGGATATAGCGAATATCAAGGGTAACTGTGAGAAGATACCGGTATTTACCGGATCGTACTCCAAGGTATTCCAGAGAACCAACTGCCCTGAGGGTTCTACCCCTGTTGACTTCACTGTGGACGAGAAGATGTGTTCTGGATATCCGTTCACTTCTACGGTATCGCAGGATGCCGCCAACAAGCTGGCGCAGGACGCTGTCGAGGCGCAAGGTCAGGCTATCACCAACGAGCGTGGCGACTGTCAGACTAACGTATACTATAACGTAAGGATGGAGAAGACAGTCACGAGAAATAATTGTGATGAGTTCCATATCGGTCAACCTTATACTTATGTCGTTTCCGCCGGTAAGTACTTCTCTATTGTCTCCCAGAAGGACGCTGATGATAAGGCTAAGGCTGATCTTGAGGCTAACGCCCAGCAACAAGCCAACCTAGAAGGTGAGTGTAAGGAGAAGACGATCTACTACGGTAAGTATAGCAAGGAATTTACCAGAAACAATTGCGATAAGACTCAGTACGGAACCAAGGTTACCGTGGATGAGACTATGGTGACAGGGGATTTCAGGTCTACCGTATCTCAGGAAGACGCCAACAATAAGGCTAAGGCCGCCGTCGAGGCTCAAGGTCAGGATGTGGCTAACGTGAAAGGTAAGTGCGAGAAGGTGCCTGTATATACCGGTACTTATACACGTACGTTTACCCGTAACAATTGTGGTACTGGCACTGGTGGTACTTATACGGTAAATGATAGGATGGTTGACGGTTATCCGTTCACGTCTACCGTATCTCAGGAGGATGCCAATAATAAGGCCAAGGCCGCCGTTGACGCCCAAGGACAGGCCCTTGCCAATATCCACGCCCTTTGTACGTACACCGGCCGTGCTTCCTTGGAGTTCACGAGAAACAACTGTGGTGAGTGTAAGATCGGATCTAAGGTGACGATCTCCCAAGATATGGTAGAAGGACACCCATTCCAGTCTAACGACTCCCAGGTCGCCGCTGACGCTATGGCCATGACCGCCGTACAGGCTCAAGGACAGTCTTTGGCTAACACCAAGGGTACTTGCTCTAACGCTACTATGTATACTGGTAGGGCTAGCTTCGAGTTCACTAAGAGCAATTGTGGAGCTAATCAGATAGGAGATCCGTTCACCGTGACACAGGATATGGTCGATGGTCATCCGTTCCAGTCTTGCGTATCGCAGGATGAGGCTAACTTGGTGGCTATGGCCGCTGTCATGAATCAAGGACAGAGGGTTGCCGATGAGCGTGGTACTTGCCATGAGGCTCCTAAATACACCGGTCATTATAGTGAGGTGTTCGAGAAGAATAATTGTCCATCCGGATTGATACCTTCATCTGTTAACGTTACGGAGGCTGATGTCACTGGTGGTCCGTTCTATTCTTATGAGAGCCAGTTCGCCGCCGATGAGCTTGCCAAGGCCGCTGTCAAGGCGCAAGGTCAGGCTATAGCCAATGATCGTGGTACTTGTGATGAGCTGAAGATATATGTAGGTAATTATAGCAAGGAGTTCACTCCTAAATGTCCTACTTGTCAGTACGCTGATCCTATTACCGTAACCCCGGATCTTATAGGTCAGTTCTTCACCTCAACCCGTTCTCAGGAAGAGGCAGACGCTTTGGCTAAGGCCTATATCGACAGAATGGGTCAGGCGTTCGTCAACAAGAACTACGATGATACGTGCCATACGAAGACCGAGCAACCAGTATGGGAGACTATAGAGACTGTATGTAAGGACTGTATCTCTCAGTTACATCAACGTAACACCAATACCTGTTATACTGATCCTGATAATCAAGAGCGGTATATAGCTGGTGGTAATAATACATGTTTCTGGTTTGGTACGGCATCCAAGGCCTTTACCCGTCAATGTGCGGATGGTGGAGTTGGAAGCTCTGTTACCGTAACTCAGAATGATGTTACGGATCCAAGTCCTAGCTCTGATGGTAAGTTTAAGTCATGTGTATCCCAAGCTGACGCTAACGCCAAGGCATTGGCCGCCGTGAACTCTCAGGGTCAGGCCGTGGCCAACTCGAAGGGCACTTGTACTTGGACAGGAAGCTATACCGGTCAGGTTCAGAAGAACAATTGCGCTGATGGCGGCGTAGGCGACATGGTATCCGTAAGTAGCGACAGGCTGCCGGGACATCCGTATACCTCCAACATATCTTTGGCTGACGCTAATAAGAAGGCCGAGAATGCTGTTCGTGGAGCCGATGGACAGAACTACGCCAATAAGAACGGTGGATGTACATGGACTTACGTGGCAAGCCGTGACTTCTATAAGAACAATTGCGCCGGAAGCGGGGTTGGTCAGAGAATAACGGTGACCTCTACGCAAGCCAACGGCGGTACGCCTATCACCAGCAAGGTTTCTTTGGCTGATGCAAGGAGCAAGGCAGAGCAGATCCTAGACCAGAGAGGACAGGATTACGCTAACCAGCATGGCACTTGTGTGTGGACCGGTACTGGAAGCGCTACGTTCTATAAGGATAATTGTGGTACATGTAAACATGGTGTCGCTCTATCCGTTCCTTATAGTGCCTTAGGATTGTCAGCGTTGACATCTACCGTATCTCAGGCGGATGCCGACAGCAAGGTTCAAAACGCTTTCAAGAATGATACGGCGACTAAGACCGCCGCTCAGGCTTACGCTAACAAGAATGGTGGTTGCGCCGATGACGATGATACCCCATCTTATGATGATTGGAATTATTATTGTAGTGGATGCGATTATCGTAGGAGTAGGAATCAGACCAATCCTTGTTCTTCAGCCTCAGATCAAGATGAGTTGGTTGAGTCCGATTCAAGATCTTGTGGATGCGGATGTGATAATACATACCGTATGGATAATAGCAGGTGTAATAATGGTAATAGCGAGGAGCATTATTCTAGCGAGTGTGATCCTACGGGACATTGGCAGAATGGCGGTGAGCATTGTTGTAATCCATATGACTACACTATCTATACCAATGAGGTATGTAAGGGATGTTCGGGCGAATGTGGTGATGTATGCGCTCCTAGCAGCCCTATGAAGGTTGTTTCTGCCGGAGAATATTGCAGGAGCACGGCTCAAGAAGCGTCTAGCGCCGCTTATGATGCTTATTCTAGCGCTAAGGAGGCTGTTCAGATTCTTGTTAATGCTAGTACATGCCCTTCTAAGGTTGGCAATGATGACCGATGGGGAAATGTCAAGGCCACGAACTGTCCTAGCAACTGTACTCCTAAGACTATCAGTTATAAGCAAATCGCTGGTAAATATGAGGCTTGTACCAAGGACGAGGCAAATAGGATAGCCGACAATAACCTACAGTCAGACGGTATCTCTTACGCTAATGGCTTGGCGCAGGCCGATAGATGCAATTGCGTGGAGCCAACGAAGAATTGGTCAGCCAACGCTTATGTCGATGGTGATCCTTGCAATGGCACTCCTTCGGGCACTTTAGCGCGAAGAGTAGAGGTCGAGATTACGTATACTAATGAATGTACTACGCAGAAGAGTTTGACGGTAACAGCCTCAAGCTCAGGGACTACTATCGGGAGTACGACAGTAACTATACCTACTGGATCAGGCACTAAAAAGGCCCTGATATCTTTTGGTCGTGGATATCCATGTAATTCTATCAATATAAGAGGAAGAGCTGGTGGTCAATGTTAAGAGTCTGATATATAATAAAAAGGAGAGGCTAACTAACCTCTCCTTTTTATTGTATATACATTATCAGCATTGTCCACCTGTGGTACAAGCCGCATGCGCCGTTCCTGGTCTTATGGCCGCTTGAAAACACATTCTACCACTAGTAGATCCACTACCAGTACCTATCGTAACCGTAGTACTAGTGGTCATCTCCATACCCGTGGAGGTATTCGCTTCCGCTCCTCCTGTCACTGTTATGGTTTTGCTGGAACTACACGGATTACTGTATTCCACAGTAAAGTTAATACAACTTCCGCTTTCACTGTAGTCTACCACGTTGGCACTCCAATTTTGTGGACAATCGCATCTATCGGCCTGCGCCAAGCCATTAGCGTAAGAGATACCGTCTGACTTGATGTGAATTTAGCTTATTCAATGCGTATTGTTTATCTATTAATTAAAATCATTAATATTGTATCGTTAATATTAATACATTAAGTTATGGCTTGCAATAAGAAAAAGAAAATGGCTAATGGAGGCAAGGTCTCCGAGAAAAAGAAACCTCAATTGAAATGTGGAGGCAAGGTTAAGAAAAAGAAGTAACAACCGGAGGGGTATATCCCCTCCTCAGTATTTAGCATATGAAAAATTCAGAATTTGTATCTAGAATCATAAATGATATGAACTCCATCAATAAGGACGCTCATGTCAGTAGGAGATGGATATTATCCATAGGAAGACAAAAGGCAAGATCATATATAGCCCAGAAGTATGCTGATGGAACCTTGTTCGGCGAGGAATCACTGTATACTCATATCAATTGCATGGAGATGGAGAGGGTTCGGAAAATTGATTGTTGTTTTGATGAGTTTAAACTATGCAGGATACTTATGAGATCCAAGAAAAGATTGCCCGATATGATATATACCCGTATAGGTCCGGCTATCATCAAAGTATCAAATATCATGGATGATATTATATTTACCTCCATATCGTTAAGAAAATACGCTAACAACAAGGAACGTAAATATGGGAATATAGATCAATATTATTACTATGTAAATGATGGTTATATCTATATACCAGATATTAACATAGAGGCTATAAACGTGGATCTTATTACCTTGGATAGAAAAGCGGCTTTAGAGTTATCCGGGTGTGGAGCTGAAAAAGATAAGCCATGTACATCTCAATGGGATTATGATTTCATATGCCCAGACAAGCTTCTTGAATATGTGGTTTCCGAAACATTAAGGGAAACTATAACCAAATTGCAGATCCCTACGGATGAGAACCCGGATATGGATATTAATAAGAAAACACAAAAAATTCAGTAAACATGAATCTAATAAGATCAATAATCAATTTCTTCGGTTTCAATGACGCCATAGTTGACGGTATAGGCGAAAGAGGGATGAGAGACAGCTCTATCATAAGATATAATGAGGTGCACGATATGTATGACAAGATCATAAAGGATCTTGGGGATATATCAGCTTACGTATCCAAGAACTATATCTATGATAAAATAAGGGAAAGGACAGGATTAAGCACCAGACATATTAGTAGGATATTGAATCATACAAAGAAAAAGGATCTTAGATTTATATAAGATAAAAAGGAGAGTCTAACAAGTCTCTCCTTTTTTATTATCAACATGATCCAGATCCATCTCCGCTGTCAAAATAAGCGTAAGCCCCAGATGATATCCCGTAATTGGTCGTAGTAGAACCACTGAATGATCCAGATCCGGATGGTATGGTGATTACTCTTGTTTCATAGGTAATTATATACCTAATCATGTATATTATTTCTTGTATTAGGATTGATTGATTATATTTGCGGTATGGATATAAAATCGTTTAAGATATTAAATCAGTATTTTCTCCGGTTCTATAGGTCAATAATGTCTAAGAACGGTAAGAGGAGGAAGCATACGATCGTGGACAAGAATGATATTCTCGAATGTCAGTCCTTGATATGGAAGGTTATACGTGATAAGTATCTGGAGAATGAGGGTGGGGTTTATATAAACAACATCGGTTATCTGTGCCATAAGATAAATCCTAATCGTAAGATATATCTGAATAAGCTTACCGGTACTATTAACAGACGTGGAACGGGTGGATATTCTTATGTCCATACGTGTATTGATTTTATGCCTCGGAACAAGTATTTCCATCTCTATATTTCTCCGGCGTTGAACAGGGAGTGTAGGTTGGCTATGGAATCAGGTAGGAGATATAAGTTCTTGTACCGGGAGGTTGAATCGGAGAGTAAGGTATTTGGAGTTAAATGGGTTTACAAACTGTAGAAGTTTTTGTGATCCAGTTAGCCCGTGAGGGTAGACTGGATTTTTTTTGTATCACGGATTCAAATACATATCTTTGTGCAAAAGACTTAAATATGACGATAAAGGGCTTATTGGCCGAGATCAAGGCCGATTTACATAAATACGATGATAGCGGGGCTATAGATACCTCATCTGTTTATAGGTGGGCTGAGATCGCTTTAAAAAGGTTTGGGGGTGTTATAGCCGTCATGTCCGAGGCGATTGTCAAGACCAGCAACAAACAGGCGGTATTACCTTCCGATTTCTTCGACATGCTTGACGCCTATAGGTGTGAGCCTCTTGTCTGTGAGATTCCGGGGGGCGATAAGGCTAAGGCTGACCTCCAACACGAGATCGGCTGGGTCGAGCGCACCGAGCGCGGCTTCCGTTGGAACTCCTGCACGGAGTGCTGTAAGGAGGAGTTTGAGAAGACGATCACGGAGAAGCTATATATCGGGTCTCACGAGGTTCGTTTCCATTATCATCATCCCGTAAGGTTATCCATAGGTCGTGGGCTGAGGCGTGATTGCGCCGCCGACAAGTATCGGGATAAGTATGATTGGGATAATTATGATATAACTATATCCGGCAATGCTATGTATACCGGGTTTGATGGATTTATTTATATCATATATCGTGCTACGCCTAAGGACGATGACGGTCTCCCGTATATACCTGAAACGGCGTTAGGTTATCTTGAGGATTATGTCGAGACGTATATCAAGATGAAGATCTTCGAGAACGCCGCCGTTAACGGTTTGATACAAGGGGCTGGTGATGCTTATAAACTATACGCCCAGCAGGAGCCGGGTAAGTTCGCTAGGGCCATGAAAGAGCTTAAGATGTCGATGATTACCTTGAATGATTACCGGGAGCTGGCTGAGGATAATAGGAGGAGGATGCTGTCTTATGAGCGTATGTGGCCCAACGCTTTTGATAAGTATATTAAACTGGTTTAACAAAATACGATGATATGGCTGATTGGATACATTTAGATAAGACAAGTGGTACCGGACCTGCTGAGGTTAGGGTTACCGCTGATGTCAATGAGACTGGAGAGATACGTCAGGCTACGTACAAGGTTATAAAAGAAGGCACCAAGGAGGAGAAGACGTTCGTGTGCAGGCAGGAGTCGGTCCCGGTGGTTATTATCCCGGAGTTCGACTACCTAGTGCTTAGGTATATCTGGGCTGACGAGGACGGCGTTGACTTTGACACGGCTACCGGTTTCGATAACACCGGCCTCCCGGATGTTGACGGCAAGCTGGTTGGTTGGAGTAAACAGTACCAGACCACGCAGGAACGGGTAGGTGATTATCTCATCCATGGTGGTGATAACATGGAATCGGGTAATGAGGCAGCTTTGATCCAGATGGGACCGTTGTTGGATGGCGATAATTATGATAAATTACCTCTTGAGATCAGATGCAGTATATACGGTAACTGGTATGGTGGTCGTGAGAAAGGTAATATCACTATCAAATTCACGGCATATAAGGGCGGTTCTATGGAGAAACGTAGATATGATTTTGTCAATATCGGAGGCGAGGAGGTTTATACCGGTAATGCCCCGACCAATGTATCCGCCCACGGAGAGGATAATTGGCAGGATATAAGAACCTCGTATTCTAAGGTGGGCACGATGATTTATAACAAGGAATCTCGTGACTGTATTGTAAGAATAGGTGAGTGATTGTTCTTTTTCATAATACAAATATCTATCAGCTCTCTCGTCCGTGAGGATGGGGGAGTTTTTTGTTTTTTAGTCCTTTACTTATGACATGTTTGATCTTTTATTGCGTGGGAATAATCTAGCTTTGCCGAAAACTAGCATTATGATCGCATTAAATGATGTCAATAACGAACTCCATGTCCGGTTGTATATATTGGAGGTGTTCAAGGATTATGTTCGGGATGATGATTTCGACGAGCTTTTAGATAAGGCATTGGATTTTGTCATGGAAGGCGTTTCTATGCCTAAGGTGCCGGTAAAAGATACTACTATGAGCGATATATCAAGAAGTATTATCGCCTTGACCACAGGTATAGGGTTTGATGGTAAGATAAACAAAAGTCCTCTGGAATTGGCTTATGACAGATGTAGGATGAGATATGTTTTCGATCCTCGGAATCGTGACATACATGGCGTTGTCGTTGGTTATTCCAATGATTTCAATAGTCTGGTGGCCGTGTGCGACGAGGGATCGAAGAGAGGAATAGATAAAGGATCTACCGATTTTGTGGATGTCAATGAGAGATACGTTACTAACGGGTTCTTCTACATATCCGTAGAGGACGCCGATAAGCAATCAAGCTACATGGGAAAAAATCCATAATTATTATGTTTTTGTATTTTCATTAGGGGTAAACGTTGCAAAGTGTTTAGATTTTCCTTCTGGCTTGTGAGAGTCAGAAGGATTTTCTGTTTTTGTGCGATTTGAATGTTTTGCATAATACGTACGGTTTGTTAGAATCCGCCACATAAGTGATTATCTGGCGGATTTATTATATTTGCGAAAAAGATAAGATCGTGCAAAATAACTCTAACATAGCGGTTCCCGATTCCGGGATGAACAGGGATAAGCATCCACAGGACCTATCCCCGTATGAGTACAGTTTCGCCTTGAACGCTACCATAGAGGGTGACGATGGGAGTCAGATTAAGATTCAGAACGAGCCTAGCACCCTTTTATGCAAGCGATTCGATGGCTATAAGGTTATTGGGTATAAGAATGATATAGCTGGTGATAATACTTATTTTTTTCTCGTGAATCCTGATAACAATACCTCTAAGATCACGTTCATGAGGTCATTGGATTATGTCAAGACCGTAGAGGATCAATTAGCAGGATCAGGGAAAGATATTCATCGTATCCTTGGCGAGAGACTTGAGGAGTCGGATGGTCGTTTCGATGAGATATGTGATTTGATGGAGGTGTTGATAGAGGATGGGACCGATGACCCTTGTCTTAACTTCTCCATTCATCACCCGATTTTCGATATAGAGATCAAGGATGAGAAATGTGGGAAGGTGATATACTGGACCGATGGATATAATCCCCAGAGATATGTTATGGTCGATAAGGCTCTTAATCCGGATGATGATGGTGACTTTTGGTATCATTACCATGGGTATAAGACATGTGGGGATGATAAGCCAATAAAGAGGTGTAGGCTGGCTTGCGAGAAGCTTCTGGTGTTCCCGTTGCTGACGGCCCCGTGCGTGGAGCCTGAGGTCGTGGAGTTCGGGGGGAGCCTGCGTGCCGGGACCTACCAGTTCTGCGTGGCGTTGTGCGATGAGTTCGGGATTGAGAAGACCGGATATTGCTCATTGACCAACCCAATCATGTTATTCGATCGTCAAGATATGGTTATCCGCGATGGTTTATGGGGTAAGTCAACCAACATGGGTATCCGCCTTACCGTGTCTAATATAGATAAGCAGGTATCTCATTATAAGATAGGCGTTATACAGAACACGGTTGGGTTTAATGGTGAGCAAAGCCCGGTTCTTGAGTATTTCATAGAAGGTATACATCCGATAACGGAAAGGACCATCTATTACCTTACGGATCAGTATAGCGAGCGTACGACCATGGAGAAGTTATCCAAGGAAATACCGGTATATAAGACAGCCAGAGGCATGACGTCTGTCGGGAATCGTCTTCTTCAATACGGATTGACCGTGGAGAATGAATGGAATCTTCAACCGGTCGTTAATTTCTTGGGTCATTTCGTTAAATGGCAGACATCGATAGCCACGGAGAATCTATATAAAGACGGTGTGGCTTGCTCTAAATACGCCTCTTTCATGCGTGACGAGGTATATCCGTTGGGTATAAGATTCTTTACCAATACGGGATACAGGACAGCTAGATTCCCGCTTATCCCTCGTCCGGCCACAAGGGAGGAGATGGAGGTTATCGTTGATGAGGACGGCAACTCTGAAGACCTATCAGCGGCTTCGGTATTGGAGAACAACCCGCAGTGCGCCGGGAACAGCCGCCGTTATCTTTGGCAGTTTAAGAATACGGCAAAGATCATAAACGACCCGTCTTGGGGATTTGATGATTTTGGGGGAGAATGCAAGAATCAGCTAGATGTTAAGCAACTCAGATATGTAGAGCAGGAATATGCCACGGTAGGAGAGACCCAATTCGTTATCAACACGATGGGGGAAGATGTTACGGTAGATGATGCTATTGATTATATCGCTGATAATATAGAGAACTTGTGTGATATCATAGAATCTAATGTAGGTATTACTGACGAGTTATGCGCTGCTATATCATTGCCAGAGGATCAAGACGGTATAAAGGCTCCCGATTTCCCTAGTGGATGTGATGATATCGAGAGGATAGAGACCAGGACTATATTGGATAAAAACTCTTTGGTGGATTCTAGGATTGATTTTACGTATAAGCTGGCTAGTGATTATACGGAGACCGAGCCTACCACCTTAATACAAAGTAATGCCGAGTCACAAAGGAAGTTCTCTGTATTGTGTGATTTCGATAATTATTCCAGTGGAGGTAAGAATATCATAGATCTGGTTCAGGAATGGCTGGATGGCCAGGATGAGGATAAATTCCCGTCTGATATAGACTCCTCCGCCCTGGTCTTGTGTCAGGATATGTCTAATGTCCGGCAGTTATATGATGAGGGTATATGTACTAATGGGTGTTCGGTAGGTGATCCTCACGTGAATCCTACTATTAACGATGTTCAACTTCCTACATTCCAAGGGGGTAGGTCATTGGGTAAGTGCACATATTTGTATCAATATCCCGGATGGGAAGGAAAGAAGCATACGGAGACGATGCTTGATCAGTTAATGGATACGATGGAGGCTTATTTCCCCCAATATGAGAGTCAGTTTGGTATCGAGAACGCCATGTGTCTTTTTGGCGATGGTGATAATTCTAAGTTTAATACCGGTATAACTACTGACTGGGAAGGTCGTGTGTCTATGCAGAATGATATTGACGCCAAGACCAATTGGTTCGGTAGAAGCAACTTGACTTATTTCAAGTTCTATCCACATGTATCCTCATACGCCAGATGGGTGGAGTTGGATTACGAGAAATACATAAGTGGTTTATCCGATCCTGATAACGGTATTATGTATATAGAGATGATGGGTAACTATAATTATCCGATCGGCGACTCGTCATCATACAATAAGGTTCGTATAACGTTTTTCTCGGACAAGGAAGGTACCGTGGCTCCTAATCCTTTGGCTAATGATGCCAAGAAAGGTGTTATAGTGAATTACGTGGATCATAAGATATTTATGATGCCAAAGTACTTGTTCTGGAATGATGACAAGACTACTTTCCATAAGATATATGTTTGCATCGAGCCTGCGGTATGCGTGTTCTTCACCGGTTTCGCCATGAGGCAGGACATGAAGGAGCTTGCCGGATTCTATACGGCCGGCACCGCCATCTTCCCCGCCCCGTTCTGTTTTGGCATTCGGCCACTGGAGGTGAAATACGTATTCTTCTTCACAAAAGAATTGAAATTAAGGAGATTCGTTACCTATGAGGCGAAATGTATCTCATGTGGGGATAAACCCGCTGACTGCGCTCCCAGATCATATCAGTACGGTAATTTCGGATATTGGGAGTCTACCAATAAGTATCCGGCTAATTTTGAGTTGTATGATTCAAGTAAGATCGGGATATCATCGGGAGGATCAAAGAGGAAGGACATAATAGATTCTTTGACGAAATACTATGGGTCTCCTAAATCAGTTGGGGGTAAGTCTTATTTCACCGGTAATGGGGGTAACGCTGAGTATCCCAATACGTCAACCACGTTTTGTCAGAGACCTATACGTCATTACAAGTTTCCGGATAACTCTGTCGCTCCTTTCATGGGTAATCCGTCTCAACTGACCGGTCAATATGGAGTTGACTCCTATATTTATCCTATGGGGGTGATGCTTGATGACGATATCGTTAATGAGTTTCTGGATATAGCGGTAGAGAACGGTCTTATAGATAAGGCTAGAAGAGATTCTATAATAGGATATGAGTTGTATAGGGGCGATAGGACGTTGGATAAGAGCGTTATCGGGACCGGTCTGGCTTATGATATGTTTAAGTACGATGATCCAGACGGATCGGCTAACCTTTATCCTAATTACCCTTACAACGATTTGTCTGATGATATGTATATCTATAAGGATATTAATCGTGAGAAATTTATAACGCATCCGTTTAACAGGAGGGGTAATATTTGGTATTCATTCTTAAGCCCTGATATTGCCTTTAACAAGCCTGACGCTCCCACCGAGTGCCTTGTTGATGGTTATCAATTAGGTAAATCCTCCGGTATATTCAGGGAGGTGGAGGATCACCCTAAATGGACGATATTAGGGAGCAAGGCTTACAGTATGGCAACGTCATTGGCTACGGTGGAGGCTATGGCTAATTTAATATCCGCTATAGCTGAGTATACATATCAGTCGGCTTCACAGCAATATGTCGGTGGAGGCGTGTTCTTTTTAGCCAACCCTGTCGGCATAGCGCTGACGGCTATCCGTCTGGCTACGGGTATCGCCAAGGCCACAGCCCAGTCCGTGGTGGATATAGGCAAGTACAGGTATCAGTGGTTAACGGCATTGATAGATAGGGGACCTAGACGGAACTATGCTTATTATTATACTTCTGTCGCTCATTATAATTTATTTTACCAAAAAATAGGGGCGTCGGAGCTACGTGGATTGTCAACGGCCAAATATATCAAGAGCGGGTTGTATCCGGTTACAGACATCTCGTCACAAGGGGGAACCGTAGGTGGTAAGCCTATTATCATAAACAACCTCGATCGTGAGCATTCGTTGTTCATGTCATTTGGTATGGATAAGTATATGCTTGAATATCCGGAGTTGGTTTCAAGTTACGATACCAGTCGTATTCAGGATGAGTGTAATATTCGTAACGATGAGGTGGCTGGTATGACGCCTCATTTTATGACACGTGAATCTTTCGTATCCTGTCCTTATATGAGGATAAAGAAATATTCTCCGGCTCAATACGGGCAGATAGAGGATATCAGGTGGGTATCGTTAGGCGGTTGCGGGTTGATGGATGAGAATAAGCGTAAACCTGTTTTTGGAGGTGATGTATTTATATCAAGATTCTCACTTAAGAGGAAGATGCCTATGTTTTACTTGACTCAGTTCGGTCAGGGGGACATGATACCATTCCCTTATTACGATTATCGAAACATCGGGTATCCCCGTTATTTCGTTAATTACGATACCGGGGAGGATTATCTTAATAAGACCGATACGGATACCGGATCGCTATACTCTTTCCCTAGCCGGAAGAGCGCTTATGAGATGGTTTGCAAGACCGGAGATATGTATCTTGGCGGTCGTTTCTTCCTATACTTCTATGGCATACCTCAGTTTCTTGTGGAGTCTGAGATCAATTGCAATTTCCGTATAGCCGGGCCTGAGCCTTACGAGGGGTTTTATCCGGAGGTAGGGGATTATATATCATGGACTCAGGAGCGTAATGTCCCTATATCAAGGGATAATGTGTTTAAGATAAGTCCTGTGTATAAGAATCGTTTTACGCTAGGCGGAAGGTCATTACCAGAGACGTATGATAGCAATTTTTGGGACTGCGCTTACCAAAGACCCAACGGCGTCATATGGAGCACCGCCGACGTGTCGGAGAATGGCATGACCGATCCTTGGCTGTCGTATAAGCCTATGGATTACCATGAGTTCAAGACCTCTTTCGGGAAACTTATAAGCATGAAAGGGATAGAGTCGGATCAGATACTGGCTCGCTTCGAGAATCAGGTAGGGTTGTATAACGCCATAGACGTGTTGGCGGAGAGAATATCCCCGGAGAATAGCGAGATAGGGACAGGTGGTCTTTTCGCCTCTCGTGGTATCGAGTATAATAATACGACGTTAGGATATTCCGGGACCCAGAGCCGGGATATGATCAGTTGTGAATTTGGGCATTTTTGGGTCGATTTAAGGCGTGGTCAGGTGTTTAAGGTAGATTCTAACGGCAGGAATCTTACGGAGGTCACACCGGGGCTTAGAAACTGGTTTAAGGAGCATCTTCAGATGAAGATCATCCGTAGCCGGATATATAACGCTGATACGGACGCTGAGTTGTCTTATTATGATATCGATAACAAGTTCTTTGGTATAGGGCTATCCATGGGCTGGGACAATCGGTTCAAGAGAGTTCTGATAACCAAGAAAGATTATATACCGGTAGGGAATCCGAGCGAGTACCAATTCCGTGGCGGCCGGTTCTACAGGAACGGGCAGGCGGTGGAGCTACAGGACGCCAGCCATTTCACGGACGTCTCGTTCACCGTTGGATATAACTGCCTGAAGGGTGAGTGGAAATCATATTTATCCTACACCCCTGATTATTATATCGAGCACCAGCATTATTTCCAGTCTGGAAAGAACTACTCAAGTGAAAGTCAGGAGATAGGGTTATGGTCTCATGGATTGACCAACCAATCGTATCAAGTATTTTACGGTAAGCTATATCCGTTCGTTATAGAGGTACCAGTACGTGAGCAGTATGTGAATAAGATCCTCACGAACTACCAATATAGGATGGATGCCAGAAGGTATCAGGATGAGGTTAATTACCAAATTCTTAGGACTACCGGATTCAATAAGGCATGGTTTTATAACGACACCAACAACAGTGGTGAGCTTCGGATGGTTATCGCTGACAAGAACGATATGAGCCAGCGGTTAAGGTATCCTGTAACCAATGACGATAGCCGTGAGATACTGGTGACGGAGGTTGATCAGAAGATAAATATAAATGACTATTTTAACGAGGTCAAAGACGATACTAATAACCTCCCGGTATGGATCAAGGATGTGAATGACATTGACCGGAAGATCGATCCTAGGGCTGTCGATTATCATCGGAGGTGGCGGGATCGTCTTCGTGGCGATTGGTTCTTGGCTAGGTTCGTGAATGACATTGAGAGCCGGTTCAAGATGATAGTACGTTGGTTTAGCAGCGATGAGAAAGTTTATTGAGGTGATTATATACCTTTAAATATTTGATGTTATGGCAGCAGGGAAAACTAGCAGTAAAAAGAAGGGCAAATGCCCGAAATCAGGATGTATCAAGAAAGTAGGGAGTGATTGGCGAGTGGTCAGTAACAAGACCGGTAAATTATGGCCGGCTAAGTACAAGTCTAAGGAGAAAGCTAAAGGAGCCTTGGCTGCTTATCACATGCATTAGCGTATAAACGGGTACATGATTTATTATGTACCCGTTTCGTGTTTTTAGGCTTATGATATTATGGTTATCTTTGTGAAAAACGTAATATATGTCTAAGAAGAATAAACCGGAGGAAATCCCATCGTGGATAAAGGATTTATATAAGGAGGATCTTAACCGGGTTGTCAATGGCGAGCGTCCTATGTATTTCAGAGGTATGGATGATAGTCCTTTGAGAAACGTGTCCCCGGAGTTTGATATCCTTAGCGGAGGAGCCGCAGTTAAAGGCATGAATGGGATAAGAGGTACGTTGTCCCCGTTGAATAACGGTATGGGTAATTATAATTTCAGCCTCAGGGGTATAAATAAGAAGATAGGTGAGCTGGTTGATGAGGCGGGATTATATCTACCTGAGAAATTAAGACCTGTATATCGGACTGTGGTGGATGCTATGTCGAGTTCCAAGGATAAGGGGTTGGGTCATATCACGCAGCCGTTGGCCAACGCCCTATACCCAGCGGACGAGCGGCGGAACCGGCGCATGGACGGGGAGCATCCCGTTGGTTACGTGGATGCCATAGACGGTATATGGCCCAGAGAGAAATATGGGCTATGGGGAGAGAAGATGGATAAGAAAAAAGGGGGTGGATATGTGGCTTCAAGGGATAACACCTCCGTTGGATCTAGTGGCATAAATCTTAATACTGAATATGGTAAGAAGATAAATGATGGAGTTGACATTACCGAGATTATAGCTGGAGGTATCCCTATTATCGGGGATGTTATGGATGTGAGAGATTTTGTGGAGTCATCGAAGGCTGGGGATGGTTTAGGAATGACATTATCAGCTTTAGGGCTATTCCCGGTATTAGGTGAATTTTTTTCTTTCGCTAATAAAGTAAAGAAGATTCCTCTGCCAGAAGATAAACGTAAATTGTATGATTTTCTTGTAGATAATGATCTTGTGGATAAATATGTTCATGATGAACCTTTGGTTAGGGATTTTTTTAACAAGGATGTTCATGATAGAATTTCAAGGAATTATAACAATCTCCCTGATTCTTATAAGGCGGCTGTGGATTTGATGATTGATAATGGTGTTGATCTCCAAAATATAAATGATGTGTCTAACAAGCATATTAAGGATAAGATAGATTCTATGCTTGATGATAATGGGAAACGGTTGGAAGAAGCTTACAATCTAAGGGTATCGGCGGATTCTGATTTCGATGATTTTAGATATGAGGTATCCTCCGCTTTGGATAATAGTAATGCTAAAGGGTTTTATACTAGTAAATACAATAAGGTTGTTACTAGGAGCGATGAGAGTTTATCTAACCTATCTCATGAGTTTAGGCATAAATATGATTCAAGTAATAATTATAATAAGATTTATTTATCCGAAAATGATAAGTCATTATTAAAAGACGCTTATAGGGCTGACCCAAACTCATCAAGTAATGAGATATCAGAGAAAATAGCTTTTAATACTCAAGCTAGATTTCGCTTGTGGAATAAATTTTATAATACATATGGAAGGACTCCATCTATTGATGACCTTGATAAGTATATCGATAGTATGGATGAGATTGATGTGTACAACCTTGTGAGTGGTATAGGTGGCAATTATGCTGAAGATTATTCCAAGAACATGTTTGGAGCTACGGGAAAGGTATTGAAAGAATCATCGGATAAAATAAAAAAAGCCATTAAAAATGTTCCTGCTATTTTGCCGGCGGCTATAGTTGGTAAGATGTTGATGGATGATGATAAGGAGAAGAAAGATAAGGGAGGGGCCGTAAGCACAGGTAGGGCTTATGGAGATGGTAAATATGTAATTGATCCTGACAGATCAGAGGATAATAAGATGGTTGTGTATGATGAGATATGGGATTATCTGACCGATAAGAAGGGAATACCACAAACGCAAGCTATCGGTATCCTGTCGAACATCGCCGCCGAGTCCGGAGGGGACACCGAAGCCCTAGGAGTCGCCGGTGATTTTGGCATCCAACAATGGCTTGGACCGAGGAAGAAGGAGCTACAGCGCAGGTATGGGAAGAAACCGACATTGATACAGCAGTTGGATTATCTCGTGGATGAGTATCAAGGCAAGGTCCCGGGGTTAGGTTGGAACTACATCAATCAAGGAAAGTTCTTTGACAAGGATGCTCAGGGGAATGAGTATAACTATTATATGTATTCTAAATCCGATTTCGATAACGCTGTCAACTACAAGGACGCTACCGTGGCATGGAATCAAGGATACGGTAGGCCTCTTGGATCGACCTTGAGAAATAAGAAGAGATTTGAGTTCGCTGATATGTTCGCTAATAGGTATGGTGTCCCGGAGAACGAGCCAATGAGATACGAGTTCGGACAGCGGGATTCGGGCACGGGGGACGGAGGTCAGCAGCCCGTACCTGAGACGGTAGCCCCTGCCAATCCTTCTTTGGCTTCCCACCCTTCCATAGATAGCTGGTGGGAGAAGGAGGGTCAAGATCTGTTATATAAGATGCTAGCTCAATCTGGCGCTAACAAGAAAGCCATAGAGGACATCGCCAATAATATTAAGAATGATCCTCAATCGGAGGCGCAGATAGCGGAGACCGAGCGTATGCGTATGGAACAGGCAAAAAGGCAGTTGGTTCTTAATATGATACCGGGGTTAAGCCTTAACATAAAAGGTGTGAGTAGAAATAATAGTTAGTATTTTAATGTTAAATAATTTGTTATGAATAAGTTGTTGTTTTTATTTGATGTGTTATTTAAGGGGACTTGTTTTACCCCCACCCACCCTAGTAGTTTAGGATGGGGGAATAGATGGGTAGATGCTATGGCTGATGATAGGAGGATGGTTATAGCATTGTTAGTAAAATATCTAAGGGGAGGTATGTTATGAGAAGACGTGTAATGACAGGTCCCAAAAGCTTGGATGTATTGTGTACATACACTTATAATAGTAATAATTACCATACATTTGTAGCTCCAAAGTCGGCGTATTATTATGTTGAGTGCTGGGGTGGTCAAGGTAATTATGGTTACAATGATAGCGAAGATAGGTTTACCAGATCCAATGACCCTGGGTATGGTGGATATGTGGCTGGATTTATCAAGTTAGTTGGTGGTGATATCATTTATGTGTATTGTGGAAATGGTGGACTTAAGCAGACGGGTAATGTTGTAAAATATAATTATAATGGAGGAGGTTCAGGGCATTCAATGACTAATGAGAGCGCTGGAAGGTATATCTATGAGGGAGCCGGGGGCGGAGCTACAGATTTGAGGTTGTCCAACAATAGCGATCCTCTAAACTTAGATTCTTTAAAGTCCCGTATTATGGTATCCGGGGGAGGTGGTGGAGGATGTGAGTATTATTTTGTTGGGCACGGAGGATCAGCGGGAGGGTTGAAGGCGTATCTGGGGGGCTATGCCAAGGGAACTCCTGCATCCCAAGTAGCGGGAGGATCTAACTCCGGCAATAATTTAACTAACGGAAATGGAGGTCTATTAGGAGTGGGAGGAGGATGTGGTTTTGATGGCGTTTCGTATTCCTCTGGTGGAGGAGGAGGCTTTTATGGAGGACCAAGCGGCGGGATATCGTCGGACGCTATTCAAGCTGGTGGTGGAGGATCCTCGTATATATCCGGTCATCCGGGATGCGTGAAATATGATAAATATGTATTTACTAACACTAAGATGATAGATGGGAACGGGTTCGTATGGACAGATGTGAAAGGGGAGTTAGAAAAAATGCCTAATCCTTTGGGTGGATTATATGATTTAGGAAAGGGACATATAGGTTCTGGATATTGTCGTATATCTATATCCCAATAAATATTTATATATCTAATCAGCTTTAGTGTTATATTTGCGAAGTAATTAAACGTTTTAGATATGAAAAGATTGTTATTTTTATTTGCTATGTTATTGACGCCGTTCGCTTTGATGGCGCAAGAGGTAATCCCATCAGAAGGGGCTATCACTATTGATTTAACTACCTTCACCGGCATCATGGCTTTCGTCACGATGTCAGCTACGCAGTTAGCCAAGGTTGTGCCGTATATTGACACCCATAAGTGGGCTAAAGTCCTATCCGCCGTAGTCATAGGTATGCTGGTTTGTATATTAGTGTGGTTTCTAAAGGTGTCTCCATTGCTTATAGGGAGTGAATGGTGGGAGGCTCTATTATATGGAGTGGCTGTAGGTCTCAGTTCTGCCGGTTTCTATGATTTGGTTAAGGCTATAGGATCATTATTCATAAAAAGAATTTAATTCTGTACATAATAATAGCATTTGCTGAGAGACTCATCGTTGTGAAATGATGAGTCTCTATTTTTTTTAAACTATCTTTGTGTCAGAACGAAATTAATTTGATATGAGCAAGTATGTAATCAAGAGGAAGATACCTAAATATCAAGAGGCCGGGGAAGTCACCCCTATTATGCCCGGTAATGTTGTTGGTCTTCAGGGTATTGGAGTGGAGCCTTTGGTTTCGTCTACCCAGATAGGATTTGATATTCAGCAGCCTGATATTAATACCATTGATACAAGTGATTTGAGCGCTTTGGTTGACAGTAATAAGAAGGTTGATAAGTCTGGTAGTACGGATGTTTTTGATTTTACCACTATCCCTTACTATGGTGCTGATGATATAGGATCTAGGTTCACTCAGATGGGTCGTGGTATAGGACGTATGAGAAGCGAGGGATATGGCGATTTATCCACCGGGGCTAAAACAGCTAATACGATAACTACCATAGCCTCGGGAATTAGTGGTATCATGGGGTTGGCTCGTAACGTGGTTTCTGGGATAGCGTCAGAGAAAGGTACTCGTACCAATATTAGGTTAGCTCAGGAACGTGAGGCTAGGCAAAGAAGGCAATCCCAAATGCAGTACAAGGATGGCGGGGGCGTTTATCTAGGACCTAATAATAGGTTTGATAGCGGAAGCCTTACCGGTGAGTATCTGTATCCGTTACCTAAGTCGATGGAAGATCAAGCCAACGTGGAGGTCGAGAAGGGCGAGTACGTGGAGCAGCCCGGGGAGGCGCCGATGGAGGCCATGGGGCAGAAGCACGCCGATGGGGGAACGCCTGTTTCTTTGGAGCAGGGTACGGAGGTTATTACCGATGACACCACCATAGAGCCGGATTTCGCTAAATACATCAGAGATACGTATGGGATCAAAGCCACGCCTAAGGATACGTATGCTACGTTAATGGACAGGTATAAGGCTAAGATCGGTCTTAAATCGGCTTACGATGATCAGAAAAAGGCGCTGGAGAAGCTGAAGAAAAACGATAAGATAGATGACGAGAATACAAGGCGTTTAAACGCCTCCGTATTATCTAAGGCTATAAATGATAGTAACGATACCGTTAATGGCTTAGAGGGAAGGTTTACGGACTTCGCTAATGTCATATACAAGGAGCAGGAAGACCGGAAGATGAAGAAGGATGAGGATACGTATTTCGCCAAGGGAGGTGAGATAGATAACATCATATCCAGATCCATGAAAGAATACGGTCTTACGGAGGAGGATATAGCTGAGGCTAAGAAAGAGCTGCTTAAGAAAGTGGCTGGTATTCGCCAGAAGATGGAGATAGGAGGCACGTCTTTGTTCGGTCGTAAATTAACTTTCCGCCCGATCGAGAATAGGTTCAACAATGATCCTAACTATTTCGGTTATCAGCGCCAAGGAACTGATGGCTCTTATGGAGGTATTAATACGGATGAGAGGTTGAATTATTATAAGACATTCAATCCGGCCGCTTACGATGCTTATATGGGAGCTTCAGAGGGCACTAGGGCTAGGGCGTTGCAAGACGCTATCTACGGTCAGACAAGTAGCTGGATGGGCTTGGCTACGGCTGAGAACCCGATCATCGCCAACGCCGAGGCGCTTCGGGATTACACGACGCTCGTTTCCTTTGGCGGTGAGGATAGTCAAGGTAATTACCCGGAAGACAAGAAAGCCGCATATCATGATAGGATGAGAGACAATAAATTAGGTTTGTTTACCACATCTCGCCCTATGATCGGTCTAGACGTTGTTACAGAGGAACAGCATAAGGCTCTTAACGACGCTGGTATCACTCATTTCAGTCAACTGTTTTCTGACAAGAATAAAGATATCGTTAATAAGATACTTGGCGAGGATATGCTTAAGATGCAGGCATTGAGATCCATGAAGGGAATGGAAGGTCTTGATTTTATACTTGACCCTCATAAGGTGGCTCCCGGTCCTATGGATATAGGTGATGTGGAGGATCCTGATGTTAAGCTGGATATGCCTGAGCTGATTGATTCTAATACACTTCCTAAAACCAACACAAATGCCGGTAAGTCGAACGGCGGCAATGGAGGCAGGAATATAGTAGGTGGTGGTCTTGACTTTCCTGAGGTGTTCAGGATGACTCCGGGAGCCGTGACAACGGAAGGTCTAGAAAGACATTACGCTCCTACCGTGGACCCGGTGTTGAGATCGGCTGATCAGTATATGGTTGAGGCTAATCGTGCTTTCCAATCACAATTGGATCAGATGGGTAATGTCCCGGATTCCCAGAGAGGGGCTTTATCTTCCAATTTACAGGCTATCATGAGTTCCAATATAGGTAAGTATATAAATGAGGTAGAACAAGGAAATGTGGCTCAAAGGACTTGGGCTGATAATGTCAATTCTCAATCATGGGCGAATACTTACGACAAGAACATAGCCCAACGTCAAGCTTATCAACAACGGATATTGCAGGGATTGGCTATAAATGACGAGAACTGGGCTAGGTATTTCGATAGCGTCAATGATGAGATTCAGCAGAAGTGGAATACGGCTACGACCATGAATACATTAAGATCTATATTCGGGGATGTAAAGATCGGTCCTAATGGGCAGCTGATCGCTGATCCTCAAGGAGATATATTGAGTTATAGGAGATTATATCCCGCTCAGGAAGTAACTAAAGGCAAGAAAGGATAAAGGATGGCTTCACAATATAGTATATTAAGGAATTACGGCAAGTACGTATCACCCTACAACATGGATGTCATGATGCAGGGTATGGGATACATGCGGCAGAAGATAGATACCAATCGGCAGGCTATAAACGAGTATGCTGATTATATTATCAATTCTGACATTATAAAACCTCAGGATAGGGAATATCTTCAGAATAGGTTAAATGGATTGATACAGGACGTGAATAACGTGTATCGTAAATCTAATCTGGCTTCTGATGGTATAGCCAGAAGTATACAGGCTCGTCTTGGAGAGGCTCTGGATACCCGTGTGTTGAATGCCATTGCCGGCACTAGGGAGATCCGGTCGTTTAGTGAGAAGATGGAGGATATGAAATTGAATAATCCTAAGATGTATAGTCCTATAAACGAGGCTGAGGCTTTCGCCGATGCCGTGGCATGGATGAATGACGGTCAGGTAGGAACACGTCTTAATCCTATACATTATACTCCTTATACGGATTATCACGCTGAGGTTGATGAGAAGATGAAGAACTTCATCTCCCTTAATAAGGGAAAGAAAGTCAATGTGCCGGTGATTGATGCCAATGGTAACAGGACGGGGGAGATGCGTGAGATGTATATAGATGAAATAAGCTATGCTCAAGTCAGGGATATAGCCATGGCTTCCATATCAGAGAACGGCAAAGCTCAGATGCAACTAGAGGGTAGGTATATGGCTAGGACGAATCCTGACCTATTCAATGTCCAGAGTACCTCTGATTTCCTTAAAGGGTATATTGATGATTTTAGTGCCAAGGAAGAATCTATACGGGCAAAGCTAAAGGGCGTTGGCAATGATAAGGTCAAAAAGGCTAGGTTGGAGTCAGAGCTGGCGGATATCACCAAGCAGAAAAATGATTTCGTGGAGGAGGCTGAGGGCGTTATCGGCAGCAACTACAGTCCGGAGCGGGCCGGCATGTTCATGGTGAGGCAGCAGTTCCTTCGTGGCGTGGGGTTACGATGGTCTTATAATAACTCATACGAGACGCTTGGTGTTGATGATTATTATTTCAAGGCTAATCAACAGATGATGGAGAGGGCTAAGTTCAATGAGACAAAAAGGCATAATCTAGCCATGGAGAAATCCGCTTTGATAAGAGCTAGTAAATCAGGTAAATCGGAGAATGGAAATGGTGGAGGCGATGACATGACCGGTCCCACCGTGGTTACGAAGAGTGCCAATCTTGAAGATGTGAATATAAGCGATGAGTTCATGAATGGATTTATAGCCAATGAAAAGGCGGTGAATACAGGCATGGAGAATTTTGTAAAGTCTCTATCAGACGATGCCAAGAGGAAGATCGACGCATGGGCATCTGATCCTGAGAATAGTAATGTGGTCAAGGATATGGATAGGGGTCAGGTTATCATGACTTATTTTAAGGCTAATGGTGGATCTACGAATACACTTCTTGATTATAATGGAAAGGATAGTTATATAAAGCTTCTTGGGTTAAATAACCAAAGGAATAAGTATAGTAAGATTAATGAGGGTTCCAATAAGGCTGAGAATACTGTTTTGGATGGTGTTGATGCTATAATCGAGAAAGAGGCTAGATCGTATGAAGGATCAGGTATGGACATTAGTTACGGATTTGGCACATTCAATCTTGGGGATATTAACAATAATGGTGATAAGGTTTTTGATATAGATGGCATAAACGATATAACATTAGACGATTGGGCTAAGCTATCTGCTTATAGTTCTTTGCTAAATGATAATATAAACGTTGTTAATAGTAATATTCAAGGGGAAGCGCCATACGTATCGGTAGATTCAGGTCAGTCAAGTATTATTATGGATCGTTTGAATGATCTTATGGGAACGTCTTTGTCGCTTGATGATATTGAATCTATAATGTCTCTTGCCGTATCTGGGGCTAACAAGAATAGGCATATCGAGGAAATAAAAGACAGGTTTGCTGGGGATAATAGAGCGATCGCTGTCGCTACCGCTATATATGACGAAGCGCATAAGGAAAGAAATGATTTATTAAGGCATAAATGGAGCCGTGGAGATTTGGGTAGGTTAAATGATGACGCAAAGCGTGCTGGCGAGGATTATTTAAGGCAATATCGTCATGAGTACGCCGAGCGTGAGTATGTCTTTTCCGGTGATTATCCGTCTAAAAGCAAAGCCGAGTATGATTATATAAAGATTAGTGACCTATTTACCCGTGGTGGTGGTTTTATTCCTAAGGATAATGTCAATACGAAGATAACGTTTACCATATCCCCTATAGGTGATGGTAAGTATCAGATCATTGGCAATAATGGAGGTGATGGTAGATCCGTTATTGAGGTAAGCGAGGCTGATCTGGCTGCCAATGACCTTGCTTTCTATAAAGAGGAGGTAAATATTCCATCTGAGACCTACGACTCTGGTGTTGTATCTATATCGTTCGCTAATTCAAGTGATAACGCTTATGGGAAGATGGCTAAGTCATTGCAGGTGGCTCCATTCGCTTACGCCAGCGGGGCCAAAGATATGACAATGCCTTATATAGATATGTTTACGAATATAAATGACGGTAATATCAGGAAGAATCAGATGATGATCGCTACTGACGTGTTGTTTGATAACGCTTCCATGTACGAGTTAAGGGCTTCAGGATATAAGTATAATAATGGATCTTCTGGCATAAATGTGGATATATATGGTAAGGGGAAAGCCAGTAAGGGAGATACCCCGTTGTATTCTATAGACCTAGATGGCGTAGCTTACGCTGACGAAGTAGCCAGAAAGATTGATTTTTGTCCTCAGTATTATTTGACTATGGCGTGGCAACAGATACTTAGTAAGGAAAATGAGGTGTATTGGAGGAGTGAGGGCAGATCGACTACCGATGACTTCGAGAGTTTCATCTCCCCTATAGCCAGTATCATTGATCAAGAGATAAAAAACAGAAATAGTGGAAATAATGGAAATAATGGAAACCGGTAATAACGTTCCTGATGGAAAGAAATTGGCCGAAAGATATGGCTATCCTACAATGGGTGTTGATGCCACTAGAGCCATTGGTACGAATACCTATGATATACCGGATCGTGATTTGCCTCCCGTGCTTGATCCGTACTCTGCTTCGGAGAGATCAAAGTCGCAGATACCATCATTGTCGGAAAGGATTAAGAATACCGTTAAGACAAATTATTATGATGATATAAAGCATATGTCCCCATTGGGATATATGGCATCTGACCAAAGCTATAAGGGTAGGTTTAACCTTACAGGTCCGGAGATATCGTTGGAGGATTCAAGATATCGACTCAGTAGCGGTACTTGGATACCTAAATACGAGTCTTATATTCCAGGCGTAGATAACGACACGCGTCTATCTAGGAGCCAAGGTAGGACCGAGAAATGGATGAGAGGATTGGGTAAGCTGGCGGGTAAGGCTGCTTTATACGGATTAGGCGGCGTTATCCAGCCTTTTTATGGTATTTACGCCGGTGTATCCAGAGGTAATTTTAACGCCGTATTTGATAACGATTTCACGAGATGGCTGGATGATCAGGATAAGAAGATGGATTATGGTCTAGCTCATTATTACAATCGAGAGGAGCGGGATATGAATTTTCTTCAGAGCATGACTACGGCTAATTTCTGGTCTAACGATTTCTTATCCGGTCTTGCTTTTACCGCTGGTGCCATGTTATCATCAGCTGTATATTCCGGTGCTGGATTGATGAACTTAGCTCGTACGGGAGCTAGGGCAGGCGTGGCTTTGGCTAGGATAGGCAAAGCGGCTTCGGATACCAAGAAAGCGTTCGGCGTTTACCTTAGGGCCGCCCGTGCTGGACAGAGGATAGGCAAGGGGCTGGACACCCTCGCTTTCCTTGGTACATCTACCTCATGGGAGGCATCTGTCGAAGCTAGAAGCATGTTGATGGAGGCTGAGGAGAATTTCAGACAGTCTTACCGTAACGCTTATGGAAGGGAAGTCCCATATGAGGAGCTTATGAAGTTCAGGGCTGACAACGCCGATGCCGCTAATGCCGTATTTGGCGCTAATGTCGGTATATTGTCATTATCCAATATAGCTATGTTCGGCGATATGTTCGGCATGGATCTTGGCGTGGATAAGTTCATAAAACGCAATATATTTGGCGTAGGCGCCGAGAGGATGGATAACGGGACATTAAGGGCCATAACGCCTAAGAAATGGCAGAAAATAGCCGGGAATACGTTCAATATCATCAAACGCCCGGTATCTGAGGGTCTGTATGAGGAAGGTCTTCAGGGAGTGGCTAGTAAATCCGCCGAGGATTGGGTAGAATCAAGATACAATCCTATGGCTATCCGGCAGAATATAGGCTATATGGAGGCTATAAAGAACGGGTTCAAGGAGACTTACGGATCTAATCAGGGATGGAAGGAAATCGGCATCGGTATGATTATCGGATCGGTTATGGGAGGAAAAACTATTGGTGGTATAAAGGAATGGAGTCAAGACATGTCCCGGAACAAGGGGATGGTGGAGGTCTACAACACCAATGCCGGCGCCTTGACTACCGCCGCTATCCGTGCTATTCGTGGCAGTATGGCTCTTAACGCTCAATTATCAGGCTTAAGTACGGATAATAACGCTGACGATATACCTAATTCTAGAATCGTAGATAAGACTTTTAGTGATGCCGTATTCAACCGTCTTCGTTATGATCAGGAAATGGGGATGTTAGATGATACTAAGGAGAATTTCAAGACAGTCATCGAGTCTATACCTAATAGCGATATAGCCTCCGATATGAATATGACAGATGAGCAGGTAAATGAGTATAAGTCAAACCTTATCAGTGAGTTCAATAAGAAGGTTGATAATTTTACTATGGCCAGCAGATTTGCCGACTCCCTTACCGATGGTATATCCAATAGATCATTTAACACCTATATCTCCAACATGGCTTATAACGGTCTTGAGGCTAAGGATAACTTGGATGATATCGCTAATCAGTTAGGAAGGATATACAATACGGATATAGGACCTGCTTTAGATATATATTCTCGTCTTAATCCTGATTCGAGTAGGGATCTTGAGAAACTCAGGAAGCTTACAGATGATATACAGAAAATGGAGAAGAATGTTTTGAAGCTTCAGCAGAGTGTCACATCTAAGGAAGCTCTTGAGTCTGATAAGGTCAAGTTAGCCAAGGAGAATGATAGACTTCTTAAATTGACGGAGGATAGGATTGCTTTGGAGAGGAGATTAGCTACGTTGGTTAACTCAGAGACAGATATATCTAAGCTGTTATTAAACAGGGATGAATCAAGGATCAGCGCCGCCGATCTTATGGCAGCTTATGAGACTATAGTCGGTTTTGAGAATGCCGTATCTATCCGTGGGGTTGATAATCATAAGGAGGCTATGGCGTTGCTTAGCGAGTATCGTCATAATCTTGTGGCTTATAAGAATATAAACGAGTCACTTCGTCGTATGCGTGACAGAAGATTCATCCGGGCGCAGGAGCGCGGGTTCATGAAGATATTATCGAACGCATGGGGGAAGACTTATGAGGAGGATGACAGCAAGTATGATTTCAGGAATACCGATGATCCTGATGCTAATTCCCTTTATGCCAATGATCAGGCCATAGATAAGGCTTATCAAGATGGTCTTATAGGAGAGGATGAGGCATTTATGTTCAAGACATATAATCATATGATAGCCAGATCTATGGAGAATGAGATCAAGGCTGATGAGGGAGGTATCGTTGAGAATGTACCTGATAATGAGGATATCATAAATCCTTCTGATGATAGAATCAATAATATAGCTATAAAGATATGGAACGGTAATGAGGATATCTTATCTCCTAGGGAGAGGCAGATATATGATAATAATAAGGATCGTATCAATGATCTTGTAAATGGGTTTGGCGATAATCCTATAGCTAGGCTTAATAAGATTAGGTCAATGATAGATAGGTTAAATACCAACGATAACGTCTTAAATAACATCAGAGATACTATTGATGATATCATAGATATAAACATTAATGGTCTTGATAAGGATCAGGTTAAGGGGGCTATACAGACTTACAATGATCTTATGAATGATATTGACAACGGGAATGAAGTTGATCAGGATAAACTTAATGAGGCTATTGATATTATCAATAATTATTCTGATGATCCTCTTCTTCAATTCGTGGAATGGATGAGGCTGTATGATAATGGAAGTATGGTTGTCAAGGATTACGATAAGTCTATACCTATGGGTGATGTTCTCACGGAGAGCGAACCCGGGACATCCACCGGCAGGACGGAGGTCAACGCCGCCCAGAATCCGGTGGTGTTGATGGCTCAAAAGAGGGAGATCGGTGGGGTCATGTATTATGAGGTAGGAGGAATGAGGCTTGACAGGTTTATGGCGGGATCCGGGCTTAAGGCTTTCGTCACGCCCGGTGAATATGTTATGGATGATAAGATGGTGATGGATTTTACTGATGGGACGAACATTTTCAGCGTTATTGAGTCCAAGAATCATTCAAGATGGATGATTAGTGAGGATGACGCTCAGGCTTTCGAGAACGCTACCGGTGTCATACTGGGGCGGCAGACCGCCTTATCGACCTCCAACTGGTTCATGGTGTATCGCAAGGGGCAGGATGGATCTATTGTCCCTTATTACACGGGTGATACGTTTGGGTCTAACAACGAGTCGGTGAATCAGGAAGCAGCGGCTAGCCTTCGCAAGGGTGATATGGTAAGGTTTAAGATGGATATGTCAGATCCATACACCAAGGGACTGTATGATAAATACAATAGCCTTAACGCCGTTGATCCTAATTCTGATGAGACTAAGTCGGCTTACAGAGAGCTGGTTGATAATATGGTTATTAAGATCGTGGATAGTGATGGTAATTTTGTCTCGGTGCTAAAAGCCAATGATCCAGACTCAAAAGGGAGTAACGCTGATTTAAGGAGTATGGCCTTTGAGTTGTATAGGGATAATGTGGGATCTGTCGCTGGCGAGATTGATATATCGTTCGTAGGCGCAGTCACCAGTGTTTTGCCAGGAAGACCTAATTTTAGCATAAGTGATGATAATGGTACGTTGATGGTATCCGAAAATGACTTTACCAATGAGACGGTTGGTAAGGTCGAGAGCGTAGGATATATAGAGAACGGGGAGGTTACGATGAAGGATAATATTAGGTATAACATATTCCCGTTCTGTACGGCTATCGTTAGGGACAAGTATGGTAATTATAAAAATTCGCGTATCCCGGTTGTAGCTATAAAGACAGGAAATGGAAGAAATTACCTGTACCCCGTAAGATTGAAAAATCAGGATATATCATCATTCTCATCCATGATCGGATCGATGGCTGATAGGATTATGGAAGGTCTAGGCGGAGGCGTAAGTATTGATGATATAATGGATCTTAATAACGCTATAGCCAGATCCGGGTTGGATAATAAGACATATATGATTCCGTTGACGGGAGACGTGGATGTTATCAAGAAACGGCTAGGGGCTGTCAAGGAAGCGGCTAGTAAGATGCCTATGACTACTGACGTAAGAGGGTGGATAGGCGATTCCATGACTAAGGAGGATATTTTGATGAATGACGTTACGATCAACATCGATCTTAATAACGATCCTTTCATAGCCCCTAAGTTCAGGATGAGTATCAGGAGGGATGAGACGTTCTTCGAGGAGGTTGTGACCCCGTTCGGCAGCCCGTCTGACCTCCAATCGGGGTCCGCCTCGCCCGCGAAGGCTGCTGAGGATAGGTCTTTGGTTTCCGACGGTAACGTAGTATCCGGAGAAAATGAGGCGGAAAATCCTTGCTAAATTAAATATCTTGACTTATCTTTGCGGCGTCAGTCCATCACCTGACGAGTAAGATATTTAAAAGTTGGTCCCTGTCGGGTGTGTGATGGCCCCGGTGGGGACTCTTTATATTATATGGTATGCTGTAACTATTGTTTATATTGAAGCGATAAGATATAAACGAATAAAATGAGATTAGTTGAAAGACATATCGTAAAAGATAATAGATTTGAGAGCATATGTCTCAAATCTGGTTTACTATACAACTATGTATTATATAATATTCGCCAAGGGATTTTCAATAAAGAATATCTAAAGGAATATGATTTATCTACTAGACTATGTAAGGAGAATCAATTTGACTTCAGAAGTCTCCCATCGGTCATATCTCAGCAAGTTATAGCTCAAGTATTTTCGGTAATAAAGTCTTGGGTTAGATCAAAGAAGGAATATGAGAAGAGTCCTTCTAAGTTCAATTCGAAACCTAAATTACCAAAGTACAAACGAGGCAAGAAGCAGAATATGGTAGTCTTTACGACTTCTGCTTGCAGGCTTAAGAGTGATGGTTACATCCATTTTATCAAAAACATAATCCAGCCAATCAAAACAAACATAGGAGATAACAAATTATGTCAGGTTAGGATAATCCCTCAAGCTACATGCTATGTGGTAGAGGTTATTTACGAAAAGGAAGAACATAATCTGAGTCTTGATAAGGATAATGTTCTTTCGATTGATTTGGGATTGAATAATTTATGTACATGTATAAGCAATGTAGGTATCAAGCCTTTCATTGTAAACGGCAAGATTATGAAGTCCTTCAATCAGTGGTACAATAAGAAGAAAGCTAGGTTGATGTCATATATTGGCGATAAGGGAATTTCAAAGAGACTTAGACGGCTAAATAATTATAGGAATTTTTGGATAGATGACAAGATTCACAAGGTTAGCAGATATATTGTAAATATTTGTATTGAAAACAATATTGGAAACCTTGTTGTGGGTTTGAATAGAGGATGGAAGAATGGGATAAATCTAGGGAAGAGAATAAACCAGAAGTTCGTAGAGATCCCGTTCTCTAAACTCATTGACAAAATTTCCTACAAATGTAAATTAGTTGGGATCATCCTTCAAGTCCACGAGGAATCCTATACCTCCAAAGTGGATCATCTGGCTTTTGAAAAGTTGGGAAAGCATGATGTTTACTTAGGCAAAAGAAAGAAACGTGGATTGTTCCAAAGCTCTATAGGAAAGCTTATTAACGCTGATATCAACGGGGCTATTGGAATCGGAAGAAAAGTATTCGGTGATTCTTACGTCGGTAGGATAATCGATAGTGGGTTGGCGTTTAACCCGGTTAGAGTAAACATTTTGTGATATGAATGTGAATTTAATAAATAAAATAAATGATTTTAATAACGTGCAATTAGATGCTTTTTTACACCGGAAAATTATGCAAGACCTACGCATCCAGCGAGTAAAGGTCTTGATGATGTTATATACTAGTAACTATTTTGTCGATGTCAGACAAAAGCAGTTGCTTGATCATACATACGCCTTAAGCAGGGATCAGGCTTTTGACTATATGACTGAGTTCAATAAAAGGCTTAGTGATAAGGTTGGTATAAAATGTACGATGGATGTACTTCTGCCTACCGATGACGATAACGCTAATATCATAATCGAGCACAATGGTATTATCAAGAAGTTGATGAAGGAGGCCGAGAAACTGGAACTTGATACCGATGCTATCAAAGTCATGATGCGTGATCTTCTTGACGAGTTGAAGGATGATATTGATCTTAATATCCTGATATTTGACGTAAGCCAGTTGCTTATAAAATACAATCTATTTAGGTTGGAGGCTATAACCGAGCAGGAGTTCAAGAACTCTTTTGTCAGAATGGATAGCAGGAATATGGAGATAAAGAAACTAACTTTATCTGATATCAAGAAGGTGGTGATGATGATGGAGGATAGGTATGATTATGCATTGTATATGACAGAGGAATATAATTGATTACATTTTTTGTAAAAATATATCCTGTTTGTTTGTAGTTTCAAAATAAGGTCTTATATTTGCGGTGTCTATCCGTTGCTAGGCCAGAAGAAGATATTAACTCGCCTAGACGTAGGCGATAGATGAGAGTCATCAGTGGAGTAGCGGACGCTGGTGGCTCTCGTTGTTTTTATATTATGAGTGAATTATCTGAGATTTTTAGTTATGATGGAAATGAGGTGACTTTTAAGACGATCAATGGAACGACTTATATTAATGCCACAGAGATGGCTAAACACTTCAATAGAAGACCAAATGATTATTTATCGCTAACATCTGCAAATGAGCTAGTTAGTGCAATTACCAGAAAAACTGGTAAATCTGAAAATCAGTTAGTTATAAAGAAGACTGGAATGCCAGCTTTTGGAGGTGGAGTATGGCTGCATGAAGATATAGCTATAGATTTTGCTCAATGGCTTAGTATAGATTTTAAGTTATGGTGTGCAGACAAGATAAAGGAACTTCTATTGAAAGGGCATACATCAATAAATAGGAATAACTCTGATATAAGCAGAAACGATCTTCCATCTGATTATATAGAGGCATTAGAGGCGTTACTTAAATCTGAAAAGGAGAAGCGTGCGTTAGCTGAGGCGAAGAAAGCTGCAGAGGAAGCCAAAAGGATATCTGATAATATTATCAAAGAACAGGCTCCTATGGTTGAGTTCGCTAAGACAGCCGAAATAGCCCAAGAGACAGATATGTTGATCAGAGAGGTTCGGGAGAAGTTGGAGGCTCATGGTTATGATATAGCGGAGAAGAATCTTCGTATATTGCTTGAGGATAATAAGTTCTTCGCTAAGACCGGTAAGAGGTGGTTGCTTTCCCAAAGGATGATAGATCGTGGTTATGCTCGTTACAGATATCGTGATGACGATGAGTTTTATGGAACTAACACTGTTTATGTGACTCCTAAGGGATTCCAGTGGATCGTGTCTAAGATATCTAGGGAATGGATGTCTAGGTTCTTGGAATTAAAAGGTAGGGTTCTCAGTAGATCAGATAAGGATATTTTCGCTAAACGATAAACTCCATTTTTTATAATTTAGGATTGAGTTTTTGCCTGTCCGTGAGGATCGGCGAAAAGATTTGTACTTTTCGGAGAAACATAAGGTTTGTTATTATTGTTATTTGGCTCCCGTCCGCTCGTGAGAGTAGGCGGGATTTTTATATCTTTGTGTCAAAACGATTTAGCAATGGGAAGATCTTGTTATGTGATAAAAAATAAGGAGGGTGGGGTAGATAATGTCCTTGCCCCTAACAACCAACCATCCGGATTATACCAAAGGGCGATGGAGGTGCTGGGCGACCAGAAGCAGGCCTTATCGGTCTGGGGTACGGCCTACTCTCCCGACTTCGTGTCTTTCTTTGGCGATTGGATGTCCATGCCATCGGAATATGACCTAGATAGTAACGGGGAACCTAGGTATGATGATGTCATGTCCTTTATCAAGCGGAAGAACTATTTCGTCGGTAATTTCATGGCCGATGAGGTTAAGGATATCAATAACACCCTTACTTCCTTGGGGGTTGATAATATCAATGATCTTAATGATATGATTGTATCTAATTTCCTCTCAGGCGGTGATATATTCCTCAATAGGTACAATCTTAGGCGATCCGGGATGTATGACGCCGATGAGATTGATAATATCATGACCAACAGATCGGCGTATGAGCGGGTAAGGGATATGATGAGGAGGATTGTCGATTTTATGTCTGACGGGGATCTTAATGAGAAGGATATGTATTTCCTATCCTCCGAGTCAGGTCTTGGTGATGATTATATGATATATGAGGATACATATGACTCGTTAGGGAAGAGAAAGGTCTTGAATCCAATAGAGGTAAGGGATACGATCATGAGGGCGGTAGGCGGTATCAGCGACCGCCGGGAGTTCGATCAGGCTTTCGCCTCCATCCCATACCCTTCCTTGGCACTCCGGTATCAGGAGGATCAGGATTACGCAGATCGGATGTATGACACGTATCGTAATATGACCCGTATGGAGGTTCGGAGTCAGGACGGAAATACGATTACCGACTCGTACTTCAATAGTACCACACCGTATATCAGTATGCCTAAGGATATGAAGGGTCTAAGGGATAAGGTTGGGGAGATAATCGACATGGATGATTTTAAGGACATCAAGGACGTTTCCGGACGTCTGTATGACATAGCTATGGATCTTGCCGACATGGGCGTGGATATAAGCGAGGCGATCAGCGATGAGATGGTTATATCCAGACCGGAGGATATCCGTGATCTTATGGCGTCGCTGGATGTCATGTTATCTTCCATACAGGCCGGCAATTCGGTATACGATAGCTTTATCTCCGATCTTGATAGGATAACAGGAAAAGGGAATCCGATATACGAGGTTCAGGATACTTATTCTACCGGTGATAGGATGGTGTATGTAAGGTCTGGGAATACATCCCCTTCCGATATGTATGATAGGAGCATGTTGTATATGGGTAGGAATACGTACCACAACACAGCCCCGATAACCGACACCGATCAGGCCTATGAGATGTTGGCCGATATCGGGATAGAGCGGCCCTCGTACTTGCCGGCTGGCGTGGTTCCTGCCGGGGCTTCTCGATCCGATATTGACGTGATCAAGGATAACATAAAGAAGCTAGTTATGTCCAACATCTCATCCTCGAATACTGAGAACATGATCCTTACCAGATTGATATACCAGCATCCCGTAACCCCTAAGATGGATGATGTCGATATTGATCGGGAGTTCAGGAGATACGAGGCTAGGCAGGGAAAGGATCGGGATTTTATCAAATCCTGTACATCGTTGAGGAAGATCCAGATCAAGGAAAGGTTAAAAAAATCGGATTTATATAATAATGTCTTACGTTTCCTTGATTTTAATGGATTTTATAATGTATCTTTGAACCACCATGACAGAGGTACGTTAAAAAGCATGGAGATGTCGTTGCCGGAAGGTCAGGTAAGGGATCTTCTGTTTGACGTGGCTATCGAGTCCGGTGACAGTAGCATGAGAAACCTTTTCTATCTGGATAGACAGGATAGGATGATGGATGCCGGGTTTTATAGGTATCTGTACCAAAGGAATCCGGGCCTGCTCCGGGAGGTCAACGGCGGCGTCGAGGCGAGACCGGACGGTTCGTTCTTGGCTCGTGGAAGGTATGATGATTTCGTGTCATTCCAATCCGGCTTATATGAGAAGATAGGTGAGACGGTTGATGGTGCGATATATAGGTTCGTCGATGATCTTATATACTCCGATCCATCATCATATCAAGAAAACATGGTACGAAGGATGGGTGACGTTACGGTAAGGAGTGACGATAACCGCCTGTCAAGGATAGAGGATAATCCCTCATCCAGTAAGATAGTTAATGAATACACTGCTAATACAAATAAGTTGATGCGAGATTTTTCGTGTAGTTAATCTCTCTTTGACGTCGTGAGACGTTTTCTTTCGAGCGTCGAAACATTGAATTTTATAGATTTGCGATGAATCCGGGTCGTAGTGATACGCTCCGGATTTTTTTGTCTTGTATCGGTTCTTATTAATCCCATTTACAAGACATGACGTACTTTGATGATGACACATATCACGATCTTAGGTCTGTTAATTTTTGAACTTTGTAACGCCCACTATCAGGTGGGGTTATTATTAATTCAAAAATAAATAGACATGGGTACAAGTGGAGACAAAATCGTGCTGTTAGACGGCATGGGTTCCGGGAGCGGTAGCGCCGCTAATGGTTTATTATCTATGATTCCGGGTATGTTTACCAGCCTTTTGGGTGGTAATAAGATGGATCCGAATTTAGTCGCTGCGTTGATGAACGGTCGTAACAACCAAGACCAGTTCGGAGGGGCTAACGGTTGGTGGTTGTGGATCATTGTCCTGTTCTGGTTATGGGGCGGACGTGGTTTCGGAAATGGTTTTGGTGGTAATGGAAATGATTGTTGCGCTAACGGTCTTCCGGCTCAATTGAACAACGACTATGGCCGTGAGCTACTGATGCAGGCTATCCAAGGTAACAGAAGCGCTATTGATCAGATCTCTAACGCCCTTAACTGTTCTACCTCTCAATTACAAAACGCTATCTGTAATGTACAAGGCGCTATTGATAAGGTGGCTGGTCAGGTAGGTATGACATCTCAAGCCGTTATCAACGCCGTACAGCAACAAGGATGTGAGATCGGTAACCAAATTAGCTCTTGCTGCTGCAATTTGCAAAGCGCTATGGCTAGTGGTTTCAATAACGTTCAACATTCCTTGGATACGATGGGTTGCAATATCCAGAACGCTATCACACGTCAAGGGTATGAGAATCAGTTGGCTATCACCGGTCAGACGAACGTATTGCAGAACAATTTGACTAACGGCTTCAATAACGTTATTCAATCCAATCAAGCCCAGACGCAAGTGTTAGCCGCTAAGATAGATGCCCAAACGCAGATTATCAATGACAAGTTCTGTCAACTTGAGATGCGTGAGATGCAGAATACTATCCAACAGCTTCGTGAGGAGAAACAGGCTTTGGCTACTTCCGCCATCACCCAACAACAGACACAGAACATCGTTAGCCAGTTAGCTCCAAAGGCTCCGATTCCGGCTTACGTCGTACAGAACCCGGGCTGCTGCTATGCTCCTACTGTAAGGGTGGCTAACGAATGTGGATGCGCTTGCGGCACTACTAACGCCGTATTATAAGAAAGGGGGACAATATGGCTGATTTCAGAGGATATATGATCGGCTCATTCGCCTCCTACCGTCTTGATAGGGGAGGTATCTCGGTAGTAGCCACTACTGGAAAGGTATCTGACGCTTCTGCGGCCGAACCTACGGTTGATTTTGGCATCAATCCGTGTCAGTGGAACTCACTGCCTCCAGAGGGGATATTGTTATGGAAAGTCCGTCATCCGGTAACGGAGACTGAGGCTGATTATCCGGCCACGATCGTCCTCCCGTCCGGCTTATCCACCACCACCCCTGTTGCGGTATCCAACGCCGGGGTTATCGTCAACAAGACACCTATAGTGGATAAGGTTGGGGCACATATGACAGGGCAGGATATTACGACTCCCGTGGCATCTGGTGACCCTGTAGTAGGGGCTTATACCGAGCATCTCGTGTATTACAACAAATGCACCGGCGTGTTCAGGATGTTAGGTCATACGGCTACGGCCCCTAGCGCGTGAATTTACTAAGAAAGAATAGGGAGGGTAACCTCCCTCCCATTAAAAAAGATCGTTATTATGTTTAAGGATTTAAAGAAAGGATATCAGGTTTATACGTTGGACACCTCAGGGGTTCCTAAATTCTTTATGGGTACGGTGGTTAACGTCTCGGAACCTAGGTTCGCCCAATCCCAGCTAGGTCAGTACCAGCAGCTGCAAGATCGGGTTATGGACCTTACTATAGAGGTGGACGGGAAGTCTATGACATACGTAGTTCCAGAGAATCAGAACGTGGCTATGGCCAACGGCATTACGCTAGCCTGCTCCGTGGATCCGATAATGAACCACCTGAACGCCATGAAACGAACCAGTACGGATATCGTGAATAGCGTGGATAAGAATAAGGAGATCATAGAGGCATGCGACAGTATCTTGGAAGATATCAATCCCACTTTTAAGCAGACTAAGGATCAAGACCGAAAGATTAAGAATCTTGAGGAGAAGGTCGATAGGATGGGGTCTTCTTTCGATGAGTTAAAAGAGTTGTTAATTAAAAAATTAGGTTAATATGAGAGTTATAGATTTAGGCAATGGCCAAGAGGAATATGATGATGAGATCTATGATCGAAGAGGCGGTAGAGGACGCTCCCGTCGTTCTGACGGCACGTACATGGGTTATGATGGCGGGGTATATGACCATTATGGCAAGGATCGTGACGGGATGATGGAGGAGCTGGAGCGTCGTGAGCGTAATCTTGAGAGACGTGAGAGGGAGCTGGAACGTAACGAGCGGGAGCTTGAGAAACGTCAAAAGCACCATGAGCGGGAGGACGAGATGTATCGCAAGGGCTGGTTCGGCGAGCGTGAGATCCGTGACGAGTACGATAGCATGGATCCTTACATGCGTAGAGGTCGTAGAAGTCGTTACTACTGAGGAGCAGACGCTGATGACCCGGATTATAAGCGGTACATAGACACCCATGGATATCACTTTTCCAAGGAGTTGGCTAGGGAAGCCGCCGACAAGATGCTTAACGCTGACGGATCCAAGAGAAGATGGACGATGGAGGACGCTAAGCAGATGTTCGATAAATGCGGGGCCAAGAAACCTGATAACGCCACTTGGGGAGATATCCAATACCTGTTCGCTATGTTCTATAGCGACTACTTTCCTAAGGTATTGGATTGCGACCAGAAAATAGTCAAGGCTGTCTTGGCTTATCTGGAAGACCCTGACGCCCCGGAAGGTACGGCGTTCGTAAGGTATCTGGCGGTGCTTCGTCGGTGACACAATCAAATGGAGTGATATGATTTAGGTTTGATACAACGTTGGAAGAACCCTGTCGGCGATAGAATACCGATAGGGTTTCTTTTTGATCGTAGCCTTATTATGATTACATTTGTTCGAGGTAGATCTTTTGTTCATAGGAAGGGTGGGCGGGAATGAAAAAAGGCATCCTCACGGACACCCTTCCCCTTTGGTTGAAAATCATTTAAAACATTATGAGTTACTACACCGCAAATATAGATAATTAAATACAAACTGCAATGGGTAAGGGGTATTATTGGATAGAGCCAGTGGATCAGACGTTAAATGATTTCCAGTTTTATAAGGCACGTATCGTAGGCGATCCTGAATATGACGAGAGACATCATCGAGTTATATTGAGAACTGATAAGTATTTCCCTGTTGGAAGTATCTTCCATGTCTTAAAAGACCCAGAGATGTTTGTTATAGAGAGGAAGTTTAAGACATGGGGGAATAAGTATGTCGTTAAGCCTTGTGAGGGTGAATGGGAATGGGGGTCTGTCCAGAAACTTAAAGACAAGGCTATTATATTCCGTAGCGGATTCCTGCACGGGGACGGCAGTTTTTGACACTTACCCGTATCTCCCCCCCCCTCGATTTCTTGGTATTTATGTATATAACTATATTTGAGCAAAAAATAAGTTTGATATGGAAGATTTTCAAGGCAAATACAATGGTAAGCAGATAGATCAGCTTTTGGATAAGGCTAATGATATTGATCTTACCAAATATGCTCTTAAGACGGATAATGCCCCTACCGCCACGAAATTACAGGCGGCTAGGACCATAGCGCTGTCCGGGGCTGTTACCGGTAGTGTCTCATCGGACTTCGGAGACAACGTAACTATCTCCACGACATTGGCCAATTTTGATGCCTCTAAGATCGCGTCCGGAACCATCAGCATAGATAGGTTACCTAAGGCGGCTTTGGAGAGATTGGTCGTGGTAGCTAATGATACGGCTAGATTCGCCCTTACCACCGCTACGGCTCAAAGTGGTGATACGGTAAAGGTCACGTCTACAGGTAAGATGTATCTGATAAAAGACGAGTCTAAATTAAACAGTGAGGATGGGTATGAGCCTTACACGGCCAGTCAGGCTTCCTCCGTGCCTTGGTCCGGGGTTACGGGCAAACCAAGTACCTTCACACCTCCCACGTCCTCCGCTACCGTTCTTGGCGGTATTAAGGTGGGATATACGACTTCCGGGAAGAACTATAAGGTGCAACTGGATTCGTCCGGCAACGCTTACGTCAACGTTCCATGGACGGATAATAACACAACGTATAATGAAGCCACGGCCGACACCTTAGGATTGGTTAAGATCGGCTATGCTTCTAATGGAAAGAACTACGCTGTGCTCTTGGATAATGGCAAGATGTACGTCAATGTCCCTTGGACTGACAATAACACTACATACTCACAGGCCACGAGCGATAATCTGGGTCTTGTTAAGATCGGGTACTCAGCTAATGGGAAGAATTATCCGGTAGCTCTTGACGGAAATGGTAAGATGTATGTGAATGTTCCGTGGACGGATACCAACACGACATACACCAATATGGGAGCCGCTTCTGCCTCAGCGTCGGGAAAGGCCGGCTTGGTCCCCGCACCTGCCGCCGGAGCGCAAGCCAAGTATCTTCGTGGTGACGGGACATGGCAAACCCCTCCTAATACCACATATAGAAACATGGGTGGAGCGACGTCCTCAGCCGCAGGATCGGCGGGATTGGTACCCGCTCCGACTGCCGGCAAGCAAACCTCTTTCCTTCGTGGCGATGGTACGTGGGTGGTTCCGACAAATACCACATACGCTAAGGCCAATACCACGACATTAGGATTGGTGATGATCGGATATACTGAGAACGGTAAGAATTATCCGGTAGAGCTGGATAGTAGTGGTAAGATGTATGTTAACGTGCCTTGGACGGATACTAATACAACGTATGGTGTTGTAGGAGCTAACGGGTCCACAGGATTGGTCAAGAACGGCAGTACCGTGACAAACGCTTCTGGATATACGGCTTGTCCTATTGTCGATGGTATCCCCTATTATAAGGATACGAATACTACCTACGCCAATATGAAGGCGGCTACGGCCTCGGCGGCTGGTGCCGCGGGATTGGTACCCGCTCCGACTGCCGGCAAGCAAACCTCTTTCCTTCGTGGCGATGGAACGTGGGTAGTGCCTACCAATACCACATACGGATTAGCCTCTACTACAGCTAACGGCTTATTGAGACAGCTTAATGGAAGCACATCCAGTTTCATGCGTGGAGATGGCACTTGGGCTACACCTCCTAACACGACATACGCCGTAGCCAACGAGTCTACTAACGGGTTGATGGCGGCGGCTGACAAGAAGACCATGAACAGGCTTATAGGAGTTAATACGGTCACGACATTAGCTCACCTGCCTATTAGCAAGAGAAGTATCACGGCTACGTTATCAGCCGCTACCACCCTATCCGTGCAGTCAGGGATGCAGGTAGGGGAGGAGCTGATGATCAGGTGTGTACCCTCAGCGGCTTTCACCCAAGCGATACCTAATTCCGGGGATTATGTCAGCATGAGCGGAACTTCTATAACCACTACGGCTAACAAGCCTTTCGAGATAAATATCTGGTGTTACGCTTCAGGCAAGTATAGCATCGCCGTTAAAGAACAAGATTAATAAGCTATGAGTTTTACATATATAAACAGGGAGATATATCCCAAGATGTTGGTTCAAGATGAGCCTCTTGACGATAATTACGCCAAGGGCTATAGTTATGATGATTACTCCAAAGGTATTCCCGCCCCATGGATAGAGCTTGGGGAGGAGCAACTGGCGTTCAAGGAGGCTAATCCTAAAGCTACTGTCAAGGAGATTATCGAGGCTAAGCTGGATGAGTCAAGGCTTCTTAATGAGGAGAAATCAGTTAAATACGAGGAGATAAGAACTTATGAGACCGGAAATCTATATGAGTTCTTCTTGGATGATCAGAATATCTATATTCCTGAACATGATAGACGTAACGCCTTGTCTGATGGGGCTATAGCTGGCAAGATAACGATCATGGGTCTGGAATTCGATATAACGGAAGGCAAGATCTTGATCGGGATGATGGATAAGTATGATAATGATCTTATGTCGGCGTTAGGGGACAAGCAAAAGCAGATCAATCTAGCCACTACCGTAGAGCAGGTAAGGGCTATTGATGTCCAATCCGGATATCCAGACAAGATAAGTGTCACCACAGCATACATCCAGCAACAGGCGAAGGAGAAGGACGCCTCTGATCCTCAGAAGGTGGCTGTAAAATTTTCTAGAATGGTGGTTAATAATAAAGACTTATCCTTATCCTCTAACGATAAATTGGATGTTAAGATCCTATTCCCCATATGGGGACAAGAAGGGGCGGAGTTCGGGCTATCCGTGGATACCGGATTTTGTCTTAGGGTGGTTAAGGAGGATACGGATATCCTTTATGAGGTTATCCAACAACATACGCTGTCGGAGGAATGGGAACCCGGACTAAATACGGCTTCCTTGTATAAGGTTATTGATAAGGAACATGCCGGTACTATAGGGGATCCTATCCCGTATTTCCCTCCAATGGAGATATTCAAGGATAAGTATTACATTCAGAACGCTGATGTGTATAAGTGTACTAGGGATAGCGGAACTCCTCTCAGCCATAATCTACAGGATTTAATAGGTCTGTACGTGGAGCGGGTGTAGCCGTAGTGCGATCTACCCCCCCCCCATATTTTATGGCTAACATTATATAAGTTATTTTTGGCATAATAAAAGGACATTTATAAATATATTTAAGTATGGCATCACAAAAATTCGGTTTCGTAACCGTAGTCCCTGTATCAGGATCAGGAGATCAGGCGGTTAATTTCTCCGGTGATAAACACACCGGTCGTCTTCAACGCACTATCAACCTTACGGTCACCACGAACGGCGGGGCTAAGAAGGCGTTGGTAGTTAATCAGGCAGCGGCTGCTGAGGTGGTAAGATCAGACAGCCCTAACGCTTCCGTACAAAAGACAGGTGGTACTGTTACCATCACCGGTAAGTCTAACAGTACTAAGCTTACGTTCGCGGTCACGCCGGCTGAGGAGAACGGGCTTACGTTACAGCTCCCGGCTAACTACACGGCGGCTGGAAAGACTACGGCTAACGGAGCGGTTATCGCCGACGATCCCGGAGCCGCTGGCGAGTTCGTTTGGAGCATCAAGATCTCGAACGTACCGGCCAACGTCACGATCGAGGAACTGACAGCTACATTGAAGGTAACTGCCGATGGTGGCCAGACAGCCAACGTGACGGTAACGCAAGCCGCTGGAGACTCTACTATCGAGCTTGACAAGGAGACTATTAACTTGGATGTAAATGGTACTCAACAGACGGTTAACGTAACATCTAATGACAGCTGGACATGGGCGCAAGTTGCGGCTAGAACCGTATCGAGAATGATGGGACGATAATCAGTTTCTTTTCGCTTACTCAGACCCCGATCGACTAAAGCCGGTTGGGGTTTATTTGTTTTGCTATCTTTGCAATAGAACAAAAATAATACAACTATGGCTAATGATTTGAATATTAATTGGAAGGACGGGGTAGGCGATGTAACTGACCAGCCTCTGACCGTCAGTCCGGGAGCCGGGAGTGGGGATGCGGCGGTTTCCTTTGGATCGGTGATGAATAAAGGTCTTGATCGAACTCTTGAGTTAGAGATAACAACATCTAAAGGTGTTAAGAAGACGCTTACCGTAAACCAAGAAGGATGTCGTCAGGCTTATGTGACCAGTGACGGCAAACGATGGTTGACTAGCGACAACCGGGTGTATGGGGTGTTGAAGAGCAATGCCCATGTGCATGCATGGATAAAGGTATAATATCTTATGTTAAACCTGACGGAGGTGTAACAGATATCCCATCATTAGACTGTATAGGGATTGTATTGGATGATCAAGGTAAAAAATTCATGATTGAAAAGAATGAGACATCTAATGAAAGCTATAAAAACTCATGGTCAGATGGTAATAATAAATATTTTTATTGGGGTGGAAATGGTATCGATCAGGCTGGCATTACAAGTTATATAAATGTGGATGGCAGTAATGAAAGCGGTTGCCTAAGATCAGAATCATGTAAATACTATCAGAATCCCAAACTCTCTCCTGATATTAATTTATGGACATCGGGAGCATTATCAGACTGGGAAGGGAAATCTAATTCTGAAGTGCTAAAGGGCGTGATTGACTCCGGTATTTTACAAGTTTATTATCCCACAATGGGGTATTTGCTTAACACATTTTTAGCTAGTCCTGACGCTAAGGGTTTTGATGATTGGTATATTCCATCATTACCACAACTTGCGTTAATATGGATGAATTTGACGAGTGTAAATAACGCATTATCCGCTATTGGTGGAGAACAGCTTGACGCTAATGGCAGGTATTGGTCTAGTTCGGAGAATAGCAGTGGATATGGATGGAGGATATATACCGATAGCGGTATTGCAAGCAGAGCGTATAAAGGTGACGCTTATAGTGTAAGGCTTATTCGTGACATTTAAATATTACAATTGTTTGTTTTTACAAAAAATGTAATTGCATTTGTGGCGCATGTCCATCACCATGCTTTTCGTCGCTAATTTATTATAAGGGGATACAGGTCTGTGATGGGATATGTATCCCATATTTTTATGTATATGGATATAAGAAAACACATTAATCTGATCAAGAATCATGGTTATGAAGGTAAAATCGGCATGATCAAAAAAGACGTTCATGGTATTGTTATATGTCGATCCGTCTATGATCTCTCACGAGGCGTTCCATGTCTCTATGGATATTCTTAGCGAGTTAGGGATCAAGTTTCATGCTGACAATCAAGAGCCTATAGCTTATATGGTAGGATGGTGTGTCAGATGTATATCGGATGTCGTGTCAGGGAAAGTTGGCATCTCAGACTGATATGCTGGCTACCGATTGGATGATATTATGATCATCTTCTCGCATTTGGATATTAGCCCCCGCTCTTTTGTGGGGGCTTTTTGTTTATCTTTGTCAAAAACATGAAGTTATGTCGAGTTGCGTAATTAAAAGGAATAAGGAGGGTAAGATAACCCGTGTCTTGACCCCTTCCGGCGAGGTATCCACCTTGTTCGATAAGATAGCGGGTATAGCCGCCGTAAGTGACCTTAATAAGGCCGCTGAAGCTTATATGACTATTTATAACGATAAGTTTAGGTCTAAGTTCGGTGACTGGACGAAGTCCGTACCAAGGAATAAGGAGGCCGCCAGATCCATAAGTGCCAGACTTAACGCTAGCGAGTGGGGACAACTTATGTCAGCCAAAGTCTTGTCCGCCATAAGCGATATGGATGCCCCGGCGTTGGCCAGAAGCCTTGGGAATAGCGACAATGTAGTGGCTTATCTTACTTCCGGAGAGGTAGGTGAGGTCAGTGATATGGCGGTGGTGGATACATCCACGATACAGGAGGTGGATTTGGATTCCATAAATGAGGATAATATTGGCGACACGATACTGAAAGAGGCGTCATGGGATGATATAAGGGCTATCAGGGAGAATATAGACATTAAGGAGACAGCCCGTATGTTATGGAAGATCGTGGAAGGCGCTTTTGCCGGGCAACGTCCTAATATTAGGGTGAAGGGCGGAAGTATAGATGGGGAGATCATATTTTCTGGCAATGTCTTGCCTTTAAATGATATTGAGAATTATACTCCTCCATCTTCAAGATTGGTATATGATTCCGGTGAGCCTCGCCTGTTTTTTAGATCGGATGACGGCAAGATACACGAATCTTACGCCAACGCCATAAAAGGATCGTCCGGTGGGCGGGTCGAGGCCGGGTTCTTGGCCGGCAGTGTCGAGGAGAGCGACGTCCCGTCCGGTACGGCTGACATCTCCTTTGGCTCTTCCTCCATAACCCTTAATAACAGTAAGTCATTCATCCCGGTTCTTGGTATTAGCTCAAACTCAGATATAAGTACTCGTGGAGGGTTTATTAATTACCTTATCAAGAAAGGTATGTTGAGTGGGGAACGTATAAGGCTAGGGGATAGATATTATCTTACTGGAGCCGGCAATTCTGATGGTCTTAAGATCTATAACGCTATGGATGCCTTCTCTAGCCTTAAAAATAGATTTGGAAGTCAGTCCTCCGAAATGAACGTATTGGGTTCTATAGGTTTTGATACGGAGGTAAGTAATGATCTTGATCTTATCACTACGTCCGGGGAGAAGGTTACGGTAAGCAGATCGGAGATTAAGGGTATGTTAAGACAAGGTAAGTTTGAGGAACTTAATAACAAGTATGATGGATTCATGGAGCTAGCCTTGTCGTTGATGATGGAGGATAACGCTTTGTACGGAAGCAATGTCCGTGGGGTTATCGAGAACGAGAAGGCGGAGGATCTTCAGAATAGAACCGATATTACCAATATCTTATCCACGTTAGGTATCCGTGTGATGGGTATGTCTGAGTATATGGATAAGTATAAGATGCGTAATGGCGTGGATCCTTCGGCTAGGGCCTTATCTGACATGGCCAATGGTGTTATCGCCTTGGCTGAGGGGGCTACGGTAGAGGATCTCAATGAGGAGGTGGCTCATTTCTTGGTCGATACTTATCGTAACCAACAGGAGATTGACGAGGTGCTGGATTCTGTTGTTGGCACGTCGTTATGGAATCAGTTCGCTGGTCGTTACTATGAGGTGTATGGGAAGGAATACCAAGGAGAGGAGCTGGATCGGATGGTGAAGCGGGAGATCCTAGGTAAGACGTTGGCCCAGCGGTTCGTGCCGGGCATGGAACAGGCGGTAGAGGATCTGACCTCGTCCGAGGACGCCCAGCTCTCCTTGTTTGGCAGGATGGTACGAGCTATACGTAATTTCTTCTCCAGCCAAAGATCGGATTTGAATAAGGTACTTGACAGGATAAAGGAGTCGGCGTTAGCTGATGATCCAAGCGCCTTTGACGTGCTTCTGCTAAAGGATAGCGATCATCTCATGTACTCGTTATCGGACGTTGACGTGGCTAATAAGTTGATCAAGAACGGTAGGTCATTGGAAAGGCTATACACCAGATTGCAGAGGATGAGATCAAGCCAAAGCCAGAGGATCGGTGAGAGTATCTCCCTTCTTCGTGATATAGGCGAGAAGGTGAGACAAGTCGGGGGTGAGCTTAATAAAAACAACAACCTGTTATCCACCAAGAGTGTCATAGCGACCGCCAAGGCTGAGGTGGAGTATTTGGTCACTGTTGCCAGTAGCTTGCGTAAGAGCGACAAGGGATTGGATTATGAGACGATACAGGTTATTGATAACGTATATGGGGAGATAGTACCGTTAATTAGGAATCTTCGTGGATTCGTCAATAATCAGGCGTCGGATTATTATGGCAACAACAAGGTTGGTATGGTAGAGGATATGGATGATATATTACGTATGGCTGAGACATCCATGTCCGATATAAACGCCCTTCGAAGTGATCGTAATGAGGACTGGCTGGATGGACAGCTTCGGATGTTTAATATCCCGGAAAGATATTGGAATGGGATAAAGAAGTTGATAAATAACATCCATAAGGATATCAATGTCATGTCCCGGTTTTTCGGGACGTTAGAACATAGCGGGAACGCTATCTTAGGCATGTTAGGGCAACGTCTTGCCAAGGCTTATAACGACGCTCATGTTGAGGGCGTGGCTAATATCAATAAGATGACGAAGATGATGAAAGAGCGTGGATGGGGGATAAAGGATAATGAGGATCTTATACAGAAGATAAACGGTAAGAACTCTGATTACCTTGATTCGTCCCGTGATTTCGCCAAATACGATTTACTGTATCGGACAGAGCAGGCGAAAGCTATTATTGATATATATGATCTTAAAAAGGTTACGGGTAAGACCGAGAAGCAGCTTATCGACATGTTTTTATCTGATAAGGGGCTTAAGGTCAAGACTCGTGATGATATCGTAGGGTATGATGGTGATAAACCTATTACAAAGGAGGTCAATCATATATTCAAGCCAAGTATCCAGAATTTTGATATCTCGGCCATGACATTCGAGGATCAGCAACGATATCTCGATGCGATAAATAGGTGGTTGGATGAGAATCGTGAGAAGCCTATGGTGCAGGCTTATTACGATAAGATCGAGAAAGTCAATAAGAAGGTCGAGGAAAGACTGGGTCGTAGGGTATCGCAAGCCACGTCCGATTTCATGACCCGTATCCGCAGGAGCAGGTATGTGGCTATGGATAAGTTCGTGAGGAACGGGAAGGTCGATTGGAAGGCGTTTCAATCCGATCCTATAGCTTGGAGATCTTATCTGGATATTTTACGTGACAGGGCTATAGCTAAGAGCGAGTGGTATTCCGATGGGACACCAAAGGAAGAGGGATCAGAGGCTCTGATGATGTCCGAGGAGATCAAGGCATGGGACGAGGCATGGGCCGAGGAGTTCGGGAATACCAACGAGGGTCGTAAGGCTTCCGCGGAATTCAAGGAGATACTTCGCGGGATAGAGCGGTCAGAGGGCGGTAAGGCGGCGTTCGAGTTCCTGCTGGCTGGCGGTCATCTTGGTTTCTCTAAGGATATGTGGGGATCCGAGGAGGGTGATTATTACGAGAATCTGGTTGATAAGATCACGGAGCAATCTGTATCATCATCAAGGATAGAGAAGGTAGAGGAGGCGATGGCAACAATAAATGAGATCAACGATCAGTTAAGACCTTTGCTTATTCAGTACCGGGATAGCACGAGATACGGGGAATATGATTTCGACAGGCTGCGCGGGTCGGCGTCGCTAAGGAAGATAAACGAGCTATACGACCGTCTGGCCGAGGCCAAGAGCGTTATTAACGCCGCCGCTTCCGCTGAGGATATTGAGATGGATATGCCTGATACGGTGGAGAGTGGAGTCACGGATTCCTACCGTAACGCTCTAAGGGACGCCATGGCGTACGACAAGGGCATGGATGAAATTAAATTCGCCAAGGAGCATATGTCCGCCCGCTCCCTGAGTCAGGTGGATAGGATGGCCGCCAAGCTGTCCCGGAAGAACCCGTCATGGACAACCGTGGAGGTGGCGTTCTTTAGAAAGAAATACGGTACTGATTTCAGTGATAAGCTGGCTAATGATATAGCTATGGGTAAGGCTAATAGTATACTTATCGAGTACGCCAGAACTCGGCTATATCCTTATATGAGAAAATACTCTCCCAAGGGATATTCTGATTTCGTTAGGAAGATAAATAACGGTACGTATAAGGTATCCGAGTTCTTTGATGCCATGGAAAATGGTATATCAAATGAAGAGAGCGTATCCCGTTTCGGGTTCGATATTAATATGATTGACTTATCGATCAATAACCAGTGGCTAGAAGAGGCCGATGCCGAGAGTTCTTTCCGTAATCCTAATTATAATCCCGATCTGGGCTATGGATATCATACGCCTAGGTTTGATAAGTACAAGAACGAGGCTTTTTTCAAGAAATACGGTATTACCAACGAAGGGGAGGAAGCTACGATCAATAAGGATAAGTGGGAGATGAGGAAGGAGCTGCTTAACATAAGCCGTAAGGCTATGGAGGATTATGACGAGCGGTTCAGGAACATCTACCAGATACCACAAATATCCAAGGGCGGCGTGGAGAGGATGGTGCAGGCCGGGGTTGACCCGAAGGCGGTCATCGGCAACGCCGTGCGTGATATTGTTGGCGAGAGGGTGGATGACCCTATACACGGTCAAGGGCAAGACCTAGGAGAGCTTGATGAGAACGATAACAAATATCGCATGATCCCCAAGTACTATCTAAGTAAGCTAGAGAATGCCGATGACGTATCTCATGATTTCGCGTACTCCTATTCCATGTTATCCTTACAAGCAGCCGCTTACAAGCATAAGAGAGCGGCTTTGGATGATGTCATGGGATACAGGAATATGATGCTGGAGACGCAATACGACGGCGGTAAGAATCCAGAGGCAACGCATGCCTATAGGATGTTTCAAGATTGGGTTAACGCCAGTATCTATGATGTCAGGATAAATAACAAACGTATAGAATGGAATGTAGGAAGCTATAAGGTGGACCTTAATAAGCTAGCTCTTATGTTTACTAAGTTCGTATCCAAATCCAACTTGGGCTTCTCCCCGTTCGTCGCGGCTACCGGCGCCCTTACCGGGCAGGCCAACTTCCTTTTGGAGGGTATGGTGGGGCAGTATATAAGCAAGGATTCCATGAAATACGCCTATGGGGAAGCCCAGAAGCAGTTGAGTACGTACGTGTCTGAGATCGGGGACATAAACCGTACCAACAAGCTATATGTCGTTGGAGAGGCCCTAGGTGTGTTTAATGTCCGCAACCGTGTACGATCGGCGGCGTACAACAAGATCTGGAGAACCTTATTCCGGGACCTGCCGTTTAAGATGATGGAGGTTCTTAACTCCCCGTTGGATCCGCAGGTTATTATCTCGGTCATGGATGATACCCGCCTATACGAGGGTCAGTTCTGGTCATACTCCAATTTCAAGGAGATGATGATGAAGGACAGGAATATGTCCGCTAACGAGGCTAAACGCGATTGGGAGCGTTTAAGGGATTATTCTATGTGGAACATGGTAGACGTCAAGGATGGAAAGATCGTGGCTAAGAACGAGGCTAACAAGGATATTATAGACCGATACATACCTACATTATCTAGTAGGGTCAGAAGTATGGTGCAGATCTGCGACGGCGCCTTGAACGAGCAGAACCGGGTGGGGGCTAGCCGGAACGCTATCCTTAATATGGTGCTGCCTCATCGTGGATGGTTTATATTGGCCGTGCAGCGGGCGTATAAGAAAGCCGGTTTCAATTTCCAGACCAACCAGTTCGAGGAAGGATATATGAGAACGTTATGGAGATTCGCCGGGGATATTTATAATATGATGTCAGAAGGCAGGATGAGGGAAATACATGACGTGCTGAAAGAATATCATAGTCTTAATCCTTATGAGCAGACCAACATCAAGCGATCGCTTGTTAATATGGCGGTATTCGCTACCATGATAGCCATAGGACGGGCGTTGATGGGATACAGGGAGGATAATGAGGATAGTTGGTTCGGGCAGTTCATTACCTATATAGGATTCAGGACGATCAATGAGATCGCTTCCCAGACATCCCCGTTCATGGAGCTTAACGCTATAGATATGTTACAAGACCCGCTGGTCACGGCCCGGAAGCTAGGTGATCTCACCGATCCTCGAAACTGGGATCCTTTCGCTACCGTCCAGACCGGCGTGTATAAGGGCGAGAGCAAGCTATGGAGGCAGCTCATGAAGTTCTCGTTTGGTAAGCAATGGTATAATATCAAGACGGCTAGGGATATTAAACAGACGTCCGACTACTGGTTGATGACCAACGGCATGACGATGGGATTCTTTCTAGGTGGTAGGAATAAGGACGAGTCCGGAGAGGACGCTAATTGGTATTTTGACAGGGGAAGATAACTGATATGGTATGACAAAAAAAATAGCCGGTCAATTGTTTAAGACAATTTGATTGGCTATTTTTGTATTCCCATCTATCCATCCCGGACGGATGGGAATAAATAATTATCAACTATGAATGCAAATGTAAGCATTTATCAAGATTCTGTGAAGGATAGTAGTGGAATTTTGACGTCCGAATCCAACGAAATAGGGTCTTTGAAAATTATCATGCCTGATAAATTGAATCAGTTGACAGCTCGATCGTCCTACATATGCCATATAGACGATTTCGTTAAAGGGAATAAAGATTATTATGGATTTGATATACAATCTGATAGAGAAATGGAATATGATTATGAACTAATCATAAACAAAATAAAACATATCAATAACAATACTGGTAAACATGAATATATATCAATATTTAATAATTTCCCTGTATTAGGTTTTATGTTATGTCAAATAGCTAATTTAAATGACCTTAGGATTCTTGGTGGATACAGATATAGCATAAGATTGAAAAATATATCAGAAAGGGATATTGTTATAGACTATATAAATAGTATTTTTATAACATATGATAATATATGTATCTATAAAGTTGATAATATTGATGTTAGACGTGATATCCCTCGTGAATTTATCGATGATTTAAACGCTCTTTACAAAACTATTATTGATAACATTTTTGGATATAGATTTTCTATAAGAGTGGTGACTGGATATGATAATTGTATAGTAGACAGTATTGAGGTGTTTGTCCCAGTCAAGTCAAATATGGATATATCAAATAGTGTATCAAATATGTTTAGAAAATTTCTAAATGCTAAAAGAATTGATTTTTTTAATTTAATATCTGTTTTTGAATATTTTAACGATATTAATAATTTGAGCATAGGACATCTGATAACTAAGATATATAAAGATTTTGTCTATTTATATGATATGTCATTTGATATGTTAGATAACAAGGTAGTATATACATATTTAGGATCAGGTAATATTGATGGTTATATTAAGATAGGTAAAACCAATAATATTGACAAAAGGGAAAATACGATAAGAACCGGGAATATAGATTTTAAGATAATAGCCTTTGTTGGCAGAGATATAGAAAATGAATTGCATAGCAAATTTGAGATAAAAAGGATGGAAAGAGAATGGTTTCATTTATCTGATAATGATATAGACAATATAATCAACGAGTATGGTTTTATTCGGGTAAGGAACAGCGTTAAAGATAAAAAGATATAGTTATATCATTGATACTTAATGTAATCCAAAAATGGATTTACATAATAATAGAAGGATAGGAGATTGTCATCCTATCCTTCTTATTTTCGTTATCAGTTATTATATTTATACACAAAATCATCCACATCCATATACTCACACCCGAAGTTTTCCGCCGTCTTCTTATCGGAGTCGGAGAACTGCCCTTCTTTTCCGGAAGCGTCCCCGATCATCATGATAGTATCGTATATGATCTTATTTTCCTCATCTACATTATCATTTATGAATTTGATATAATCCATATACTGGTCTATCATCCCCGTATTTGGTTTCCTATTGATGTTATCTTTATCATTGTTGTCGCAATAAAAGTTGTATACGGATATATTGGTATAATCCTCCAATGCGCTTGATATATAATCGAATTTATATTCAAACATCTCTTTGTCTATGAAGCCTTTTTCTATACCTCCCTGATTTGATATGATTAGTATATCATCAGGAGCGTAATTTTTGATAGCCTCAAATACGTAGAGTTTGAGTTTCATATCCCATATACCTTTAGGGAATGTATCTCCTGACAATGTTTCAATCAGTGTCCCATCTAAATCTGTTATTAACAATTTATATTTTTTCATGATTCAAAATTTAAATGATATATAATTACCTTACTTTATTCATATACTACTCGTCCCATTGCTCCTAATAGCTCTTTATCATCCTGCTCCTTTACCTCTACATAATAATATCCCTTGAAACAAAATTTCTTTTGATCGGGATCTGACAAGAACTTTTTATATTCCTCGAATCCTTCATCTGAAAGATGATAAGCCTTTCTTTTTTGTTGAAGTAATTCATTTGATTCTAATATCTGTTTCTTAGTAGCCATAATAACATCATTTTTTATTTTACGGTTCTTAGACGATGAGGTATTCTGCCTAATGATATTTCATCCCCATATTATTGATTTGTTTAATTTACGAGCCTCTGATAAGGCTCGTGTTAGTATATCCTTTTTCCTTATAATCTCCTTATATCTTTTGATATTCATTTTTATTGTCTTCATAATAAGTTCTTTTGTCTTAATAGCACCAGCATCTTATCCCAATCCACATATCCTTTATCCGTAAGTGGAGTGCCGATATTCCTATCATCTATATAATAATCACAATACACTTTTGGTGATGATGATACTGGCTCAGGATTGTAGTTTACCGAATACAGATTGATATGATTGTATTTAAACCAGTCTACGGCATCCTGTAGATATTTACCATCTCTTACCGTATATAATATCAGAAGATTCTTATCAGCCAATTCTCTCAATACTTTAGCGGCTCCAATATTGTCTCCTACATAAGGGAATGAGTCTACTACGCATGTCCCATCGAAATCTATCCCTATTATTTTCTTCATATTATATATCTTATAATAAATACTCTTCTATTTTCTTAGCCATATCAATAAGCATCTCACATCTAAGGTCGTTAAACTCCTTGCAAAACCTCATGTCTTCCTCATGCTTTTCCTCAGGCGATCTATTGTCGTTTATGCTATAACATGGTGACGAATACACGGGGATAGGTCTCATGGCCTCTATAGCCAATTTAATAGCCTTTTCTTTGATATCGCTTATACTATCTTCTTTTTGTGTCCAGATCATGCCGCTATGAAGGCAATTAGGATCATGAGCATGATCTATTGAGCAAATTCCTTTGTCGTAAAAACAGCATCCCGTACAACTCTCTTCTTCTATCTCAGGAATAGCCACATATGCCTTTCCCTCGTATATTTTGACTTGCCCTTTTTCATCTTATCAAATTTTTATATCCTACATGTTTTAACTGCTCTTCGGTAGCCTTCTCCTTCGGGAACTTCCCATGCCATTTACCGGGCACCACGACATCACGTCCGTCAGGGGAGGTAGTAAGCCTCCCGCATTCGCTGCACAGCCCCATGCCCTTGTACGGCTGTAGCTCCTTGGCATACTCGAATTTGTCCACCATATACTCGTTTGTCAACATCCAAAAGCAAGACATAGATTATTTATCGCATATCTAAAGTATTTCTTGCCTGAACGAAATAAGGTTTGAAATTCTTTATTATTTAAATGGAGTCTTTTTTTTGATTTTTCTTTTATTCATGTTTATAATTTTATTTTAAATGTTCCCTGATTTTATTTAATGCCTTATAAGACAGATAGCTGTCTATAGTATTATCGCTATCTATTTCCAGCAGCTTATTAAACAGGTCTTTAGCCAGTACTTTCCACTGCTCTCCCCAATCACGGAGATTCTCGACCTTTGACCGTATATCCTCGAAATAAGAATCTACGTCTGATTTGATTGATTTTGAATAGTATTTAACATCCTCCTCGTCCCCATCCATAATATAATCACATTGTGTCTCGATATCTTTTATATGACTGTCTATATCACTACACATATAATCAATAGGTTTACGTATATTGAATATAGCTTCTGACGTAAGACCGGTTATATTTTGTATGTATTTTAAATTATCCATGATTTAAACAATTAAACGCCAACCATCCACTTACAACTCCCATCGCAAAAATAAACAAAACCATAAGCGAGAACAGCGCCCAATCTTTTGTATTTAGTTTATTGCTCTCCTTCTTTGCTTTTATTTTTTCAAGAATATTCTTGTCAACATTGAAATCGAAATCAAATGTCATATTATTAGCTATCTCCCCATCAATGCCTTTGTTATTAATAAATATCTGTCTCTTAACACTCATATCCCTAATATTTCTGCTACATAAACAAATCCATAACATACATAATTATCAGCGTCATGCTCACCATAATCCACATTCCATACGACGGCGCACGGGAAATATAATGGCATATCCTCAGCCATAGGATCCTCTTTGAAGTCATCAATGTTTATCTTCTCCCTCCACCTCCACAGGTCTTGGATATCGTTCAAGATCAATTTGTTCATAACAATCTGGTTTTTAATACTGATACAAAGATAGGATTTAAACAAAAATAAAAGCATGATTAATATTAAAATAATATTAATCATGCTTAAATATAAATATATCCCTTCTAGTTCTCACGGATATACGTATTCGTATTCATCTGGAGGAGATGTCTTATATTCAACATCGCACTCCATATTGGTGTAATAGTTATCCCCTTTTCTGTATACTAACGCTACCCAACAGTCATATTTTTTTGCTGTATCCTATAAGAGGAACACCTTCCATAGGAGGATTATCCTCCGTTTTGTACCTTATTCTTGCTGTTTGTTTTATACTCATATAATCCATTTTTTAATAATGTTGTTATCAGTGAAAATAATGTATCTATAAGAAGTCTCTCGCTACTCCAACATATAGGGATCTCGTCTATATTTCTATACGCTACAGACCATGCATGTTTTAGCTTATAACATTCTAATGTACAACCCTCTATCTCATATGGGAGCAAATTCAGTAACGTCCCTACATCCCAAACAGGGTTGGATATATCCGGGGTAACGGCCTCGATCAGTCCTATACGACCAGCGTCATCCTCCATAGAATGCAATGAGTCAAGGTACTTGTCTCTGAAGCCGATGGCGGTGGAGATAGGGAGGCCGGCCTCGATCAGCACCCTCCCCTGTTCTTTTGTGGTGAATATCCTTTCCTTCATAATTTCATTTTCCTTTCTACTGTAACGATCGTATCATTATGCCATCCCCCATGAGCCACAAGAAGAATCTCCTGCTGCTCGAAGCCAAGCCCGGCCCCTATACCGCCGGAGTTCCACGCGCAGGTAATGACCACCCCTCCTTTCTTGGTGATCCTAGCTATCTCCTTCTTCTGCATAGCCCAATAACTAGATTGCGTTGTTTGCATATTAACAGCACCTCCAAGCTTTTTATATGACTCGGATACCTGTCTCGCGGAATATGGTGGATCATATAGTACCATATCAGCTATATTATCCTTAAGACCACGCAGGAAGTCCGTGGCGTCCTTATGATACATAGCCCTAGTATCAGGATCAAGATCGTTGGTGATCGTCCCTATATCGCTGTTTCTGGCGAATGGATCCACTATAACCATCCCCTCTTCTCGATATTTATCTATAAGTTCCCTTATCGGTTTTATGCTGAATGTCTCGCTGTTCGGCATTGACCATTTCTTGTTTATAATCATCTCTTAACTCTGTTTTAAATTTAAGCTTCATAGTACTTCTAGGTACAGGATCGCATATGTCATCCCACCAATTCTTGTGCCCTTTCGGTGGATGTATATCCTTTTTCCATAAAGATCCCTTAACTGTCTTGATTCTTCCGTATGGTCTCATTTTTCTCGTGTTTACCTTCACATGTCATATCAGTATCCGTTTTTGATGACCCGAACATAAGCTCATCAGTAATCTTGCGAAATTCCTTTACAATATCATTTATCTGCTTACGTTCGATGCTTCTTAGCAAATGGGCTATCACATCCACTGTCCATCCGTTACCCGCTAAAGACATGGCCGTATTTGGGGCTATCCCGTCAAGGTAATCATCCGGCAATGTCTGTAGCCTACACATCTCCACCGGGGTCAGGTATCTGAATTTGTCTTTCATGTCAAAGGCATTAGGATATCTTCCGGGAGGCAACGATGATATCACGTTATCTTTCATGACTGTTGTCAGGCAATTACTTTTCTTGATGGGAGTGGTATTCTTATCTTTTCTTATCTCCAGACATTGCGTTATTTTTATGTCCTTGTCACAATCCTTTCGATACCCGTCCTCTCCTATCCTTCTACCGACAATGGTCCCTATATATCTCCCTCTTATGGCTCCCGGATTCCAACCCTTGTTATGCTCTAGAATATCATCCAATGATATATGCTTGTCTTTCGGCATTTCTACCGGCCAATTGCACCAATAAAGGCGATGCCGGGTCTGTGCCGAGACCAAGGCGCTATCGATCTCCACCGGCTCCACGCCAAGCTCCTCGGTAATCACCCAGCGGTGCTCATCCCGCATCCGGACGTTCTCGCCCAAGAACAGGACCTTACCTTTGGTCTCCTTCCTTAAATGCCTTACGATGTCCGAGAAGCAAAAGAAAAGCCTTCCACGAGCGTCCATGAATCCTTTACCCTTACCTGAGCTAGAGAAGCTCTGGCAACAGAACCCTCCCATGACCATATCTATGTCTTTCCAAGGGATATCCCATGTTCTCCAGTTATTAACATCCCCTAATTGAATAATATTAGGAAAATGTTTTTGACTTACCTTTATACATGTCTTGTCTATCTCCGAGGCGTAGTAAGTCTCTATAGGTATACCGGCTCTTTGTAATGCTAGATATCCACATGATATCCCATCAAATAATGATAATACTTTCATATTGTTCATTTATTCTCAGACCTAAAAATATCCTTTGCGATCATATCAAGGGATATTTTATGTATCTTAGGTAAGACCTTAACCAATTTTATACCAAAATTTTCTCCCCTCTTAACAAAAGTCCATTTCCCGTATATGATCCCATGCATCATATTTTGTATTATCTTCTTGCTATCCGTCAAGAACACTTGATAATAGATACTGTTGACATAATTGAAATCCTTTCCATGATCATTTGCCGGTCTTAATATCATTACAGCCGAAGAGCATCCACGAACGAATCCGTGTATCTCAAGACATTCCTCGAACTCATAATTATCGCGTTCCTCATCATGAACATCCTTAACCCATTTACATGGTCTCCCGTCTTTAAACGGGATCTTTAACTGTTTCTTTGCCATCTTTTAAATTATATTATAATGTTATTACCTGCTCATAGGTGAGCGTGCCTTTGTAACCTCTAGCTTTTAGTTCTTCGATAAGTTCTCTAGGTTTGAATTTGGCTAGATCTGGATTGGTAAACACTTTCGTTAATTTACCCCCCCCCATCTGCATTGGCTTTTTTGGACGATTTGTAGGCATTTACACAATCCTTACAGTAGTATCCAAACCCATCCTTTTGTGATTTGTTCTTATAGAATTTATCTACTGGTAATTCTTTACCACATTTCTTGCATATTTTAGTCTCCATGTCTATTAAATTAAATTATGATTCAATGTTTTCAATCTTAAATTCCCAGTCCATAGCGTCATGCGTTGCTTTAAATCTGTTTCTTTATGACAATTTGGTTCCCGTATTGAGGTATAATGCATAAACCTTCATTCAATCCATTTATTTCCAGTTCCCCAAAATTATTTAGATTGATAATAAACTCATTCCCAACCCAATCAAAAACTCGTATGCCATTTTTAACTTCTATTTCATCGTCACCGCAGCGATGATTAATAATATGCACTTTCATTACCTTCGTCCCTGTTGTCCTATATTTATAACTCTCAATTTATCATATCCCTCTGAAAGAATCCCATGATCAAACAATTTGTTAGCGTCTATCTTAAGACTTCTATAATTGTCAGTTATGTTGATATCACTCCACAAGTTCAATCTTCCCTTATCATCTAATTGCATATGGATAAATCCTTTTGTTATCTTCTTCCCGGCTTTAAGGCGCTCTACGTCTTTATCAGTAATCTTTTTCATACTTTCGATATTTTATCGTTACAATTAAATTCATCTTTCATCCTGATCTTTATGCCTCCATATGATAATTCCTTATGAGCTGTGACAAAATAATCAACCGCATCTTCATCTAATAAACTATGCGGGCACCTTTCCCATACAGGACTTTGATCTAGATGATCCCATGTGGCTACAAGTAACCTATTCTTGTCATCATCAATAGCTATTTTGTATGTCCCTGTAGTAGCCTTACGTTTAATGATCGCTCCATTTAACATCTGTTTCTTAGCTCAGCTCCATGAGCCTCTCAACCCAAATGTTCTTATAATCCAGTTATTTATCTTCTTCATTTCAAATTATTTGTTAAAAGTGTAATATGAATATAAATACATAAATTGAATAGGGCTATTCACCATGCCCTTATCAGTAGGATCATCGTATTTGTCAAGCCAAAGACGAAGCGCCTCCCAATCGATATCCTTACGGTCACATACCATGCAGGCTAGGTTAGCCCCGAACAGTTCCCCGTCGCCGCCCAGCGACTTGTTAAACCTCTTGGCTAGTCTTTCCTTGAATCCCTTATCATACCATATCCCGGAAGTAGCGGCATAACAATAATAAGCGTTGTATTTCATTTTCACGCCCATCTTCTCAAACAATGGTGTATGCCATATCCGATCTAAAAAGAATACTATTCCACGATATATGAAGGTTCGGAGATTTTTCCTGTATTCTTTCCCCAAGAAATTATCCACACAAGATATAGTCCCGCCTGAATAATACCAATTATTGGCGCCTCTCTTAACCTTATCCGTCATCTTGAATTTATTCTTTCTGTCTTCCACCCTATCCCAAGGTTTCAGCTTATCCTCATTAAATGTCGGGCAATAATGATAGTAATGATTAATCCACGAGAGGTAGGGGTTGTATATCGTGTATCCATTATCGCTGACATATGAGTTCATATCATACCCAAGCTCCTTGGCTAGAATAGATCCCTCATCAGCTAATACCTTCAATATCGGGTTCAAGTTCCATATCTGATCTTGACTGACGAACATCGAGTAACATGGATCCTCATCCTCCCCATACCATCCTCCCATCCCGCTCACTATTTTATCCAAATCAAGTGAATAATCTTTCCCGGGTAAAAAATCATCTCTAAGAAAAAAACCTCTATATGGGATCATATCATGTATGCCTGGTTGGTCGTCAAATATGAACTTAGCGTTCTCGGTCAATCTAATCAATGTTTGCAAGACAGAGGATATATCTATGGGTGCATATTCACACCCATAGACCTTATTATTTATCCAAAGATATTGAAGAAGCTCGGCTATATTAATAGTCCCGTCCTCCACATATCCTGTCTTGTTATCGAAGTTTATTTTGGCTAGAGGTATATTACTCCCTTGCGGTTGGTCACTTTTTTCATTACAACAATGCACGAATCTGCTAAAGAATATATCCTTCCAGCCAAAATATTTATCCCTTATCGTCATAAGCCTATTTCTTATCGTATAATGACATGACGTTAATAAGATCAGCCTTTCTAGCCATCCCCTCAAGTTTATTAAAGCCATCCATGTTATCTCCGCTGACGATGATAGTAGGATATACCTCTATACCGTACTTGGATATCTCCTCCTCCGTGGCTTTGTTCTCCGGGATCTGGTTTAACGTGACCTCACCCTCATACTCCTGTAATGTGTTGGCGATAATATGCCGTATGTAGTCGCTGTACTCAGCGTCTTTCTTCGTGAAAAAATCAATTCTTACCATCTCAAATAGTTGTTAATCTGTTAATAATCAAATCAGCGGTAAATATAGCATTATCTACCTCATCTATACTCATCTTTCTCCCATCGAAATCGTTAGATAATAAATCCTTAACAATCTGATATCTACGCTGCTCCCAATTTACGTTTACATCAAAATTCAGATTCTTTACATAATCATAATTTAATTCATTATAACTGTAACTGAGATACTTAACTATCGGGAATAGGCTATCATCAATAGTGCGCTTGATTACATTAACGTATTTACCCGTTCTTTTGTCGATAGCTCTTAATCCCTCATCTACTACTCTTTTTACTCTTTTCCCTGACTCTTCCATTCTATAAGCCCTTTGTTATGTTTATCGTAATATAATAACGCTATGGCGTTCCAGCATACGGCGGATAGATGCATGAATCCCTCCTTATCATATCTCTCCCCTTTCGTATAAGCGACCAAGTGTCTCATGAGTGCACCTAGATAACGATTGAACCCATCAGGTATATCCTGCCATGAGTTATCAGCGTACTTCTTGGCACCTTCCGTATATACCCTCACGATGTCCTCTATCTCAGCCAAAGGAAGGAGATCCCACCGGAGTTTACCGTCGGCCCGGTCGTCCTTCCCGCTACCGTCTTTCCCTACGGCAGTCTTACATGCCTTGGCTACCTCCTCTTGGTGGGCTTTAATGATGGATGCACTATTAATATTATTGAAACGGGAAAGATCGTAAGCGTTTACATTGTCTACCTTTTCCTCATCAATAAGTTTTAACTTAATAGCTCTACCTAATGATACGACCATCTCCTCATCAACCCAAATAATCTCATCTACTTCATCCGACCATAGTCTGATTCTCATTCTTCCACTTTTATCAGCGGTCTCAACTACCTCAAACACATCGCCATCATAGACCACCTTTTGATACTTATAAAATTCCTCCTTCATTTTAAACTCCTTTTTGTTTTATTATTATTACTGGATCATCATTAAATGGGGATAATATCCCAATATGCAACAATATATTGCGCTCATCGCCCTCATTTTTATCGGCTTCAATAGCATTGATATTTAATTTGTTACTAGATATAATGTTACTATCTATATTAGGATTATTTTTGATTATAGCCCATCCTTTTATAATAGGTTCATGCCCCATTAATTTAGCGACATCTTCTTCTACCAACCAATATTCCTCAAAAACAGTATCCGGATATTTGGCTTTTATCTCCTCGTAAGTATTATACCATGTCATATTTTCGTAATTTAGATTAATAAAATTCACTAAGATCCCTGCATTCTGGCGTCTCACCTGTCATAGAGTAAAGCTCACCAGATGATAGATGCACGCAATGAACGGTCTTCCCGTCTATATACTCACTTCGCTTCGTGATCCCACAAATAGCGCAGCGTTGGATCCCCGGACCCGCCTTTATCCACGAGTGCCGTACGCTCCTCTTCCTTGTCCTGTTGGTGTCATTAAGCTTTCTCATGATCAATCCTCCAAGACCGTTACAATCTTATCTTTACCGATAATAACCTCATTCCCGCTTCTTACATCAAAGCATCTCTCACCCTCTGCCTCCTTGAAATAAAGAGCGCCATTGTACTCGAACAGACCGAAGCCATAATCATCTAGCTTCATTTCATTAAGTCTCTTTAATTTGTATATTTTCCCCATATTTTCTGTATTTTTTATATTTTGTATTACTAAACACATCAAAAAGATAGATAAGATCGTTGCTATTATCCCTCCATAAAATTCAGCAGAATCATCCTTCTCATTCCCTTCTGTTATCAAATAGATAGAACCTGCCATTATTATAAAGGCAAAGACTAACCCTATCATAACATTTTTCTGTTTTTTAGAAACTCCATCATATCCTCCACGCTAAGCTGGAAGCCGGCAGCCGCCTTATGGCCTCCTCCACCGGGGTTGGCCTTGCGTGCCAGCGCCGAGACATCCACCTCCTCCTTGGTGGTATAGAACGAGCATCTGAAGAATCTGCCGTTCCAGCAAAATGGCATCATCAAATCATGTTTTCTAGGATCGTACATAGACTTGAATGTGGTGGAGTTAAACTCCGTAGTATTCATACATATCGCCTTGTATCCAAATATATCTGCCTCGAATGAGAACATCTTCGTTTCTCCTCTGTTTTTCTCGATGATATATTCTATTATGGCCTCGCCATTTCTTATCATATCAGAAACAAACTCGCCATTCGCCTTGTTTAGCACCTCCCTGACCATGTCAACGTCAAGCCCGCAATATCCTCTCATCCCATATTGGAATGAAAGAACGTCACTCCATTCGAAGCGATCATGATCCCATACATCATAAGCGCTCAATAATTTTACCACGTCAGGGGTTTCGATATCATCGAAAAGATATTCCCACGTAAGCTCACAAGCCGCCGTTCCGATACGTCTTTTGCCTTTGACATTATATTCCTTCACAGCTTCTATCGCCGTCTTATGGTGGTCTATCCATGTGACATCTATCCCCTTGTCTTCCCATTCGTCGAATAAGAATATCGTTCTATCGCCAAATGACACGTCAACTACAAACACCTTATCATATTTATTCACGTCAGGTATTTCCTTGCCGTAATTGTAAGGAAGAAGATCAATGTCCCCTTTGAAATACTTTTTTACTATAGCCGCTGACATTACTCCGTCAAGATCAGCCTCATGATATATACATCCTGTCATAATCTGTTGTTTTTGATTAAAAAATCTATGTATTCTTTTATATCCTTGTTCCTGTCATTATCCCAGTCAAATGTCTTGTTTATGAATTTGAAGTACGATACTGGGATCGAATGCAACATCCATCCACAATACTTGCCGAATGTCATTAACGTAGAGCCAAGGGGATGATCCGGCCTTCCGGGAACAGGGGCGGCGGTTACGCCCTGCGCCAGCCCCCTCCTACGATCTTTCTTGGCGGCTTTGATATCCAGATCTGTTTTCGTTACCTTATCCCCCATCGGGATATTAGTTATTAGCTTATCGCCGATAAACATTCCCCATCCATACCCCTTGTAGTTCTCTATACTAAGTTTCCTTATATCACCGAACCTTGACGAGTTGTTACAACAATCAACGACCCAAGCACTATCCTTTCCGTCTTTTATACGGACTGCCCTTCCAAGCCACTGATAATACGATGAGAACGAGAACGTCGGTCTCCCTACTATCACGCAGTCCAGACCCGGATGATCGAATCCCGTACCGAGGGCGGAATAGTTGAACACTACCTTCGTCTTACCCGACTTGAACCCCTCGACTATAGCCTCCCGCTGTTTCTTTGGCGTGCCTCCGTGAACCACCTCCGCCATGCCAGCGCATATCTTTGCGTTCATCCATTCGGCGGCGGTATTGCAGCTCTCAACAGAATCCATAAACACCAGTATAGATCTGCATACGTCTTTTAATACCATCAATCGACGCAAAATAAGGTTGTTTAAGCCATTTTTTCTCACCGCCTCACTAATAGACTCAGCCGTATATTCGGAGCCGTTAGAATTGAGTTTAAGGGCATCTCCATTGAAATTCCATGTCTCATACTTAAGAGGCGTCCAAAATCCTTGCCTTATCATCTCCTCTACCTGTATCACGTGAATCAGATTCTTGAAATACACCGGTCTCATACGAGTGATGAAATTAAGTTGGGAATATGATGTCTGTCCTATCGACATGTTTTTAAGTCTACATGGCGTGGCTGTAAACCCTATCACCTTTCTCGGCTTCAGCTCATTCATGAATGTCATGAACTCACTGCCATCCTCAGGACTGTATCCGGCATGAGCCTCATCTATCAATACGTTTCTGATTCCCATCTCCTTAAGCTGACCAACAACTTTCTTGATAGATCCTAACGTGGCATATATCATGTTAGATAGCTCTTTCTTGCCACAGGAAGCGGAGTAGATGGTAGCCGGTATGCCATACGACGTTATCTTGTCGTGGTTCTGTTGCAGCAATTCTTTTGATGGTTGTAAAATCAGCGTCTTATCTCCCATCAATCTAGCCGCTTCTGCTATCAGAAGTGACTTACCGCAACCTACAGGACCTATGATCAATACCGGATCATGTCTATCAGAGTTTATGTAATCGGAGATACTTTTAACACACTCCTCTTGATATGGCCTTAATTTATATGTCATCTCTGTAGTTATCAAAAACGTCTTTCACGTACTCTAGTCTTATCGCACATTCCCGCCCATCGTCCATTTTTACCATCAAAGTCTCTTTGGTCTTGCTTATGGCTATCACCTCTCCTATCCCTATCTGGGTATGAACTATATCACCTATCTTTACATCAAATTTACTCATGGTCCAGCCTTTTATTAAATTCCTCTATCTTGCTCCTGTCTGTCTCTTTGGTCATCTTAGCCTCTTCCTTGAATATGTCATACCCTTCTCGGATATTGTCTCCAACCATATTCTCTATCATCTCCCTTAACTCATCGCTTCTTACGGCGAAAGATATCTGAAACGATTTACTTGTACCTTTCATTAGGCAATCAATCTCCTTCTTGCATTCTGTCATCAACCGATCCAGATTATCGAATTTAACGAACTTAGAGTTGCCATTGGCTTTCCTTACCCCATCCTTGAAATCCTCCAATATCCCGTTAAACACATCTGCCATACACATCATGGAATGTAGCCATACCAACATATTGAATTTATATTCATTATCAGCGTTGTTCATCAAACTCACCAAAGACTCGCTTTTTGTCAACATGATCTTCGATTCCCGGTCTACGATATCCTTTATCTCCTGCCGGCATTTCATGGCACCAACGAAATCCATTTTAGAATAACATTCATTTGATTTCTCTACCAATTTCCTGATATCCCTTCTAGACATCAGAAGATCCAATACCTGTTTTTCTCTTTCGTTTTTATCCATAATCGTTTATTTATTGGCACAAATATAATTAAAGCCTAGATATTTACCTAGGCTTTTTAATAAAGTTGATCTTTTTTATTCTTTCTTTTTGACTCATCCCAATCCGATGAGTACCTGCATGTCCCTTGTTTGTGGATCGAGAAATCGCACCAAAAACACAAGGGCTTGGGGCGGGGTTCAAGGCAGGCCGGCTGGCGTCCCATGAGGTAGCGCTTCTCGTACTTATACCCCTGTTTGGCGTCGTCCCAAACGTGAGCTTGATAGCTATCTATTTTATTTGTCTCGAAATCATACATGTCAAGGAGAATATCGTTAAGTTCCTTGACCGATCTCTCTACTTTCTCCTTATCTACCTTCACGTTCTGATTGTCCAGCATGCGGGTAAAGAAATAGCTGCACATATCCGGCAATACCTTATATTTTCTGAGTATGTAAAAGGCGTATATCGGATGTTGGAGATTATGAAGCAGCTTATCTTCATCGAATAACTTTCTCCCGGACTTCCAGTCTATCGTATACATGGCTATCCTGTCCTTTGTCTTATACTCTCCACGCCAGTCCACCGATCCTATGATATGTACCTTATCGTACGTAACGCCATCCAAAGTAAGGGGCTTGGGCAGCTTATAGGGCAAGACAAAGTCCTCCTCCACGCCTACCGGTCTCGACCCCCGGATCACCTTCTCCATTGGCGTAAGATCAGACCATGCCTTCTTATAATTGCCAGCAGCATCCTTCTCAAACAACCCCACAATCCATCTTATTAGCCTAGCCGCATGTTGCATAGACTCGATCTGGGATTTTACGCTATCAAAAGGAATCTTCTCTATATCCGCATAGTAATTGAAAGCCTTACTCATATCCTCATAAGAAGGTCTACATCCGTTCTTGAAGAAATACTCCATTGTCTGGTGGATAACCGTACCATATGACGTAGCCTCGTGCTTCTCCGTGGATCTGTGACCCTCCACGTAAGTCTTATACCACTTATACGGACACTGAACAAACGTGTCTATCTGTGAGTAGGATGCGGCAAGCACCTTCTCACCGCCTATCGTCTTGCATAGCAAGTTATTCTCCGGAACGATCATAAAGCCTCTCCGTATTTATGTCACGCCCATATAAATCCATCGAAATATTCTGTAGGTTATGCAAATACCTTATCTGGATAAGCTCGCTCAGGTCATCTTCCATATCCCTAAGTCCGAGATAATACTCGTCGCCAAAAACCTCCATGGTCATCCCGTGTCCACGATATACGTCCCTATTCTTGTCACTCTTGAAACCGATAGCGTCAAGAAGGTTATCGTCTATCTCAATAGGCATGACATCATCTTCCCCTGAATACCGTTTCATTATCCCATCATCAACCTCACGTTCAAGGATTAATGATCCACTTTCATTACGCATACCGGTAACGCACCCTACTCTCCATATATCACCAGCTTTGTCTTTTACAAGATTGCCCGGTCTTAACTCCTTAACTGAAATCATATTCTTCCTCCTCATGATCGTCATCACAATCATCGACAAGAGGGGTCTCTAACCCCTCTTCCCAATCATCATATCCGAAATCCATTACTTACCCTTAACCCAATCATACAACATATCCACAAAAATCCCTACAGTTAGTTCATCGACAGATTTATCGCCAAAGACATCATCCGGAATCCTTATATCCATCTTCTCTTCAATCCCCATCACCACCTCTACGAAATCCAAGGGATCCATACCCATGTCAGTTTCCAGATCATCCTCGTTATTGATCTCGGCGGCATGATTAAGACCCGTAAACTCACCCATTTTCTCGAATATCGTTTCCTTGACTACTTTTTCAACTTCTTTTCTTTCCATACTAAATCGACATTTTTAATCTTCTACCTAATTCTTTTTTTATATCCGATATCCTTTCGATGTCCATCTTAACATCGCCTGTGATAGCGTATTCCTTATCCATTTTCTTGGGAGGATCCGGGAGCCGGCTTATGGCGAACAACCATGCCAGTTCCTTGTTCTTGTTCTCCCTAAGATACAAGTCAGACGTCATGCCATACATTTTTATGATCGTATCGAATAACGTTGATTCCGATAAACTCATATGCACACTATATACATTTGATGGTTTCCATATCAAGTTATCCAATCTCATCGTATACTCACGTTTAAGATCTATGTGGGATATTACGGCTCTTACTATAGGTCCCTCCTTGAAGTTGGTATTAGCTACGAACCATACGAGCCGTTTCTCTACCTCCTTGATAGCTCCTGTATCCTTACCCATATCGTTATATACCCCAACGATACGGTCCCGGATCCCCTCGACCTCCGGTGTCAGGCCGGGTGTCTCTATCAGCATCAGCAGCGACCCTCCCCTTGGCGTTATCTTCCACTTCCCATTCTTCTGAAGCTCGATATAACCAGATGCTTTATAACTATCTATTTTCTCCTTTGGAATGACGCTAGCCATCTCCTCTTTCTGCCGGATCATCAAGAGATACCCGACATCAGACATCGTTAATCCTGATGTCATCATCTGTTCAAAATTTATATACATAAGCTAATGAGTTAAAATATTGACCTGATCTTTCTGGCTACCCTCTCGACTATATCGGGATGATCATTTCCGTTATATATATCTATTAGCGTCTCTATTATATGTAACCTTATGTTTTTCTTTGATGAATGAAACCAAAAATCTCCATTTTTTTCTGTTTACAGGTTTGAACATCTTCAGTTCTGGTATAAGATAACACGCCACACATGATCTTTCAGCAAGTGATAATTCAATCGCTGTTCTTTCTATTGCTATGCATATAAATGCATAATTATCATTCTTTATTAAATTGTAAGCCTTTGTCAACACCCTAAGGGCGTCTGCTTTCGATAATCTCTTTCCCTTTTTCATATTGTTTTACCGTATAAGATTCATTAGCCATACCAACTCTACCAACTGATATAGATTGATTTATAGATTGGTTAAGATGCCCTACAACCGACATCTTAGCCCTAACCGTATTGGCGCATCTTAGAAGGATTCGATAATCCTCTAACGCCCTCTCGTATCTTACGTCCACCCTAGCCCTTTTATCAGCATCAGTCATGCTCTTACATGTTCCGTCCTCCCTCAGGCTTATAGCGATCTTGTCCCGTATGATTCTGATATCATCCTCGGCTATCACCAGTTCGGCGTCAAGAACCCCCTTGTATGAGCTAAGAAGATCCTCCACCGCCACAACTTCCCTTTTTAGGTTCTCCAATTCCAATATCATTGAGTTGTCATTTATCCTTTTATACTCCTGTACTTTATTGGATACCTCATCACAGATACTCATGATCTCCTTTTCCCGTTCCCGATTTATGATATATCTGATGCTGTATTTAGCCATTTCCTTTAACGAGGATATAATTTCCTTTATCCCCATCTTATCCTCAACCGACAATACGGTCTTTAAGAACATTTCCAGCACCTTTATCACTACAAGCAAGTAATTATGTCTCAATCTCATGTCAATAAGGTGTTTCGTCATGTACTACATTGAAATCATCACTGGGCGGTATATATTGTTGCTCCAATGGAACACCGGGAGGTGGGGGCGGAAGCGTCACTACGGTCGTGTCCGGCTTGCCGCTACCCACGGGGGCATCCGAGCCTCCCGGTCTTTCTTGGCGCACCACCCCTCCATCAGGATAATATCGCTCATATCCTTTCATGATATCTACATGTATAGCGTCAATCTCCTCCAATGATCTTTGACGGACCTTTACGATATGATGGAACAATAATCCATCCACACGGAAGGATCGTCTTGACTCGCTCTTGAAACGTTCCAGATTAGGATACCATCCTTGCGGAAATTGCATGTATGAGGAGTACCCGTATCTCCTTGGGATATTCAACACTACCATAGCCGTACACAGCTGCCCCAATGAGTCAGACTGATAGAAATCAGACTGCCTTGGCATATGATCCTTCGGATCACGTCTGCCCTCTATCTCTCGATTAAGTTGCGATACGATAAGGAAGAAGATGTTTGGGAACGTTCTTTTGGCTATATTACACATATTCATCAAACTATCTATATTCCTCTTGGCATCACCCGAACCTTGTATAAGAGCTGTATGGTCTATGGATACAAATACAATTTTCTTATCCTTATTCGCCGGCATATATACATTCCATAGAAAATCTTTAAGCTCATCAACTGTTGTAGGTATGGGTATATACGTTATTCTGTTTGAATTTTCTTGTTTAAGACATTTTTGCATTTCTAGCATCTCCTCTTCATTCATTTTACGAAGGAGGATATCTTCTATGTCTTTGTTCATTTTTTTTGATAATGAACGTAATACCAAGTCTTCCGGATTCATCTCGAACTCACATCTTAACCATACATAATCATCTGCTTGTGGATTGATGTTGACATTCATCACATTGTTCATGATCTTTTGCGCCAAATAGGATTTTCCAACCCCTGGTCTAGCTCCTATGGCTATCGCATGTTGAGGGTAAAATCCCCCCAGCAAAGCTTTGTCTAGATAAGGGTATCCAGTACGAGCCGGGAGAAGTTCTCCCGACTGGTATTTCATTATCCTCTCATAGGCGTCCATGATAATTTCCTTGGACGTCTTCCATATCCTATTATCGTTCATCCTCGTGCGTTTCTATCGCCAGCCGTATCGGATTTAGATCCTCTGTTAGCTGATCTTGATTTATATCTTAACCCCTTAGCCGTATGGCATAGATCCTTCCCCTTCCGATAAGCCTTACCCTTTAGCTTATCGGTCTTGTAGTTCTTGCGACCCAACTCCCGTCTCTTGGCTTTCTGCTCAGGTCTGGCGTTGATCTTCTTATCCGTCTCAGCCTTCTTCTTTCTGGCTTCCGGATGTGTTCTGTAATATTCAGTCGATCTCCCCATCCTCTTCGTCCTCCTCATCATCAAAATCTATATTCTCTTGTATATCCAAATCCTCTTCCTTTAAAAAAGATGGATATTCCAATCCCAGACGCTTAATCATATACGAATATGGATCAGACGCAAATTCATCTGGTATCTCCCATGTGCAAGGGAATGTACCTATTACCTTTTTAAGTTTATCGGCTAATTCGCTACTCATCCCCATATTAACCATTTTATTATAAACTGTAGCTTCTACGCTACTCACATTGCCTCCAATATAAAAACCTGTTGGTTTGTGAACAAAATAAATTTTCTTCATTTTACATGTATTATTTATTTTATTAAAGGTATCCAATTTGATTCGATACTCAAATATTCCATTATCATTAGCTCTAATGCTCATATTTATCCTTCTTGCGATCTCCATAACTCATATCCATATCACACACCACCGTATCGGTCGTGTCGTTTACCACATGGAACAGGAACTCCGGACACCCGTGGCAGGCGTTGCTCCCGATCGCCACCGCTCCGTGCCTAGGGCAAGCTTTCTTTACCATGGTTCTATCATATATCCGTATATGATTATCACCATACTTTTCAATATATCTCATGGTATTAAGTAATGATGGCAAAGACATCTTATATGGGGATACATGTTCTATTGGTATATCCAATTCACCAGATAGGCTTTTGTAAATATCCTGTACATCCCGTTTTGTTCTATACGCAAATATATTAATCTCAGTCATTACCATATCCATACTCCTAAGAAGATCCGGCTTAGCCAGCCTCCCCATCGGCTTCCCGAAAGGATCGGATCTCATCCAAGCCCCACACTTCTCGCACCCAACTTGCTTCCCCTCCACCGTATTTATCATAGTGGATGGGATCTTGCAATACGGGCATACAGATCCGTTTAACATAGCTTTCTGGGCTAAAGACAGCTCTTTCATACCTTTTCTTCTATCTCAACATTAAATAGATTGCAGAATCTATCAAAATTTCTGTTCTCTATTCTCATATCCTCCTCATACCTGTTAAATGATTTGATGAAATCATTATAACAGTCCTCGCATATCCATTGATTGATTACTGCTACATAATAGCCCACGGACGTAGGTCTGTTACACATATCGCAAATACCTAAGCAACCATATCTGGTGAGCTTATCCATCATCTCCTGTCTTGTTATTTCAAGCACCTTGAATTTCTTGTAATTGTCAACTACCTTTGCCATTGTAAATTTGTTTAATAATAAAATAATCCGCTATATCCATTCCATCATTTATATTGGGTTTTGATTCGAGAAAATCGCTTATCTCTATATTCATCCCCTTCATATCCCTATCCACTTTCTTCTTCCACTCGTTAAACGCCGATCCTTTGTCAGGATATAGGACTATTCTCCTACGTCCCAATGTCTCTATCATCTCCCTTTTCAACATATGGATACCTCCGCATGCCATAAAAAGCCTATCCGGATATACGATATTACAGATGACCGCCGTCTTCTCCGACTCAACTATATATACCGGGGCTTCCTTAGGATAGAAGTTGATAAGAAACTCACCGAACAGGCATTGCCTTAATAAATAATCTTGACCGTCGAGGATGTGAACCCAGCATACATGATCCATGGGAACCTTTACCCTCTTACCATCTGGTCCGTAATCCATTATCTTCCCGGTCCTTATCACCCAACTTTTATCAAGTTGCCAGAATACGCAGCATTTACCCCAATCCCCGAATCTCATCATCCCGATCTTATATAAGCTGAACGCTCTATTGGTATGATATGATCCGAATATATTGGATAGATAATCCTGAAGATCAGATGTCTCGAAAGGATTAAGCGTCTCAAACATCTTGCTTACCGGAATGCAGTTGGCTATATCCGGATCCACGGGAGGTCTGTACCTCCTTAACACTTTGTTTGAATCGGTAAAAAGATCATTGTTCCCAAGTTCGCTCCCTGTTGGATATTTAAAGTAACCACATTTATTTTTATGATCACACACCCCAAACTGCTCTCCAACGATCTGACCGGTGGTTACGTCCACGTACGGCGTAAAACACTTATCCTTGCCGCATTGCGGGCACGTCATCTTCCTCCTTGGCTTGCTATGATCCAACTCATACCGATGTACGCTCTTGTCAAACTCCCTGAATTCCATTATCCTCTCCTCTCACTCATCACTCTATATATATAATCTCTCAGCGACTCTTTTCTTATCAAACCATTCAACTCAAAATCACCCTCTATATCTAAAGATCCGATCCTTGACGTAACCGTATAATTGGTTTTCTCAAACTTATACTTACCTTGAAGATATACAACTGTAGCCATATTAAGTATAGGATTATCGGTTTGTCTCTTCAACTTATATTGACTTGTCTTAGCGGTAGGATCACCCGGAGCGAAGTTATATATCTCCTCTATCTCCAATATCTTTCCGTAGTTCTCCAGTATCATTCTTCTATATAGCTCAAGCTGGAAAGCGTACTCGTCATAGAAATTGCCTTTCCTGTTTGATTTGAAGTCCAATATAGCGAATATCCTCCTGCATCTTTTTATCTTCTTTTTCTCCGTCTTAGGCTGACCTTTCTTGGCTCCCGTCTTATAGAACTCTCCTGTCTCGACCTCTATCTCCACTGTCTCCGGCTCGCTGTCCATCTCCACCACGGCGTCCACCGAAGAAGCTACCTTTAACCTGCTTGACCTCAACATCTTCTCGATCAATACAGGTTTTACATGTCTTTCCTTGCAGAATATGGCAAATGATATTAGATCCTCTATTAGCTCATCAATGTTATCCACTAATATCCGCTCCATCCTATACTTGTCTATTCTTAGCTTGGCTTCCTTGACCACCTTCCTGATCCATGTCGGGATCAGCTTTATGTTAACCCCGGTCAGATACAACCCAAATAGATAATGCATGATAGTACCTAAGTCAGCCCTATAGTTAGCGTACTCATCAGGGTCCTTGCCCTTGAGTCTCATCTCATTCTTCCATTTCTCCAAGGCTCCGGACGTATCACAATACCCATTGGCGATATTGTTAGTGGCTCCATCGTATATGATAGGATACCCATCAACATCCATCTCATAATACACGCGCTTGCCGGCGACAGTCATTCTATATAACACCGGCGTCGGGATATCCTTTATCCATTCAGCGGCATAATACTGCTGTTCGGTCTCCAGATCATACTCAACTTCCATTTCCTCTTTAGGCTCTTTTTTAGGCTCTTCAACAGACTTTTCCTCCTCATCCATATCTTTCTTTGGGATCGTTGACAAAACATCTAATATGCCAAAGAAAGCGGTAAATTTAGGATCTGTATGATATGATCTTAATATTGGTAATGATGATCGCCAATAATATGATGGCGCATTCTCGTTCATTGACTTATTATCAACAAACTCTATTACAACACCATCATCCGTGATAACCACATGATGTTTTTTGGATAAACGAACTCTCATATCACCAAACGATTCTTGATCGCTTATGACTTCCATATCCATTCCTTTCTTATATATCGTATCACTTATAGCCTCGTATCCAAGAGCTAAAAGTGATTTTTGTTTTCTTCTATCCATGATAATAATCTGGTTTTTAATTTACCATCCTCCTCGACTCTAGGTGCGAGATCCCTCATCCTTCTGGCTGCCAACAGCCATACGTTACCAAACTCATCCAAGAGCCGGCTAAAATCCATCGTATCTAATAGATAATCGAATCTTGTATGCTCATCAGCCGTCAAGTAGATAATGTTATCATTATCCTCGGCGACCGATTTATATTTCCGTTTAGGGTATAAGTGGCATATGTTGCTTACCCCAGGACATGGTATATATGCGCCGGTAGCAGACCTTCTTATCATACTTAACTTAGCTACGTGGGCGCCAAAGAACACGGCTAGGCTCCTACCCCGGGGCTTGGCCTTCGCCCGTATCGCCGTCCTCCCCTTTGGCGGTAGTTCCTTGGCTCTGCATGCTGGACATAACCCCTTGTTCCTTATGGCTACCATCCTCCCGCATCTCTCACACGGCAACATCTTACCTCTCATGCCTTTTTCTTTTTATAACTTTTATTGAACTCCATAAGGCTCATAGCCCTATATCTTTTAAGCCTATTAATCTTACCCTCAGTCCAATCTTGATCTTTGAAGTTGATGATCGTATCGAATATCTGAGCCAGCTCTCGGATATTAAAATTCCTGTTCTGTATTTTTTTATAGAATCCGGACCTACTATACCCTAACTTGGAAGCCAGATAAGTCTTATTAGATAATGTGAGGATACGATAAATCGTACCCTCCATCTTACTTATCTCCATCAACTTCTCGGCTATGGATGATGTGGTTTCATAGCTAGCTTTACTACTTACTATTCTCATTTTTCTCCGGATTCCTGATCTTACCATCAAACTCATAGAAGTCCATTAGCTTCTTCTCCTCTTTGATACAGGTAACGATAAAGTCTGATATAGTACCCTTCATGCCCTCCTCGAAGTTCTTCTTGGCATGATCAAGGTCATTGGCCCGAACGATGTAGTTAAACGCCTTGCGTTTCTCATTACCCGATTTCTCGTCTACCGTAATATAATCAGCCGTGACCTTATAGAACCGGTCTCCATCCATGGCAAACAATTCCGCTATCCGGAACCTCTTGATATCCACGCTAAACTCACCGGAGATAAATGGTCTCATCTCCTCTATGATCCTAGCCTCACACTCGGTATAAGAAAGGGCATCTACTAAATACTCTTCCTTTACCTTCTTCTTCATGCCGTTCTCGGCATCGGTCTCGTAAGAAACCGTACATTTAAACCAATTGTGCATTTTAATCTATATTAGTATTAAACAAAGGATAATCTTTTATTCCTTCACGAATATATCTCTCCGTATCATCATCCACATCATAAGCCTTCTTGAAAAATATCATAGCCTTGTCCGTATCGTGATCCACCAACGGGAGATATTCCTTTACGAAAAGAACTTTAAGATGGTTCATATGATCGATCTTGCGCCTTACATCAATTACTTTTGACCATATCTTGGCACGGATTTCACACATCTTTTTTGTGTTCTCCTTATATTTATCTACCTGATCTTTATATTCCTTCTCGATCTCACCGTTCTTATCCTTGATAGACTTGTAGGTTTCCTTATCTTTCGTGTCAAACATCGGAATATGTTTGATATTGATTATATCTAACTTACCGCATAGTTCCTCATTGGATACAACGAAATCATAGCTAGTCCTATATAGATCAAATTCACTTAAAAACTTAGCTATCTTAATAGCATCATTCTGATCAAGAACGGCTATACTCAAACCTTCTAAATAGTAGAAGAAATGTGATGGAGAAATAGGCTTATAGTCATATGTCTTCATGATTGGAGGCTCATCTATGAACCTTACGCCTTCCTCCACACATCTTGTTACGATCAATTTCTCTACCTGTTCGTCAGTAAGATTATATATCTCCTGATCGGTCATCTTATCAATTGTCTTCATCATCATCATCCTCCGACATCGTTATAGCCTTTGTAAACTTTTGTTTATAGACCTCACTCATAAGGCAGGCGAAAGTCCTATCATCCATACTAGCCATAGTATTGGCCTCTACCATCAGATCCATCTCAATGTTCTTTACCGAGATTTCATAGTTATCATCATCTTCTTTATAGAAAATGACTTTACCACCATACTCGAAACCATCATCCTCGGCCTTAATCATATCGATGACCTTCTCTAACTCCTTTACAAATTTACTCTTTTTCATATGTATAATTTTTATGTGTCTACAAAAGTAGACATTTTGTTTTTGAATTAAATTAAATAAACATTATTAATAGTTAATATTATTCTTTTGTTTTATCAACCATATTTTACTCCTTGATAAACTCAACACAATATTTATCCACCCTAGTTATCTCCCGATAATCATCGGCACGAATACCATATCCTTTAGGTGTATAATCACTTTATCCTCCATATATCTTAAGCCCTTTTATATTGTATTTACTTATATCCGCACACAAATTACACCCTCCATGACAACAGCACCACGAGCAAAAAACTAGTCGCTCCCGCTCCTGCATGCTTTGAAACCCCACCGCCGCCCTATACCATGCCGGGGATAATACCTCGACCTTTTTCGGCACTGGCGGCGTCATGAGCACTGATCGCCGCCTTCTTTTGGCATCTTCCATACTTCTCATTTGGATTATCCTTTAACAGCTCAGCTATCTTATCTTCCTTCAACATATTTTGTTTTCTCATATTATCCACGATAAAGGTAGCGAACGCCATATCATACCTCTTCCTTTGATACCCTATATTCTCCAAAGTTATACTATTATTTATCATATCCTCATGTCCGAATACGCTGTTAATAAAATCAAGCATCTCATCATTGAATGATCCGCTTTCTTCTTGCAGCTCCCTACATTCATCCTCGGTCAATCCACAAGAAGATACCAGTTCCTCTGCGGCTTGCGTCCATCGCCCGTCGTGGGCTAGCTCCTGAACCGCCAGCCATATTCCTTGGTTCATGCCCTCCATTCTTGCCTTATCTAAAATATACTTATTTCCCATATTTTCAATCATTTAAGCTTTGTTTCTTATAATAATCTCTATATTGTTTAACATCTTATCTTGTAATACTTTTTCTACCGTTCTTGGAATGACATTAAAAGATTTATTTTTAAGCTCATTATCCACCATAAACTTAATCATCCGCTCTATATTATTATCATTCCCGTAAGTATTACATATACACTCCTCAACATATTTTCTTATATCAGATCTAATTGCATTGATTATATCTTCCCTGGTAAGCCCAAGCTCATTATGGATATAATTCTTTATCGCTTTATATTCTTTACTTGTTTTTGTACTCATATTTATCCCTCCTATTCAGTCATTCTTTTAACAAAATTTTCCCATGACATATCAACATCATTGTAATGTTTACAACAAGCATTCTGGATTCTCTCTATCAACGGAATGAACCATAACTGAGTTATTCCGTAACGAGTCTGAATTATTCTGCATAGGTTTATTTTTATTATCTCCATGTCATCAATACTAGGAGATGTGTTGTTATCATCACATCTATCTAATATTGTTTGAATTGTAGCCAAATAATGATCCATATCTTAAATTGTTAATTATATTACCATCTCCCATTTCCCGGCGTAAACAGTATCTCCCCTGTCCTCACCCAATGATTCCAGTTATTTTTAAGTTCATCAATATCATACGCCTCAGCCGACTTACCGTTATCAGATCTTTTTATGACCGACATAATACTTTCCGCTTGCACGCTCCAATGACTATAACAGTCTGTCCCGCACCCGCACGCCGTGGATCTCCCGTTATCGAACTCCCAGACCAGAGGCCGGAGGCCGCATCTTGGACACGGCAACCATTCCATTGGATTCTCCGGCTTCTTGTAAGCATCAATACACTTATATTCTTCTGCTATCATAGCCAATCCTACGGAATTGATTTGATTTTTTTGATCTCTCATCTCATTCTTATCCTTAAACATCATTATCCTATTAACAATCCCCTTCGATTCCATGTACGTCGAGAATCCATGTATTCTTAGATATTGGATTGCTGATAGTGATTTTTCTAATATTTCCTTATATTCTATATCTGTTTTAACTGCTTTTCCCATGATATTTTTCCTCCATTTCTTCTAATATGACTTTAGCCAGATATACCACCTCACTTATCTGGTCGTAACAAACATCCACCCCATCAACTTTATCATTATCGTCATCATATCCATCGACCATCAAATTATCTTCCCTCGATAAATACACGGATGTTATAGATAAACAAATCAACCCGTTATCGGTAAAGATCCTTATTTCAGCCGGAAAATCATCTACATGGGTTCTGCTATCCATATCAAGATCAAGTCTCCCTGTTCTTTTAATCAAATCAACCATAGCTCCATAAGCTACTACGTTCGCATTTAATAGCATTTTATTTAATGCATTTACTCTTTCTACGTCCTTCATAATCTCTAACCCCTTTGTATTACATTGTTATACGTTATCCTGATTTTCATGAAATGATCTTTAGTATAAGCAAAAGACCCCAATAATGACAAGCATGATCATAAGCCAGATGAATGCGCTTATAAGACATCCCTCACCAAGATTACCCATATCCCTAAAGAATAAGTAATTAAAAAATATTTTCATTCTATTCATAATAAACTTTATTTAATGCGTTTATTCTTTCTACGTTTTTCATATCCACCCCCTTGTATTACATCGTTATACGTTATTCCGTTATCTTGAATTAGTTTCATAAACTGATCTTCGGTATAAGCCAGAGATTCCCCTCTGTTAGCCCTCTCTATATTCTCACTCATCATCCCTATAGCCTGTATTAAGGCTGCTGAGGAGTTGGCTATCAATTGAGCTGCTTTCATAATCCTATCATTTAAAATTCCTCATGTATTCGCAATCGTCATTACATATATCTTTCTTTGCGCAATGTGGCACATTTGATCCAAACTTGTACTCAAAGTTGTAACACATTTTCCTGTACTCCTGCTTTTGTTCTATAGCTCGCTTCTCTTTATTGATAGCAATCGATTCTTGTTCTATTTCTTGAAGTTTTTTATTCATAAGGTTATGATTTTAAAATATTATCTACAAATTCAGTTATTCTTTTCACGGATTCTTCGGAAAGTGTATATCGCTGCCAGTTCCATCTAAAATGGGCTTTTGGTAAATTATGAGTAGATAGCTTTTCGTTACCATCTTTATTTGTCCATTCATAATTGTCTTCATAATTATGTACTCTCATCCCCGCTTTCGGCCCATTGCGGAAACTATACAACATTCTAATAACAGACTCAAAATCCGTATTTATTATTAATAGCATATAATTCACCTTGTCAATTAACGCCTGATCTTCTTCGGACAATTCTCCTTCCTTAGCGATCTGACGGATCGACCATGTTCTCAATTCTGAATACTTAACAAAACTAAGTTTACCGGGGATCATACGCAATTTATTATCTCTCTGCAGCAGATTTCGCAAATCTTCCACAAATTGTCCTTTCAGCTTCTTTTGTCCGAGTAGGGCTGAATATATACTTACTACTTTCATTACACAATCATTTCATAAACACGTTCCATATAATACCAATCCCAATAAATAATGGCTATTCTTGTATTTTCAGATACCAAATAACCCATAAACTCATGCCTTCCCATATTAACCAAAAGCTTTTATTATTGCTCCAATCGAATCAAACTTAACACCCAAAGTATCATGTGCATTTTGAGAGCCACACTCACACTCTCCAACAGGTTCACCGGAACCACACTCACATACGTCAATGCCCCAATGATTTACACAGTGATCGCAACAATATGAATCTGGAAGCCGTTCAGCATCCCGTGTATCTAGATTCAATTGTTCAAATATATCCTGACGCATACTATTAGAAGCATTCTTCCCTAGACAAAGAACAGGGTGAAGGATATAACCCAGCCCGATCCGTCCACGGTCTGCCCCTTGGGAACCCAAGACATCACCGCCTTCTTGGATATCCACCATCTCCCTATCTGAACGAAATCAGGATAGTTGTCCATTAAATATACCATCTGACTAGCCATCTTATTAACATCATCAAAAGGCACTATATGATACTTGTTTCTTATCCTGACCTTCAAGAAGGGGTTATCCATATTATATGCCGCAAATGCTGATATCACGGAACTAGGATATCTAACTCCTTTTATTATCACCCATTTCATATATCACCCCCTTTTTATATAACATAAATTCATTGGATAAAATTTATCCGCGCTCTCTTTTCCGTCTCCGCGAAAGTTAGCCAGCCCGCATGTCAGGATGCTCACAAGGTTATCCACCACCTCCAACTCGCTCGATTTGAACCACGCCAACTGACTGTAAGTTTCACCTATCCATATTATACTCATCCTCCCGTCCCGACTGACCTCCTTGACCAGCCCTATATGGTTTTTAGTGTCCTTAATCACATTTGATTCGTCAATATTTGTAAGCCGAACAAAATCCATCGGTCGTATCACTTTATCCTCGTCCATGTTAATCCTCCTATATTTTTATTCTCTCAATTTGTTTTTAACCTCCTTGACATATTTAGGGGAATGTAGTCCCCTATGCAATCTTATAGCCCGATCTATATCCTTTTTAGGATTATGATGAGATTGATATATCTCGAACATTTCCCTAGCCTTGACAGGATTTGTCCTATCATCGTATCTATACCGCTTCTGCTTCCGTTTAAGGCGCAATATCCCATTAACCTCATCTACATACACCTTTTTCATCTGCCACCTCCCTAAAGCCCCGGAGGAGGCGTTATACGCACGATCGTCATCCCTTGACTCCACGAAAGACAAGGCGTCCGCCAGCTTGTCCCATACCCGTGCCTCGACCACGGCTGGCTTCGGGGCGAGGGGCATGCCTCCGCTTCCCTTTGGCATATCCTATATTATGATTACCAGTTATATGAAACGCTATTTTGTCACCTATATTAATTCCTTCCATATCCAAGATATTTATATTATTCGTTATTCTTTTTATACAAAAAGAGGATATAATGGCATAATATTATGATGTCAAGACGCAAATACGTTATCTATCATATTATCACACATACCCTCCATACAACGCTATTCACGATATTATATCGTATATGATGCCGCATACCATAAATACGTCTAATCAATCCTTTTTTAAGCCCTTATCGTTATTTAGACTATTAGCTATACTCAATAGCTTTGAAATAAGAACCTTTTTAGGCTTGTAGTCATCGTTTATACTTATAACTGAGTAATTATATACCACACCTTCTTTCGACACCTCCACGCCCACGTATTTAGGCGCAACGGAATCCCTATGTAATACGATAAACGGGCTTTTGCCGTCTAGCTCATTTATCAACTGATTAAACTGTCTCCTCGTCATCTGATAGTGATATTATTTCTATGTTGTAAATACGATCTCTCTTTACCCTTATCTTCTCGCATAGCTCATCGAAGCACTTATCTTCTTCTAACTTATCAACATAATATGATACACTTGATTTAGAGCTTCCTTGAAGATATATATTCCCTCTTATATTCTTTGAGAAAAAATTAGGCAAGACCATCTTTTGTCTCTTATCTTTATTATCCATGTAAGATATAACAACAACCCACAACTCTGGCTCCCGTTCTTTTACCGATAACATAAGATCAAGACTCGATTGACTATTGATATTCCTCCTGCCAGTTTCGTTATAACGTAGAATAATATAATCATCCGTGTTATCATTCTCAACCATCACGACTATAGGGCGATCTCCCTTCCCATTATCACATAATACTCTTGCCTCTTTCCCGTTACGGAGATATACCTTATCGTAATCTCCGTTTTTGTATATCTCAAAATCAAACTCTATCACCATATTATTTCCTCCTATTGATATATTGTTGTGTACGACCTTCTTTTATTTTTTCGAAATAAAACTTATTCCCATATAACCGGGTGAAGCAGATGTTATACCCGAAATGTTCCGCGCGTCTTATCTGTGCGTAACCTCTACTGATGTCATTATTATCAATCAGCGTAACAAAACAATGTGATCCTACCTCTGTGTTTAAAACCAGATTTTCCCAATCTTTTACCTCCATATCAAATCTCCTTAAATAATTTTTTGTTATGATTATCTCTATTATACCATTTATCAATATTATCGTACTGCCTTGGATAAACCCCATAGGCCTTACACCACCTAGGTAACGGCCCGTTCAACGCATCTAACGCCGTCGCAAGGTCGAACGTAGCCTCCTCCTTGATACAACACCCCGATCCACTCCCACGGCTCGGTATATAAGCTCTACTATATTCTACGCTCATCCCATATTCCCCATGACTCAGATACCCGATGTTAGGCGAATCAGGGAAGGCGTAATACAACATTGTATAATCACCCTTACTCCAGCTTCTATTATAAGCATCATCCTGCCACGCAAAAACCCTGCAACCGGCTTCTTTCAATTTCGCTGCCGCTCTTTTTAAAGTATTGTCCATATGCTATTTAATTAAGTTGTGTCAAGGCGCCGGGAACCGACCCCGGATCATATCCGCACACGTACGATCATGATATATCCTTCCGCCCCGCCAAGGTTTTGGTTCAACATTAACAAACTTTCATATCCTCACACATCTTAAAAAAGACCTCTCTTATGATCTTCTTGTATAAGATGTATATCTCATCATCATCCTCATCAAACTCCACTCCCCATGAACGTAATAAATATCTAATATCACAATCCGCTATATGAATCCTGAATATAGACGGAACGCTCATTATGTAATCCTCAAAAGCCTTCTTAATTCCATCCCTTTTGATATGTTCTTTATACTCATTCTTGAACACACTAAGCATAAAAGACATATATTCCCTATCGTATTTAAACTGCTTACCATAATTATCTGTATCTATATGATCCAGTATATATATCTCTATAGCGTCTCTATCGTATTTTGACATACTCCTTCCTCCTCCTTTTGATATTTTATAACCTTTTTCTCCCCATACGCTTTCGCCAACTGGATAAGTTGACCGGTAAATACCTTGGTACGGTGTTTTACGATCTTATCCACCAACTCCGGGCATCTGGTTCTCCATCTATAATTAACTTCTCCCTTAGCTTTCTTCTTGTAATACCTGTAGAATGTTACGGCTACTACCACTTCCCCATTCTGCTCGAAAGCAACCAAATCGTAATTGTTGTAAACTATTTCATTCATGTTGTTGTTACCCATTTTATGTATCTAATCACTTCTTTAGGCAAAGACATTATATCCTTCACCCTTCTCCCTAAGTTGTACATACCTCCCTTATGAGGATAATAGTCCCCTACATACATCCCTATTCCTTGCGGATGCGACGGGTTTTCGTTACAAGTGAACATCGGATAAAATAAGATTCCTCTTGAATCTTTATTCCTGTCACTTACGCATACAATAGTATATCTATCAGCGACCTTCTCGCCGAAATCATATACCCTTACCTTTCTTTTTACCCCATCATTGTTCTCTATGATATTATCCATGATGTTATTTATATTAATTAATTTTCTTTCCATCAGCGGTATATGTGCCATACCATCCACGAGCCTCATTTGATACCCTAATATGATCAATGGGCTTATCCCCGACCATATTATTGGCGTACGATATTACATCCGACATACTTCTGAATCCGGAATCCTTAATGGATTTTATAAGCATCCTATCATACCCGAATACCAATATCTTCACAATATCTCTTTCCTTCACAGTCCTCCTCGCTCTCATAATATTCTAGCCATAAAATAAACAAACATAAAATCTATTTTCTCTTTGTTATCATCTATCCTATGTCCGGTGATCTCAAAAATAACCCTGCGCTTTTCGATAGTCTGTATATTATCTAACTGAATAGCTATGTAAGGATATTTCATAACTTTCTCTCTATTGATGTTATTCAAAATAGCGTTGACATCTTGCCTGCGAAAATACATATTTACCCCTATGTAGCTGGCAGCCAAAAGACATTCGTCTATTATCCCATCTGTATCGAATAACAATAACATATCATCCTTCTCGATAGTATATTCCATATCAAGAATCTTGATACGTTTGCTTCCGTCCTTCTTATCAGCTATAAGAATCTCTATCATATCCTTGTCAGTCGTAAGGACATAATACGCCTCATCCTTTGTAATATTATCACGAAGGTAAGATAGCGCTTCATCTTGTAATCTTAGTAGTTCTATTTCGTCCATATTCATTCCTATTGTTGCCAAGGGAAAAAGGACGGCGCTGGCGACAAGGCCTGTCCAGCCGCCCCGCAGCCGCCCGCATTCCCCTTGGTATCATTAACCACCTCAAATAATCTCATAATCGAATTTCACATTAACACTCTCATCAATGCTCAATTCTTTCTTCATCCCAAATACAGTCTCCCTTACCGTATCAAAACCCAATAATTGATCTTCGGGATTATTCACAAGTTCTCTCCGGTTATTCTTCCTAGGTTTTCGAGATGTAAGAATGTATTCCGAACAACAACTTCCCTCAAATGCCCTTACTCTAGAATACCTTATATCGCCAGTTCCGTACTCAACACATATATTCATGTTTATGATAGTATTATTCCACGCTTTTTCCGGGAAATACTTGAATATCCTGCCAACCCATTCAGTGTCAATACTTATATGCGGGGAATCCAGATCCGACGTACCCATACCATCCGTATATAGGATAATCTCTTTCTTGCCCTTAAATATTAAGACTTTTACATTAGTTCCCCTTTCCATTGATAGCCTCTAATTCTATATTATACATGTCAATCAGTTATTAAATGATTATATACTAACTCAGCCTCTATTCTATTGGTATATAACTTATACCCCGCTAAAGTGTTACGATCGCCTTTCAACCAGACACTAACCACATGATAATCTCCGTAGTAGTTATTCCCAGCTATATACCAGTATCTCGTATAGCCACAACACGACATATATCTATCGTATATGTCGTCAAAACGATTCGCCTCCTGTTTCAATTTGTCATAATCAGGATTCAATACATCCATCGACATAAGAGCCTGATGCAATGACATCTTTTTATTTAAAAGTTCTTTTTGCAATTTTCTCATATCTTTATTTTTTAAGATCGTCCCACGAGACAGGACGGCGCATGAACAGCGAAGGTATCGCCACGCAGATCAGCCGTTCCCGTTTCCCCATGGGCTTACCAGCATCCTACCGCATCTACTTCCATACGATCCTCCCAATTACATAAATCAGGGTTCTCTCCTTCATAAAAGTAATAGTAAGCCCATACTTCAATATCGCCCACTTTTATGCATCCATCACTGCACCATTCCACGATATCGTCATTCCTGCATACGTTTGTCGGTTCAGCACCAAGCGACAATAGTTTGTTTATTATATTGTCACCGAACCTTTCTCTCGCTTCCTCTTTCGTCATATCACCGTCAGATTTTTAATATTACACTACCGCCAAAGGGGAACAGGGACGGACGACCAGCGGGACCTACTCCACGCCATCGCCGCCTCCCGTTCTCCCTTGGCTTCCTACATTCCCACCATCACCCAAAGAAACACACACACACCCATACATAAACATACCTTCATACACATAAGATTCCCTTACCATAAAGATACCCTTGTTTCCCCGGGATTCCTTATCTCACCTTGGATTCCCCTGTTTCCCTTTATTTCCCTTGATTTACCTTGTTTTACCTTGATTTCCCTTTATTTCCCTTTATTTACCTTGTTTACCTTGATTTACCTTGTTTCCCTTGATTTGCCTTGTTTACCTTGATTTGCCTTGTTTTACCTTGTTTGCCTTGTTTGCCTTGTTTACCTTGATTTACCTTGTTTTACCTTGTTTGGAGGTGTCCCCTCCCGCAAAACAAATCAACCCCACCAACTCCCAGCACAAAAGCCGAGACCTTCCTCCCGA